TCATATGAAATGTGTATAAGCATTCATGACGGGGATGATTCAGTATATCTTTCTAAATATGTTGATATCTTTGATTGGGATAAGGAAAAAGAAGTTTCCAGTATTCCAAATACATCCGGAGTAACTGAATTCAGAACTCCACAAGATGTTAAAAAGTTTACACAGTGGTTCAAAAGACTTGGTACTTCATTCTCAACAAAAGAATCTGTAAAAGTTAGAAAGAGAAAACAAACAATAGATGAAGGGGTAGCTGCATCACTTCTAACCATTAAGAATCAACTAATGAATAAGCTCGGAAGTGCTTTCAAATCAATTGGTGGTTCTATGAATCCAAAGGTAACTGTTTATCGTGAAGATGATCCAGATACTTCCTTCGATATCACAACAGACGGAAAGAACGTAGACATCGTTCCTAAATATGACGGAATTCCGGATACCGTACATAAAAAGCGTGGAATTGCTTTTATGAGAGCCGTAAATGTTCTTTATGACTTTATTATGGATACTCTTAGAGGAAATGGAAAACTTGCTACAGAGAATGTTCGTGTTCACAAACGTAAAAAGAGAAGAAAGTAAACTATATACTTTTATAAATGGAGTAGGTTTTACCGAACCTACTCCATTTTTTGAATGTGAAAGTTTATTTGTTAAAAATAAAAAATTTTTGAAAAACGCTTGACAAATTCTCTATAATGTGTTATACTATATTTACAGGATAGATAATGTATGTATGGAGGTAGTATATGAATAAATTACAGTTCAAAACAGAAATCACATACTTACAGATCGAAAGTGGAAAAGTTGAAAAAGGGTCAAGACACTTTGCTACTGTTAAGACAGCACAAAAGAGTATTGATAGAGCTATTGAAATTGAGAATAAGGGTATCAATAAGCAATACGGCAGAAAGATACTTGGATGGAAGATTATTGATACTTCCACCAATGTTGTTATCAAGGAAGGAGAATAAAAATGGATATTCAGAAAATTCAGGATCAACTTGATAAAATTAACGCTGATATTGAAAAGCGTGAAGAAAGAATTAAGACACTGGAAGCAAGAGAACAGAAGAAAAAAGAAGCACTTGAAAAAGTTACTGGAATGGAAGTATCTGACTACGATAAATATTCCAATTATAGTAGATATAACAAAAAGCCGAATTCTATGGGTCATAGGTTCTATGATGAACTTGGTGACATTGATTTTGGTATTTCTAGTGAAGTAGCACATGAACATTGGAAAGAATACTATGATTTGATTTGTGTTATTCGTGATCAGCTTTCCTGTTGGAACAAGATATTTGAACTTGAAGATAAGAAAACAAAGTGGGAAACACAACTTCAAATGGAAATTGCAAAACAGAAGTCTGTTGATGATCTTCCTCCTATTATGAAAGAACTTAAAGATGGTATTTATGAGATGCTTCTTAATAGGTATACAAAGTATCGTGATATTGCAAGTGAAGTTGCTAGAAGACTGTCTGGTTTATTTGGTTCTGCAAAGCAAAAGGAAATGAGGAGCCTTGCATATGAGTACGGTGCCGTTGCCGTAGATTATGAATATTGGCTTGATATTTCCGATGAGACACTTGAAAAAAGAGCCAAGAAAGATTCTGATTTCTATGTTCTTGATCTTGTTCGCAGAGTTACAAAAAAGGTCGGAGCTATTCAGGATTATAGAAATCTTACAGTGAACGGTCCGGCAATCAATGGTGTTATAATTGGAGAAAAAGGATCTACAAGACTTGAAACAATCATTGCCGGAGGATATAATATTCAAAGGGAGCATTATAGAGTAATCCTTCACTAATTCTTGAATATATGGGAGTTGGTTCTTGCGTTGAGAAGCCTATGCTCCGGCAAAAAGAACCAACCCCATTTTATTAGAGAGAGGGGTGCCGTAAACATGAAGTTAGAGTTTGAAGGAATCAGAAAAGATGGAACTGGTCGTTATGTATTCGATGATGAATTCGATTTTGATTCAGATATAATTTATCTTTGTTCAGATACAAGCGGGATGAAAACAGTCGGTGATTTAACATATTATTATGGGTTTGAATTTAATCCAAACTCAGATAATAAACAGCAAGCCGAGTTTAGAAATGCCTTGAAGCATAAAATGGATGATGACCATGTGTTCTACGGCGAAGAAGCAAGAAGATTTATTACTGATGGATTATATAGATTAGATGAAATGAAACGTCTTACTGATTTTGGTGTTGTTATTTCTACGGCATTTGAATATGGTGAAAGAACCTTACCTGGTTTGATGTGTGAAATTATATTCGATGAAGCACCAGATGATGCACAGGTATATGATATCCAACTCATTAAAAGAATGTGTTCCGATGTAACCTTTGATGAAAATAGAGCAAGGGAAGCCCTGAGTAAAACAGAAAGATATGGAAATAATCCAAATAGAATAGAATCGGCTATAAGGTCACTAAAAGCACAGTTTGAGGAAGCTAAAAAGAACAATGAGTTATTTAAGATGAAAAGATATAAACCTGTTGCCGGAAGATATGGTTTTATTGATTTTCTTAGATTTGGAAATCCTTATGATCAGGAAACATACGAAAGACTAAAAGATGGAACAGAAGTTCTTATATGTGATGATTTTATTACTTCCGGTTCAACCGTTAAAGAAGTTATTCGATTTCTAAATACAATAAATCCAAATACAAAAATATCTGTATTTGTTCTTGTAAATCAAATGCGTGATTATTAAAAATAGAAAACATAAATAAAATATCTATTTATATAAATAAAAAACAACAATTCAAAACAATAAAGGTGTGTGTTGAGAAACACACGATATATAAGAGTGGTATTTAAGGAGTTAAAGAATGAGACTTATATTTGAAAAAGAATTTGTATGTAAAGATTGTGGGTTTGAATTTGATATTCCAGAGAATGACGATCTTTGCCCTGATTGTTTTAGTTCAAATATTGGACATACAAAGAATACCAGAATAGAACCATTACAACATATTGAATTCTTTCCAAATGGTAAGAGATCAAAAACATATACGATGCGACGAACCCAAGAAGTTCCAGATGCATTATACTTTATTCTTGTATCAAGATATGGTTATGTAGATGGGAAGAATTATACACCAGAACTTCAACAAGCTACCTTATATACTACAAAAATAGTCGCAAAAAAGAAAATAGAAAATTCACCTCTTAGAGGTTTGTCCGTAAAAGAGGTTGAAGTAAGAAACAATGTAATTAAATTAAAATAAGGAGTTGTTTATTATGGCAGTTAAGAAACTTAGATTAAGAGAAGATTATGATTACGATGAGGATTTCTATTCCGACCTTAAACCTGTGACCCCACAGATTCTAGATGATCTGAAATCAGATCTGTATAAGGCAGTTGCGGATGCTATGTTCGAATATAGAGATTTTGATATTTCCCGAGAAGTGTTAGATGATATCATTCGTAAGAATATGGACAGATTTTATGATCAGAACTGGATGTAATTAAAGGGAGAGGGGGGTATTATTATGTTAAACAAAAAGAATACGAGAGTGACTATTTTTGAAACAGGAATGGATAAAGGAATTTATATTCATGATTCTGGAACATTATATGTTTATGATACTGATACTCGAACTATGGATTTTATTATTGTAGATGTAGACTTAGAACAAGCTACTGATATTATGAAATTCTGTGATACAGAGGGTGACGAGTCCCTGGAAAGAAAATATAATTTTGATGACTGGGATTATATTTTCAGTCGCGTAGGTGACAGAGAATCTTTTGCTGAATACATACTTGTAGAATTAGGTGTTATAGACAGCATGGATCAGGTACGATGCGATGTTGACGATGACAAAGCATTAGGTGACCTTATGGAAGATGGTTTTTATATCTGATAGAAAGGAAGAATGTAAATGAAACTTACATTAGAAGATCGTAGGTCTGATCTTATTGCTGCTAGGGATGCTTGGGATGCCGAGTATAATAGAGTAAAAGATCAGTTTGATTCCGAGGTAGATGCTTGGAATGATGCCAAAGACGAAATAAGTTTATTTGTGGAAGATCAAGTAAAAGCGGCATTAGGTAGGGCAGGAAAAGATTTACAAGTAAGCGCTGAGTTCGCTTATGGTGAATTAGCCCGTGTAGAAGTTGGCAACGGAACTTTTGTTAATCACGACTTCCCACTTACCTGGAATTTTAAGGTAACACTTGACAAAGACGGTGAAGTTAAAAAAGAAACAGGTTCTTGGTCCGGACTGGATGCTACATCTTTAGAAGATGTTAGAAAATTAAGAGACATTGTCGATGTACTAGAAATCTTAAATAGCATGGATTGGTATACTGTTCTCTCTAATATGAAAGCACAGTACCCTGATTGGAAAGAGTATGTAAAGACAAAAACAATTGATAGAGGTACAAGACCTAATTTCGAAGCAGATCTTCAAGCATTAGACATTGATGACGCCATTGGAAAAGAAGTTCTAATCAAAGGAAAACCTTTACGGTATGATACAAGATTCAATCGTGAAAGCTACTATATCATTCGTAAAAGAACACCAAAACAGATTTCTGTTACAGAATGTTCTGTTGCATCTGTAGATAGATATAAGAAAAATAATCCGGAAGACAGTCTGTTTGATATCGTACAGCGTTATGGTATGGATTATAATATAACAGCAGATAAGTTCTATAACATTCTGCCAAATGATATTGAGTTTATTAGATAAGGGGTGCCAAATATGAGAAAAAGATATGCAAGATTAAAAGAAGCAAAAGGTTCTGTTTATGATATGATCAATGCCCTCGAGAATAGAATTGAGGAACTTGAAAACGGTTATTATGGTGAAAGTGTAAATCTTAGGGAAGACTATTCGGATGATGATGTCAGAGAGCTAGTTCTTTATATCACAAATAAAGCAGAGCTTTATAACCAAATCAAGTCTACTATTAGAAATATGAAGAGAAAGATTGCCCGTAATCAGTATGACCCGGAGCGCGCAATTGATGCCTTTGTATATGTTGCTAAAGATGGAGCAAAGATGTATGATAAGGAATTTGGTTCCTATAATGGATCTAGTACATGGTTAAATAAAGATACTATTCGTGAAGTTGCAAAACAGCTTAGAGATTATTACGAAGAAGATATTATGGAAAATGAAGTGACATTCGAATCTTTTAGAAAAAGCAGAAGATCCCGTACACCTAGAAGAAGAATGACTGAATCTAGTAGACGCAGATATACTCAGAGAGAACTTAGAAATCTTGTTAGAACTGGTGAAGCAGAGGATATCACAAACTATTCTTTTGAAGATGCTAATGATCTCTATGAGCGTGGATATGATGTTGTAGGTGTTTCATCTGGTACATATGGTATGAATGGTGCTTTACTTAAAATGAGAGATACCGGAGATCTAATGGCTATTTGTGCTAGAAACTCTACTCTTATGCAACTTGTTTAAGGAGTGTGAATAGAAATGGTTAAGAAGTTAAAAGAATCTCCAAGAAGAACTTATGTTGCTCAGTCACTTAGAAACTCAGGACTTACAGAAGTAACAGATAAAGCCAGTATAATTTCAAAATTGAGAAGGATAGTTACAGATATTGAACGAAGAGGAGAACTAGCTTTAGATAAGTACGGTTTGATTGATATGGATAAATTTTTATCAAGATCTCAGTTTTCAAGAATGAGAATATTAAATGATACTGTAACTGATTTAAAAAATATTGAAACAGAGATTCGCAGAGATGGAAAGGCAAAAATAAGATCAAGGCTGTACGCTGATTTCTTACGTGATCTCGGATTCGATGTAACAGATGATGGTAATTATGCTTATATTGTAGAAAATATTAAAGCAAATTCATCTAAAAGAAATAAATTTAGTAGAGATAAAAAACGCAATATTAAAGAATCATCCGGAAGATTTCAATATGAAAGTGTTTCTGATGTTGCAATAGATATAAAGAATTGTATTAAAGAAGCATATGATCTTCTTGATTCCGGAACAGAAGGTCTTACAGAAGAAGATAATAAGTACATCCACAGATCAATAGACTTACTTATTTTTGCATATAATGCTTGTTTAGATTTATGTGCTGAACTTGAAAACTATTCGTAATTTGGAGTGGTGCTGTGATTATTAATTATCTCATCTACCATGTGTAGAAGGAGTTCCCGAAAACGTCAGACTGAAAAATGTCTGGCGTTTTTTGTTTTAAGTATATAAATAAAATAGTAAAGTAAAACTTTTACATCCATTTAAGTTATAAATTTTATAAGTCCTCTAACTATATCTGTATACGGAAATATGCAGATATAAGTTGGAGGGCTTTTTTGCGTATGTTTACACTTGATGATATTATACATATCAGTAATGAAGAATTTTCAGCACTGTCTAAAGAGAATAAAGAGCTTATTTTAACTATTCTACGGGAGTATCAGGAAACAGGAAATTCAAAAACTCTTTTAGATATATGGAATGAAGATTATGAAGAAATACCTGTTCCAATAGATGAGTTTATTTGTAATCCAAATTATCTAGGTAAAGCTACTGGAAATGGAGAACAGATATACCCATATTGGAGAAAAACATATAGAAAAATATTCGATCCAGCCCTTGCATATGAAGAAATAATCTTCACAGGGGCTATCGGTGTTGGAAAGACAAAAACCGCTGATGTTTGTTTAGCATATAAACTGTATGAACTAATGTGTCTTAAAAATCCTCAAAAGTATTTCAAGATGTTAGAAGGAGAAGAAATAGCAATATTCTTCTTAAACATTACATTACCTCTTGCAGAAGGTGTTGGATATAAAACTCTACACAAAATGCTTTTAGATAGCCCTTGGTTCATGGAAAGAGGATTTGAAAGTGGTAGGGTTAAGCGTTTATATAATCCTCCAAAAAAGATAACTATTAAATTTGGTTCTAAATCAGATCATGCTTTAGGTCAGCAATGCTACTGCGCACTTCTTGATGAGGTTGACTTCACAAGGGGCGGAATCAAAGGAGCTAGTGCATTAGACATAAAGAATGGAATCATGCAAACATATACCGCTATCAAAGAACGTATGAATTCACGTTTTATTAAAAACGGTAGACAGTATGCTAGATTATTCCTTGTTTCTTCAAAAAAATCAGATCAAGACTTCATCGAAGCATATATAAAGAAAATGAAATCTGAAAGCCAAGATAAACATATGCTTATTATTGATGAACCACAATGGGTTATCAAACCGGATAGCACATTCACAGGGAAGAAATTTCCGGTTGCGGTTGGAAACAAATCATTGAAATCTATGATTCTTAGTGAAGATATGACAGCAGAACAAGAAGAAGCATATAAAAAACAGGGTTATAGAATTTTAATGGTTCCGGTTGAATTAAAGCAAAGTTTTGTGCTTGATGTAAATACCGCCCTTATGAACCTAGCCGGAATATCTGTTATTGGAGCAGTTACATTCTTCAATTACGATATGTTCTCTAAATGCTATATAAAAGACTACGAGAATCCATTTGTAAATGATGTTATTACAATAGGTATGAATGATGACTTGCAAATAGAGAACTTCTTTCAAATAGATAAAATACCTATGGCAGTTAGAATGATGCCACAGTTTATCCATATAGATGCTTCCTTAACAGGAGATAAAACAGGTATTTCTGATGTAGGAGCTTCGGGAGTAAAAGAACTTCAAACATATAATGGGGCAGATGAATCTGTTGTTACAGAAATGACATATAAACATATCTTCACAGTTGCAATTCAAGCTCCGAAGGGTTCTGAGATATCCTTTGAAAAGACAAGACGATTCATATATTATCTGAAAGCAAATGGATTCAATATCGTTGGTGTTTCACTTGACGGATATCAATCTGCTGATACAAAACAGTTACTCATTCAGCAAGGGTACGATGCTAGTATACTATCTATGGATAGATCACCAGAAGGATATTTAACTTTACGTTCTGCTATGAATGACGGTAGAATAGGTCTAATTCAAATAGATTTATTGGAAAAAGAATTGATTGAATTACAAAGAGATGTTTCATCCGGAAAGTTAGACCACCCTACCGATGGATGTTTCACAGCAGATACAGAGATTCATCTTGCCGATGGAAGATCAGTTCCAATAATACAACTACTGGAAGAACAAGAAAAATATGGTATCGTAAACTATGTATATACTGTAAACGAAAAAGAAAACATAATTGAAAAAAAGCCAATCAAAAAAGTTTTCAAAACAAAATTCGTTACAGAACTAATGGAAATAACATTAAATAATGATAAGATAATACATTGCACATTAGAACATCCATTTATGTTATTAGACGGTTCTTATATTCAGGCACAGGAACTTAGAGAATGTTATCTACTAAGACCGTTATTCTTTGAACTGCTTGCAGTAAAATCAATAAAGAAAATTCAGAGATCCTGTTATGTGTACGACATGGAAATATATGATAATCATAATTTTGCATTATCTGCGGGTGTGTTTGTTCATAATTCTAAGGACTGTTCTGACTCTTTGGCAGGAGCTTTATGGAATGCTACATTACACAAACAGTCGTTGCTTGATAGTTTACAACTATTATCAACAATGGCAGATGTAAACTCCGATATAGACCCAAGAGCGGATTTCCTACAAGATTTAGAAGATTCTATATCATATAATAGGAGCGCAAAACAAAGGTCACAACAAGCATCAAATAAATTAGATGACTTGTTAAATAGTTATGGTTCAAGTGATATTTTAGTTTGGTAAAGGAGGATATTGTTTTGGGTATTAGACAATTTTTTGAGGATGCCCTCAGAATTAAAAGAAAGCCTGTTCCGGGTATAGATGCTACACTACCAATAGCTCCGGAAAAACAAGACCTGACATATAAACAGTTAATGTCAGGAGGTTCTGGATCATTATTAGATACTGAAGCGATATCAAAATTCAGAACACTATCAACAAACAGACAAGAAAAGTATCAGGAGTTTGAAAATCTACTATCAGATGCCACTATTGCGGCAGCTATTGAAATGTACGCCGATGATTCTACTCAATATAATTACAAGGATGGAAAAGTTATATGGGCGGAATCAGATGATGTAGATATTCAAAAAGCAGCGAATAGACTCATTGATATTCTAAGAATAAATGAAAAAGCGTGGACGCATATATATGCTCTATGTACCTATGGTGATGTTTATCTTAGATTATATCGTGACGGTGATATTTCTGACTATGCTGAAATGTATGATAGTACAAAAAGGGGTCAAGCTGTTGTTCGTGTAAAACCAAAAGACGGATCAAGAAAGATAGAAGAATATGTTGAGTATGTAGATGACCCCGCTACCATGTATGATTTACAGGAAAGAGATAAAACCTGTGGATTTGTAAGAGTTAGCGGAACACAAGATAGTGGTGATTCATCTGTTGCCGGAACATATTTATCCTCTTTTTCAAAAGCTGTAAATGTTAGCGACATTGATTTGTATGATGCCACTAGCTTTGTTCACATTTGCTTGTCTGGAAATATTGACCGTCATCCAGAACTAATGACCGTTACAGATTCTAAAACAGGCGTAACATCTGTATATAAAGTAAAAACAGGAAAATCTATTTTAGCAGATGCATATCCGGCATCACAAACAGTTTCATTGCTTGAAGATAGTCTAATGTTAAACAGACTTACAAAATCTGCCCTTATACGAATTCTTCAAATAGAAGTTGGTAATATGCCAAAGGCAGAAGCCGAATCTGTTTTAAGGCGTGTTAAAAACCTAATAGAACAGAAGATAGCCCTGAACAAACAAAATGGACTTGTAGCATCATATAATTCACCCGGTCCTATGGAAAATGTTATCTACGTTCCTACAAAGGGAGGTAATGGTGTAATTACACCTACAAATCTAGGTGGAGATGTAAATGTAAAAGATATAGTAGACATTGATTACTTCAATAATAAGAAACTATCAGCACTTAAAATACCAAAACAATACTTAAACTACGATGCTCCGGAAGGACTTGGTAATGGTACTTCTTTAACAAAATTAAGTTCAAGATATGCTCATACAGTAATGCGTATACAGAATGCCTATAAATCAGGAATCACTACTTTATTAAATATAATTTTTGCTGATAAAGGTTTAGATTATATTAACAAATTTACATTAAAAATGGTATCTCCATCAACATTAGAGGATACAGAACGTGATGAACAGATTAACTCACGTTTAGATCAGGCATCATCTATTTTACAGATGCTACAAGATCTTGTTGATGAAGCTGGAATTAAGGAAGTTCTTGAATGGTTATTAAGTGATTATTTAAGTCTTTCTGATATTGCAGAAATAGTTAAAAAATACTCTGTTGATAGATCACCAGAAACAGGTGGTAATGGTAGTGACATGGATTTTGATATTGACCTTCCAACAGGTTCTCCTTCTGGAGAAAGACAACCATTTGATATGGATATGTCTTCCGAAACAAGTTTTGAGTCTGAACCAATGGAAGAACCAACATCAGAACCTACTATTACACCAGAATCATAAGATAAGTTATTATGTTAAACCCATAAAATCAACAATAAGGAAATTATACTATCTCCTTATTGTTGATTATTGGGTGCCTAATATTTGGAGGATAAAATAATGCTAGCAAGCAAGCATGAGTGTTTTAACATTCTGAGAGATCTTGAACAAGAAGGATATAATATATCCGAAGATATCAAAGTAGTTATGCAGAATAAAACGCCAAAAAGTGTTGTAAATGTTCTTAAAGAACAGAAAAACCCTGTAATAGATTTCTATACAATGCTAAATAACAAAGCACATAAAATCATAAAAGAGATTTTAACTTGTGATGGAAAACCCATAAATAACTATATTAAAATAGCAACCAGTATCATAACTCAAAGTGCGATCACTCTTGAACATTGCTTTGAAGATGATGTGGATGGTCAGAATGTGTTTATAAAAAATATGGGATTGGAAAACTTATCCAAAGGATTGTATGAATATTTTTCAACAGGAGATTACACTTTATTAGTTGATTCTGTTTTAGCTAATAAAGAAGACGTTAAATCTATATTAGATTGATACGTTTTCTTTTTTACATATATTTATTATATGAAGAAAGGGGTGATACACGATGGGAAAGAAAGTCTTAATTGAGACTAGAATGAATTCATTAAAGCTGAATGAAAGTAAAGCCCCTAAAAAGGGTTGCCTTGGTAGACTTGAAGGTGTATGTGCAGATTTTAAGAATCCAACAAGAAATGGACGTTTATATCCAATAAATCTTTGGAAAAAGGTTTTTGATGATTCTTTGTTTAAGGAATCACTTCAAAACAAAACTCTTTTCGGAGAATTGGATCACCCAGAGGATAGATTTGAACCACTAATCTCCGAAGCCTGTGTTGTTATGACTGATTACACGATTGATGAAGATAAAGGTTTAATTTATGGTGGTTTTGATATTCTGGATACACCAAAAGGAAGAATCCTTAAAAGCATTGTAGACTATGGCAGTGTTGTAGGTGTATCAAGTAGAGGTCAGGGTGATATTATAGAATCTGCTGACGGCGAACGTGTAGATGAAGACTCTTATGAGTTTGCTTGTTTTGATGTTGTATCTACACCAGCAGTTGAAAAGGCACGACAAAATGTTATGGAATCCATTAAGAGGGTTAAAGATGTTAGCTTTAAGGAATCCATTAACAAACAGATTGAGGATGCAGAAACAGTTGCAGACCTTAATATTATTAGGTCGGTTGTCAGATCCTCAAACTTAAAAGAATCCGAAATGGATACTATTATAGAATCCATTGAAGATAGATGTGAAACCTTACAAAAGGTAGACAAGACTATTGTTGCCAGTGAGGAAGATTCTACAAAAACTCTTAAAGAATCTGCTAAGACTATTAGAGATAACAAAAAGCTGTATAGCTGTATTAGGAGTTTACGTTCTCAGGTAAATGCTTATAAACATAGGGAATCAAGATATGTTGACACTATTCAAGAGAATAAGCAACAGATTGATAACTTAAAGCAAAAACTTAGAGAGCAGAGAAAACGTGTTGCTGAATCTGTAAAGAAACAGGAACATCAAGATCGGGTTCTAACAGAAAGAATTAGATCAAATAATTCTAGTCTTAATGAATCCAAAAAGACAATTTCAGAACTTAGAAGAAGAAATTCTATGCTGTCAGAACAGTATAACAATCTAACAAATACATCACAAATGTATAAAGACAAGTTAGATTCAAAGTCAAAGCAGTTAGATAGTTTGAATGAGGAAGTTTCAAAACTTAATGAAAAACTTTCTAAGTCCTCACAAAGAGTGACATATCTTGAAGGTCTTTTAGATAAGTCACAGGTAGAACATTCAACAGAAATCAACTCACTTGACAAAGAAGTTTCTGATTATTCTTCTTTACTACAAGAAGCACAGCAACGCTTAGAATCTAAAACATCAACAATTAAAGAACTAAGTGAATCTGTAACAAAACTAAAAGAAGAAAATGAAAAGAATAAGTCTTTAACACAAGCACTTATGACTCAAGTTGGTAATTATCAAAAACAGCTTGTAGAGAATTTAGCAAACACACATGACGTTGATCCTTCAATAGTTATGAAAAGTGTTACACCAAAGACAACTCCACAAGGGGTTAAGAAATTGGTAGAGAGTGTAAGAGACAAGATGGATAGGTACAACCAACTTCCAATTTCTTCAAATAGCATAACAGATTCAGATAATGTTATTTTAGAGAAGTTTTCAAAATCTTCTATGTCAGATGATGAAAAGGAAGATTTAAGACTAAGCAATTTTATTGAAGCCGTTTCAAATTCTATGTAACTTGAAAATTTTATAATGAAAGGATTGTAAATTATTATGGCATCTATGATTAACGAAGCCCTGCTTGAAAATCAGGCAAAGGGTAAAAAACTAATCGAAAGATTCAGCAGAAATATTCGTATTGCTGAGTCCGTACAGAAGAAGAAGGGTAGCACCCTTACACTTGAGAAGAAGATGGCTCTTGCACAGGTTCTTTCAAACACTCAGCAGAGACTTGCTGAGGCTACTAATTCCTCTAACATTCCTAGCAAGACATTCTTTATGGATATGCTGACCGCAGTTGTTCCAAACCTTATCGCTCCTGATATCGTTTCTACTCAGGCTCTTGAGTCTAAGGCAGGTATGATTTCTTACCTCCGTTTCTCCTATGGTACTGATAAAGGAACTGTCAGTGCAGGTCAGATGTTTAACAACTCCCTTTACACCGGACAGTCCAACACCTATTATTCTTCCAGAACAATTGATGAGGAGCCTGTTGCAACTGGTGTGAACTTTGAGTTTGTTCCAATTCTCCCAAAGACTATTGTTATTTCACTTCCAGATGGTACTCGTTATGTTGATGACGGTACTGGTAATCTTGTTGATCCACTAACTGCAACTCAGGTTGGTACTATTGACTATGCAACTGGTGCTTTCACTTGTGCATCTGCTACTGATGGCACAACTGCTACATATGAGTACAACAATGAGCAGGTTCCGGATCTTAACGTTCCAGAGATCAATATGTCTCTCGCACAGATTCCAGTTTATGCAAAGAGCAGAAAACTTGCTGCTTACTGGGGCTTTGATGCAGCTTATGATCTTAAACAGCAGTATGGTACTGAGATTCTTGATGTTATGTCCACTCAGGCTGCTGGTGAGATTGCCCATAAACAACTTGTGGCTTAATCTGGTGACAGATTATGAAAAACCATGTGAATTTCTGGAAAAGCATATAAGAAGTCATATCACTTATATGCCAATCAGAAGCCAAGATAATTATAATTGAGGTAGTTTATATGTATGGTTACATTTACATGACAACAAATAATATCAATGGCAGAAAATATATCGGTCAGAAAAAATCTAATAAGTTTCTCAATGAAAAGTATTTAGGTTCTGGAAAGATACTGAAACAAGCTATTGAATTATATGGAAAAGAGAATTTTTCAGTTCAATTGTTATGTGAATGCGAATCAAAAGAAGAGCTTGACAGAATGGAAGTTTATTATATTTCAAAGTACAATGCAAAAGATAGCAGAGAATTTTATAATATATGTAAAGGTGGAGAAGCCGGACCTGGTGGAGATAAGTTCAGAGGTCATAAGCATACAAATGAAACAAGAGAGCTTATGAGTAAAAACAGATCTGGTGAAAAGAATTCAAACTATGGAAACCATTGGAAATATAATGAAGTTCAATTAGAGAATAGACGAAAACTTATGTCAGGCTCAGGTAATCCGATGTATGGTAAAAAACAATCGGATGAGACAAAGAAAAAGATAAGTGATAAACTTAAAGGAAGATTAAATGGAAAAACAAGAGTTACAAACGGAGAAATAAATAAATTCATTGATGTTTGCGATCTTGCCTATTATGAATCTTTAGGATATCACAAAGGTATTTGTCGAAAGTCAAAATAAACTACAAAATTATAATTATAAGGTTCAGAGACTATCGAAAGCTAGACAATCGCATTTGTAGAAATACATAAACACATAAGCAGATGTGGGCGATTTGAAAATAAGGCTATTATAGCACGAAGCAAGTAGAGTAGGATTTAGTAAATCCGAAGTGCATGGGTTCTCATATATTTGGTAATAGAATATTTGAGAATGTGATATAGTCCGATCTATACAAAATACATAATGTATAGAGAACTATGGGAAACGCATAGTTCGTAACATAATGGAGATTGATATGGAAGTTATCAGCAAACTCTATCAGGGTGCTGCTGCTGGTCCAGAACTTACTTGGTCTAAGATTCCACCTCACGGTGTAAATGCACTTGACCACTATGATTCCTTCTTTGTAAGACTTACAGAGGGTGCAAACATTATCTTTGGTGCAACCCAGAGAGTTCAGCCGAACTTCATTGTTTGTGGTATCAATGTTGCTGCTGTTATTGAAGTTATGAGAAACTTTGATGGTACTGGTGCATCTGATGCAGTTGGTCCTCACTTCATTGGTACTCTTGGTGGTAAGTACAAAGTTTATGTTGCTCCTAACATGGGTGAGGATACCTTTGTTATGGGTTATAAGGGTACAAACTTCCTCGAAGCTGGATTAACGGATTATGCCGTTGCTGCGTAATACAAGTCCAGGGTAAACCTCGTGAACTGCTGGAAAGCTCGTAAGTGAGTCAATCAGCAGCCAAGCACTATTGAATAAATAGTGAAGGTTCAACGACTATCGAAAGCTAAACAACCACATTTACAGAAATGTATAAATAGTTGTTACTAGGTGGTTTGAAAATAAGGTTATAAATATAACACGAAGCAAGTAGAGTACAGCCTTTATTAAAAAGGTTAGCCGTAAAATGATATTAGTTTTACATAAGTCTGTTAAATGGAAGTGCGAGGGTTTCTATTAGCTTGGTAACAGAGTTGATAGATTCATGATATAGTCTGATCCCCATAGTGATATGGGAAATATACACTATATTACAAAGTGTATAAACATAAATGTTGTATACGCACCGTATATTCCTGTTTGCACAACAGACCTTCTTATGCCAGCAGATTTCCGTGGTCAGCAAGGTTATGCTACCAGTTATGGTATGAAAATGATTAACGGAAAAATGTATCTTAGAGGCAGAATAACAGGTTGATAGCAAACAATAAGGTATGTACCTTCATATAGTGATATATGATTGTAGTAACAAAGGTGAATTCAGGGAACATCCTTAGAGCTTAAACTACCAAGCATATACAGTAATGTGTATGTGGATGAAGTAATTACTCATGTACGGTAACAAGGTTTAAGATTGGATAACCACTGAGCCAAGCATCCAATTTGTTTTTGGATGAAGGTGCAACGACTATGGGGTGGTGCCCAGTAGGTTCAAATGAACCGAAGTTCCTTTGGGCTTTGTTTGTAAAGAACAAAGTTTATGATATAGTCTAGCCTTAGTTGATACGAAATTCAACAACCTATTAAATAGGTTTCCGAAAGGATGAGCATCTTAAAAATGACTGAGAGGTTTATATGATAAAATGCTGTGTATGTGGGCAAACGGTGACATCTAAACGTGGTTTAGCGTTTCATGTGAAGAAACATGATATACAGTCTGTTGATGATTATATTAAAATGTTTCCAGATGAAGAACAAACACTGAATCCAAGCATAGATGGACTACTTAGCTGCCCGATTTGCGGAAAGAAAAACTTGAAACAACTCACACAACATTTGACATGGATTCACGGATTATCACGATCTGAATTTGAAACTAATTACCCAGAGCAGATATTGTTTATTCCAGAAATAAGCGATAGATGTAAAAAAGCGACTGCAATAGGTCACGAAAAATATCTTGAAAATGTAAAAAACAATCCTGAACGATATAAGAAAACCTACCTTGAACGCGCTGCAAAGATTCGTGAACGATATCCGAACTTAGGAAATCGTATATCGAATAAACTAAGAGAGAATGGAACGTATGCCAGACTTTCCGACATAACGAGAAAAAAATGGAACGACGAATCTTATCGCAGAATGCAATCAGAAAAGTGCAAAAATCAACATAAGAACGGTTTAACTGAAATAGTTGTTAAGAAATCTTGTAATAAAAATTACGTTAAATTTGCTACATTTAATGGAAAGACATATAGATTCCGATCCTCATACGAGTTGAAGTTCGCTGAAATATTGAATAATCTTGGCATTTCATTCATGTACGAGGAGTTAAAAATAAATTATTTTTATAATGGATTGTTTCATACATACTACCCTGATTTTGCAATACCAAACACGAATATTGTGTTTGAGGTAAAGCCATATTTTAGAATTCAAACAAAAATGAATCAGGCAAAACAAAGATACTGCGTAGAAAATGGGTATAGTTTTAGATACATAACAGAGTACGAACTAAATAATCCAGAATCAATAAATCTCAAAGGATGTTTTTAAGCGTAATAAAAGCAATGCCTATACTTTCCACCGACCTCTTAATGCCTGCTGACTTCCGTGGACAGCAAGCTTATGCAACATCTTACGGTATGAAGATGATCAATGGTAAGATGTATCTCCGTGGTAGAATTACTGGTTAATTTCTATCCTATTGAATGTGGTTATGTGGCATTTCAACTATGCCACATAACTACTGTAAAATAAAAAATATTTTAATTGAAAGGACGATTCTATATGGCACTTACTACTTATACCGTTACGATTACCAATCAGAATACTGATCCAAGAGTAATCGCAGGTACTGTTGATACTACTGTTATTTCTCCAACTGGTATCACTACTCCTCAGACTCCTTTTGAAGAGTACATTTCTGATAGCCAGACAATCAATGACGGTTCTATCCTAGTTCCACTTTTCCAGAAGTTCTTTGATTTCAAGTTAAAGGCATCCTCTATTCTTACTCTTACTACTGAGGATAGTGAGGAAGCTGCTTACTACTCCAATCTTAAACTTGATGGAGCACTTGTTGCTGTTACCACTGATCCTGTTGTCACTGTTAGTGTTACACTTTCCGAGACTACTGCTGAGATCACCACTAATGGCGGTACAAAGGCACTTTCTGCTACCACAACTCCTGCTTCCGGTGTTACTGTTACATGGGCATCTTCTGATGAGACTGTTGCAACTGTATCCAGTGGAACTGTTACCGCAGTTGGTAATGGTACTGCCGTTATTACTGCAACTGGTACTATTGATGGTGTAACCGCTATTGCTACTTGCACTGTTACTGTTTCCGGTCAGTCTTAATTAAATTGGATTAGAGTAAATCACTCTTTTCTGATAGGTATAGGTGTGGGTGTTCCTCCAGCCCACACCTTAACCGTAAATTGATTGGAGGATTTCTAAAGTGGAGGAACATATGAAAATTGCTGTAAGAAATCTAAAAAATTCACATCATACAATAAGCAGAATAAATGGACAGGTTATCAATATTGAACCGAATAGCTTTATTATTTTAGATACTGATGATGAAGCAGAAGTTCAATATTGGTTAAACTGTGATAAGAAGGTTCTGAAAAGATGTGGTTTGTCTGTTGTGACAGATGACAGACAGATAAATAGTTTAGCATCAAGTGTTGGTGTTTCTATAAAGAAAGACGTATCTGTGGTCGATGGATTTGCTTCTCCGATTGTTGAAGAAGAATCTAAAACAGTTATTAAAGAGAGCACAAATGTTGAGCAGAATGATAATCCTTATTCTGAAGAATCCTTATTGAAAATGGATAAGGAAGATCTATTTAATTTGTGTGATAACTTTAATATCAAATATAAAAGAAGCAACTCTGTGAAGACTTTGGTTAATTTGATTCTGGGAAGTGGTAAAGTATGACACTTGCAGAATATACTGATGATATTATTTTTACTCTAGGTGGCACAGTTGTTGACTTAGAAATTGAAAAAGATATTCCTAGATGTGTAAACAAGGCGTTCAGAGAGATAAAGCAATATGTGACAACTCCTGCCTATATGACACTTCCTTACGGTGCTTCCGAACATGGAATTGGTACTACAATTGATCTAAAAGATAAGAATGTGTATAGTGTAATAAATGTCATGCGCCCGAACACATATAACAGTCTGTCAATGAATACATTGGATGTATTTGGATTAAACGCCACCTATAATGCTGTTACAAATGCAGAAGCATACGCAAACAGAATGCTATTGCTTCAACAACTTAATACAATATCTACTGATTTAGATTTTGTATGGGATATGCATAGAAAGCAATTGAGTGTTACTATGAATCCACCTTTTGTTAATGCAATAACAATTCAATATATTCCGGATTATAAGGATGTAGAAGAAATACAAGATCCATTTTGGGTAGATAAGATATTAAAACTAGCAACAGCATATGCTAAACAGATATTAGGTAGAATTAGAAGTAAATATACTTTGAATTCTGCTCAATATAATCTTGATGGTGAAACATTATTGAATGAAGCTAATCAAGAAATACAGGAGATACGAACATTTTTAGATACAAATGTAGATCTTCTGTTACCTATTGATTAAACATTTTATATGAAAGGATGTTATTTGATTATGGCAACTTTAAATGTTTTTGAACTTACAAATCAGGAGCTGCGTAAGGACGAGAAGCAGCAAGCTAAACAGGAAAAGAAAACTGTTAAGGAGTCCGTTTCCAAAGTTTCTAAGAAAAAAGCACCGTTTGCTATTCCTGCCAAAAAGCTAAAGTTTGAGTCCCTTTCAAAATTCCGTGAGCTTTTAGAGGACGACAATACTGATGATAGTGACGTTGTGGCAGATTATACTCCGGATGATGAAGTGGTTCTCGTTATTGATCCAGATATGGACGAAGTTCCAGAGGATGTAGAAGAGGCTGAGGATGCTGCTGAAGAACTTATTGGTGCTCATGTTTGCAAGTGTGCTATTTGTGGTGCAAATTATGTTACTGATGAGGAACTTTCAGAGGATATGGAAGTTGTAGACGAAACTTGCCCTGTTTGTGGTGAGGAAGGAGATCAGATTGTTGTTGGTGTTATTACTGCAACTGATGAACTTTCTGACGAGGACAAAGCAGACATTGATGATGTTGATGTCGAAGATGAAGTTACTGAGACTGAGGATGACGGTGAGGTTGACTTCGAGGAAGATGAAGACGTTGACTTTGAGGAAGAGGAAGACGAGGACTTTGAGGAATCCGTTAAGCGTTCAAGAATGCGTACTATGAAACGCAAGGCTGAGTCTATCAGAAGAAAGCCTCTTGCTAGAAAGCCTGTTGTTCAGAAGAAAAAGGCATATAAGGAAAGCAACGCTTCCGATATTTCTTTTGATGAGGTTACATTCAACAGAATGCTTACTACATTTGCAAAAGAGAATTATGCAAATGTCAAGTTTGTAAAGGTTTCTAAAGGTACTGTTCGTGGTAAGAAACTCACTCTTGAAGGTGTTGTTACTACTACAAAGGGTTCTAAGCGTCCAATCAAGTTTGTCTGTGAGAACTTTAAGACTAACAGAAAGATGACACTGAACTTCAAAGAGTTTGGTCCTTTCACTGAGTCTGTAAAGAACACTGGTGCAACATTTGTTGTTGAGTGTGTTACCATGAGAGGTAAGATTACTCCTGTATCCCTCCGTTATTCTTTCAAAGCAAAGAATGCTGGTATCAAGGAGAGCAAGAATCTTTACTCCGTGACAGGTAAGGTTTTAAGTGAATCTGTTCGTAGACGCAGAAAGTAATATAAAATAATCATGAAGGGAGTTTTATAGTATGAATAATTATTATAAAACTCCCTTGAATGAGATAACACGTTGGGAAATAATAAGAAGATCACAAAGGGAATCCCCTGAAAGGTTTAATAAAAGTAAAGCTCGTATTTATAAACCAAAAGATTTTGATAATGTGGATTTTGAAAAATTATTTTCCAATGACTCATTTGTATGGCGTTCCAGAGTTGGAGGCTACATTGTTACAATCTCATTCGAGGGTGCCTTTGCAAACTTATATCAAGTTATCAGAGGTTGGTCTGGAAAGAATAGGTGGAAAAGAATAACTCTTAAAATTCTTACTGATTGTTTATCTAAAGCTCTTGACGAGGAAGATTTACAAGTTGACTGTTACGATTGCCCAGATTTCAAATACCGTTTTGCGTACTATCTATCACAACCTAAAATTGATGGAAAGTATGGAGTAAAACAAAACGTAGAACCAACGGTAAGAAATGTCAAAAATAATAAAGGTTATGTATGCAAACACATATTGGCTGTATTATATGGAAAAAGATGGGTTCCTGCTGCTGCTAAAGCATGGCTACAGTATATTCAAGCTAACCCAGAATTAGCGGAAGAACTTATCTGGGGGTGATTTTAATGGGTTTATTGACACAGAAAGATTCTACAATATTTAGACAATTCTTTAAGGAAATGGCTAAACTGCGTGGAATAACTGTAATATATCAATATCCAATAGATATGGACTTTACAATATATGCGGAAGAAAATCCAAAAGGATATTCAGAAGAAATACTAATGGATATTATATTTAATGAAAATCCAAAAATCACTACTTTAAGGAAATACGGGTGGGTTTCCGAAATACCAGATGATAAGCCATATACGGCAGAACTTCCATATGATGCTAAGAATCTATGTAAAGGTTGTAGAATTAGTATTGTTCCACCACTTCCACTAGCACCAAAAAGAACATTTGTAATAACAGATATTCAAGCAAACCTAGAATTTCCGGATAGTTGGATTTGCAAATTAGCTCCTGTTTTTGAAAAGAAAACACAAGAAAAACTGAAAGGCTATAAAGATAAGAACAATGTGTTTATGAATATAGAGGACTGAATAATGTTACAAGTCAGATATCCATTAAATATGGCTGAATCAGACAGAGACAAACAATCATATATTAGATTGTGTTTGTTAGATTTGGCAACCTTTAAGATCATACTTAGACAGTATATGAATATACCAAGACTTATAGCCTTACAAGGAACCTTTGATAAGAGTAAGGTGTTAAAAACCACCTTTTTAAGAACTAATACTAAACATACTGTTCTTATCGCAGATCAGTTTATAAATGAGTTAAGATGTAGATTTGACGAACAAAGCGGATACTGTTATTATTACATACCTAGAACAATAAGATGTATTGGAACAAATATATCTTTATTGTATATAATAAAACTTATCGAATATGGAAATGATGTCATACCTCCTTTCGGGTGGATATCACACAGCTACTTAAAGTTCAAAGATTATCTGAAAGAGAGGAGTATGACATGAGTGTAAAAAGTTATGATGATGCAATCATAGATAAATTCAGAGAAATTTTCAATGATGAAACTATATCCATACTCCCTGTTGAAAATGCTATTAGATTTTCAGCACAACTTAGAAAAGATGATGTTACATTTCCAATGATATCTACTACACGATTAGGATACTCTTTAAGAAATTCTGATGTCAATTTCAATGCCAAGATGATTGGTGGATTTGTAGGAAGAAACGGATTAAACGACAATATTTTTGAACAAGTGCTTCCAATACGAATAGAATATCAATTAGATGTTTTTACAGTTGACAGAGAATCTTGTGATGAAATAGTTAGAGAATTGGTATTTTTCTTACACCAACATCCAACATTAAAAGCACATTTTGAATACGGTCTTGATGTGGATCATAATTTCAATTTGTTCCTAAACGATGATATAGTTGATAATTCAGATACAGTTGATCATTATGATAAAGGTGTTTTATTTAGAAACACATTGACTTTTTACACTGATGATGCCGTTCTTGTTAGGAGTAAAAAACAAAAACAAGGTGAAATAAAGGCATCTGTAAAACCAATGCGAAGAAAATAATAAAAGGAGGTTTATATAGATGTTCGCTATTAAAAACCTTACGGGCAGAAATGTAATTTTTCAAGGAATGACTATTTTACCTTATGCACAGGTTATGGTTTCTTCCATTTATGATTTTACGGCTCTGTCTAAATTTACAAACGCTGGCAAACTTAGTTATACCAGAGTTGAACCCAAAAAAGAAGAAGTAAAGAAGGAACCTGTAAAAGTTGAATTTCCTGTTATTAAGGAAGATGTGAAACCTGTTGTAGAGGTTAAACAAGAACCTAAAAAATATGAGATCAAACAGGAGTCTAAAAAGGAAGTTAAAGAGGAAGTCAAACCTGTTGAGGTAGAATCTGTTGAGGTAGAACCTGTTGTCGAGGAAACTAAAACGGTTGACAAGGTAGAGGAAAAGGTAGAAGAAAAAGAGGTAAAGGATACCAAGAAGAAAAACACTTCTTCCAAAAAATATAATAAAAAGTGGGATAACTGATTCGCCAAAATAAACTTTGAAAGGGGAAAAAGATATGCCTCAGATTAAAGTCAATGAAATTGACCAAAGTGTTGTAACAAGAGTTGTTTCCGATGATAAGGTAAAAATTCTTGTACCTATTATTGCATCCTTTGGTCCAACACTCCAAGATTCTGATGACGGTGAACCGATATCTGTAAATACTTTTACAGATATTACTGATTTTAACCGTATGTATGGATATACAGAGGTTGAATTCAATCCGTTTAAGGAAGAGTATTCACGCAACTATGCCGCACAACTTATTCAAAAAGGCGGTGCTGTTTCTGTTGTTAGAGTGAATAAGGGTGATACTGCATCCTTTAAGCTTGCTCCAGATGAGGCTGATAGAACAAATCCATCAGCAAATACTGTTTGTCCTGCTACATTAGAGGAAGACTATTACGATAATGTTTCACTAAAAGACAAAACAACATTTGTTACAACATTAGATAATACTGACATTGTTCCGGGTACTGTTAATATCACATATACTGTTTCCGATGGAACTGTTTATACGGTTGTTGATGTTCCAACAGAAGCAGCAACAATTACATCTGGTACAATTACAGCCGGCGCTTATGTTGGAACTATTACTTATGCGACAGGTGCTATTTCTTGGACAGGTACACCACCAGAACTTAAATCAAATACAAAAGTTCTGTACGATTTCAAAGTAAAGAACTTTGTTAAAGGTACTTTCTGTCCTCAGATCGCAAGCATTGAAGCAAAATATGACGGTTCATTCGGTAATGATATTATGATCGGAATTACACAGCTTACAACCGCAAATGTTTCACAATCTTATCAATATGCAAATATTTCTGTATACAGAACTATTAAGAATATTGTGAAACAGTCTGATGGAACATATAATACAGTAATTTCTGGTATCTCTGTTCTTGAAACAAAGCGTGTTACGACTGATCCGGATAGTCCATATTACTTTGAAGATGTTGATTTTGATTTCATTAAGATACTTGGAACACCTACAGCAAGAGAGGAACTGAGTATTATTTGGAGTAATATTTCTACAAATCCTGAAACATCTCCAGTAAAATATTCTGGTTTTCCATCAGTCCGTGTTAGATATAACACATCTACTGGAATGGTATATAATACAAATGCATTACTTTCGGATGGTTCTGACTTTGCAGGATATAAGCCAGAATTACTTGAAAAGCTGAGAAAAGGATTTAAGGGTTATTATTCTGGCAGCACATGGACACTTTTCGATGTTTATGAATATCAGGAAGAGACATATGGAAGCAATACTGCTGTTGTTCCATATATTTACAAATCAATAGCAAACATATATAAGAACTTCACAGACCCATATGTATACGATTTTGATTTCATTACAAGTGGTGGATTTGTTTATACAAAGTATAGTGAAACCGTTGTGACAACACAAACAACTGTTGAAGATGAAAAACTCACATCTACTCTCACACTTGCTAATGGTTCAGTTAAACCTGGAACAGTTTCTTTCACAACAGGTGGTGCTGACTATTCCGATTCTCAGGATGAGAATAATCCCTATGTTGGAAAAATATACACAGGAACAAGTGATCCAATTGGGTACATTGATTATTCTACGGGTGTTCTAACTAATGTTAGTGGTAGTACAGTTATTGCTGCTAATGTTGAAGTGACATATTCATATATTACAAGTGTTACACCTCAGATTCCACAGATTCCAATTACCGGAGATGCAACAAAGAAATATTCAACATACTACGATAAGGTTAATGATATTCATGCAGAAATGAGGAATCTTGTAGAAACAAGACAGGATTGTATTGCATTATTTGATGTTCCATATGATTATGATACAAGTCTTATTGTCGATTATTCTGGAATGTTAAATACTTCTTATGGTACTATCCATCATCCGTGGTGTTGGGTACAACATCCAACAATTGCTAATAAGCAGATCAGAATGGCTCCATCCTATATCTTCCTTTACACATTCTTATCTAATCTGATTGACAATGTTGATTCTCAAAAGTGGTTCCCACCAGCTGGTGTTAAGAGAGCTACTGCAAGAGTTGTAAAGCGTCCTGATTATGAGATCGGTTCTGTTATCCTTAATATGTGGCAGAATGATAATATTTCCAGAGTCAACCCGATTATGAAGTTAAAGCAGTACGGATATGTTATCTACGGTCAGTACACTACTTTACAGGCAATTGATCTTTACACACATTCTGCATTAGAGAGCCTTAATGTAAGACTTATTTCAAATGTTGTTAAGAAGAAGATATTTGATGTTTGTCTTAACCTTGCATTTGAGCCAAACACTTCTACACTCTGGTTGAAGTTCTTTGCTCAGATGGATGAGTTCTTACGTTATATGAAGTATAATGACGGTGTGTATGATTATAAGATCAAGATGGATGAATCTACTGTCACAACGGATGATATCAACCACCTGAGATGCCCTGGTAAGGTATGGATCGCACCTACAAGAACAGCAGAATTCTTTGATATTGATTTCATTATCACAGAAGCTGGCGCACTGTTCCCAGAAGACTAATCAGAAGGAGAGTGAAACTATATGGCAAATATTGCAAATGCACCACTTCATCTTGGTGCTTATCATATGATTGGTGATGATAATTGGGAGCCTCAAAGAACGAATAACTTTGAAATACAGTTTCCTAACCTTGGTCAGCTAACCAGTATTGATACAGGTTTGGCACTTCCGGGTAATGCGAGTGATCTATTAACACTTTCTGTAAAGAGTGTTTCATATCCGTCTACTAACATTGATAAACTAACTGTTCAATATGGAAACAACTCTGTAAACTATGCCGGAAAGCCTACATATGGTGATGTGGAGATTGTTGTTAATGACTTTATTGGTATTCAGACAGAAAGAATTATCATGGCATGGAGCAAGCTCGTTTACAATCCGAAGAATGAGACAGTTGGTTGGGCAAGTCAGTATAAGAGAGATGGATATCTTTTAGAGTATTCTCCTGACGGAACAGTTGTTAGAAGAACACAGCTTCAGGGATGTTTCCCCGGAACAGTTTCTCCCGGTAACTTCGATAACGAGAATAATTCTATTAGAGAGATCTCAGTGACATTCTATGTTGATGTGGCAATCCCACTTGACTGATAGTTTGTTAGATTTATTATGAACAATGGGTGCTAAGTAAAGATTAAACTTAGCACCCATTTATACATTTTAAGGATATTTGAACTATAAATATACAGTTTTTAGGTAACTGTAAACGGAATCTTATATGTTTATTTTGGAGGAAATAAATATGAGTAATCTTATCACAGAAAATCTAGTATTACCTAGTGCTTCCACTCATCTTTATGGAAGTAATTTTGACGGTCACATAACGCTTAGAGCTATGACAACAGATGAAGAAAGAGTAAGACTTAGCGGACAATCTTTCTTTGCTACCATGTCAAGAATTGTAAATGATTGTATTGTAGATAATAAGAATCCGGACGGAACTTATAAATTAGACAGTACATCCCTTACAGATTTTGATTTCTTTGCTGTATGTGTCAAACTTAGGATTATGTCTTATGGTAAGATGTATAAGACAGTATGTACTTGTTCTAAGTGTGGTCATCAATTTATTAAGAAGGTTGATTTATCTGATCTTACCTATAACCTTGTTCCGGAAGATTTCTCAGAGCCTTATGAAATCGGACCTCTGCCGTCAAGTGGAGATACATTAGGTTGTAGATTTCTTAGAGTGAAAGATATAATCGACATTGAAAAGAAAAAAGAAATTCTTCTAGCAAAGAATCCAGACTATGTAGGTGATCCCACATATAACATGGAGATGGAAAGAAGAATTATGACTGTAAACGGTCAGGATATGGACTATATCAAAGCAGAAGATTATGTTCATAAAATGATTGCTATGGATAGCTATGTATATCATGATAAGATTGATAAACATGGATTTGGTGTTATTAGAGTGAACTTTACAAATTGTGAAAGTGCTCTTGGTTGTGATGGAAGTGCTTATTGGGTGTTGAAGCCCGACAGGGAGTTTTTTCGACCCTGTTTTGATGATTAAAGGCAGACCGTACAGTTCTTTACAATATGAAGATATATTGAAAGAACAACTTTTAATCGCTTATTTATCTAAAGGTGCTATAACAATCACAGAGACAAATAATATGCCAATAAATGATAGAAAAATTCTTCTACATACACTTCAACAAGCAGAAGAAGCTAAAAGAAAACATATGGAAGAATTGAAAGAAAAACAAAAATATAATAAGTTACGAAATAAAAAATAATGGTGGTGAGGTTTAATGCCTGATATCAATAATAATGGACAAGGAAATCCGATGAATGGTGGGTACAATGGCGGAAATAACCCTACCGATATACTTTCTACAATCACACAAACCTTGACTCAATCATTAGGATCAGTAGAAAGACAACTGCAAAATATATCTACGCAGCTCATAAATTTGAATGGGCAAACAACACAGGCAAATAGGAATAGCCAGAATTTTATTCGTAACTTCACGGGAAATAGACGTTCTCGTGGTATGGCATATCAAGAAAAAACATTAAATAATTTATATAGTGAATTAAAAAAATTAAGAAATGACACAAAGGTATCTACAATTGGTAATGGTTACGGTAAGGGTATTGATGGAGCTATTGCATCTGGGTTCAATAAGATACAGAAGAAGTATCAGGAATCATTAAATAAGATACAACAAAAACTTCAAACAGATTCAAACATACAACAATTGCAACAACTTGTAACCAGAACAGCACAAGGCTTGGAACGTGTACGACAACAAAAAACACAGGCAGAACAATCTGGAAATACCACAGAAGTACATAGGTTAGAACAAATAATACAAAGTAGAGAAAATGCACTAACACAACAACAGCAAAACCTTGATTCGCAAATGGCTAGATATACACAACAAATGGAAGATGCCTACGAAGAAAATTCAAGAGCCGTACAAGCTCTACAACAAAGCTACGAAGCATTAAATGAAGTTAATTCAAAATTATCAGGTGCTTACTCAGACTTATCTTCTATATCTCCGGCTTTTGCAAACTTTATTGAAAATCAGGATAAACTTTCAAAGAAAGATCAGTATAAAGAAGCTGTTAATAAGGCTATCGAGGTTGTCACAGAATCAATAACACAACTAGAAGAAAAAATAGCTTCTCTAAGTGATGAAGATTCAGAACAAAAAGAGATACTTGAAAAACAGCTTAAAAATGCAAATGAGCAAAAAGATTATCTTAAAAATCTAAAACCGATAAAAGATAATACAAGACAAATGTGGACATCACTAAAAGATGTTGGTGGAGCAGTTATAAAAGGTGCTTTAACTGGATTAAAGAACAGTCTTGAAAATAGATATCTTGATACATATGCCGAAGGATTCCAAAGAGTATATGATTCTGTAGAATCTACAAGAAATGAAATTTCCGCAAGACTGAGATTTAATCAAGGTCAGTTTGATGATATGCAAAATAACATTCAAGCTGAGATAAAAGCACAAGGTCTTGAAGGAGCTATTTCATTAGTAGATGTTAATGAAGCCGTGCAAGGTCTTGTAGCTGCTGGTATTACAGATCAAGAGACTATTGAAAAACTTGCTTTTGAACAAGCTAAGTTAAAATATATGGGAAGTCCTTTTGATCTTCAAAATGAAGGAAACCTTTCCTACATCATGAGTGAAATAAACAAAGGAACTGATATAGACACTATTGTTCAAGGTTTTGAAACATTATCTGCTACTGCAAGAACATTAGGAGAAGAGTATGGAAACACAATGGCTCTTGCTAATGGTGGCGCACAAACAACACTAAGTCAGATATTTTCAATGGGAGAAGCTGCCGGAAAAAGTTACGAGCAGATAATATCAGATGCACAAGATGCAATGATATCCCAAATGAGTTTGGCATCATATAATGTTTCTTCTGATTTATTAACATCAATGCTAAAAGAAATACAGGAGCAAAATATTAGCAGTACATCTCCATTTAATCAATACTTATTGCAACAAGGTTTAAGTGCTGATACAATGAGATATCTTTCTGTTGGTGAACAACAAGATAAACTTGTAAGAGCTTTACAAGAAGCTACTGATCAAGGAGGGGAAGTTCCAAACTGGCTAAAGCCTTTAATGGAAACATGGGGTATTGGAGCACAATATACCGATATTGCAAATTTTCTACAAGGTGCAAAATCTCAAAAAGGAATACAAACATCTAATACACCACAACAGCAAAAAGAAATAGAAAAACTACAAAAAGAAGATCAAGAAGCAATGCAAAAAGCATTGTATAAATCTCAAACAGAAAAAGTAAACACAGAATATGAAAATAAAATGACAGATTTAGCACAAAATGCAGAACATTTCTTTGAGGGCGATACTATTTTTATGTCACAAATAAATAACATAAAAAATGGTATTGATTCTATTATTGATATTCTTGCTACTTTTGCATGGTCTTCTATAACTGGTGGAGCTAGAGGATTATTTGGTGGTGGAGGTGCTGGTGGAGCCGGAGGTACTGGCGGTGCCGGTGGAAGTTTATTATCTGCGACCAATGTTAAAGACTTTATGACTGGTTCAGGTGGAACAACAGCGGGAGCACTCGGAAAAGCCGCAGGAATTGCCTATGGAGCATATAATTTCGGTTCTGCATTAGCATCAAATGTGCAAAGAAACGATGATGGTTCTATAAACTATTTGCAAACAACTGTTGAAACTCTCTCAGATAAACAAGCGTTAGAAGGAATTATGGAGGGTGTTGGTGGTGCCGTTGCAGGTCCTATTGGTTCAGCCGTTGGAAAGTTGTCTGTTGATTTAGGAACAGCAGTAGATCAATTTTTTGGAATCAGTAAAGGATTGGTTGAATGGGATCCTCTTGGATTAGCAGGTGAAGATGACGGATTTAATAGTTTATTAAATAGTTTTCAAGAAGCTGCTGATAAATTAGGTGAAGCCGCAAATGCCCAATTAGATAGTGCTCAAACAAGTCTTAACGATTTTAAGACAATGAATGCCGATCAAAAGAAAAATATATTGTTACAACAAGCTCGTCAAGGTGAATTATTGGACGAGCAAAGTAATAAAATAGAACTTGAAACAATAAACGCTATGAACGAAGAAGATATAAATAAACTATTTGCGAATACAGTTGAAAAACAATATAAATTACAGGAAGAGCAAGCAAAAGCAGATATTGAAAAAGCAAATATGCAAGCCGCTATTGCTACACAACGAGCAACAGTTGCATCCGATATTAAAAAATATGCAGATAAAGGGTGGGCATTTGATACTGAATATGGTGGAGATACTTCAGAAGCTACACAAAAGATGCTTGGAAGAAATATAAAGAACTACGAACATCTAGCATCTGAAATGTCCTCCGATACAAGAGCACAAATATTCTCATCATACAAAACAGCAAAAGGAATGGGTAAAAATATAGATGCTTACTTAGCGGAATATTTTCCAGATGCTAGTGAATCCGAAAAGAATTATTATAGAAACTTATTAATGGTCTATGATACAAACAAAGAAAAATATGATAAATCTATGGAGGAGTTTCACGGTTATTGGAAAGATGCAGAAGAGGCATCCGAAAATAAAGATACCGTAGCTGTGTGGTTGAAGTATCAAGAAATGCGTGGTTTAGATAAAGATTATAGTGGTATTGAAATGGGAGCTTATGGTGTTCCTGAAATAGATCCAGAAACAAATATGCCGTTTCTTAGAAAAGGTTATGCTGATCTACTTCAACCGGAAGCATACGAAGGAAAGTTTAAGTCTGGTTTAACAAGAGTTCCTAGTAATAATTATACAGCAGTTCTTCATGAAGGAGAAAGAATACTAACAAAGAGAGAAGCAGAAGTATATAATAATATAATTCCAGATATAGTAGAAGCTGCTACAACAGAACAATATTTCAGAACAGATAGAAGTTCATCTAATGTTATGAATACAAATGTTTATGGTTCTTCTGATAGTGAATTACATAAAGATATTACAGATCAAACATCTTCACTGACAGATGTTCTTAATAAGATATTAGAAGCACTTAGATCTATAATGGTAACTTCTTCTGTAAAATCCGGAATAAATAGAAATATACTTGCTATGAATTCTGATGTGGTTCAGGTGAACACATCAAGATAACGAGGTGATAATACATGGGATTAAATTTTGGTGACAAGAGTTTATTGATAAGATATATACAGCAATATATAAAAGAACTGTATAACAGCAATATCTATATTACAAGTGAATACTATACTCATTTTGAGATGAACTATGGTATGGCACATTTTATTGCGAAATATCTTGATTATAAATATCCCGTGTTAGATAAGGCTACGAAAGATGCTTATTCTAATATCAAGGACGGGCAAACTAAAAATATAGATACTTGTATATCTGTGATGAATTACTTTTTAAGTGATAATAAAGGAAACAGACTGAAATTTAATTCCGTGTATACCTTTGATGATGATACAAGAAGATATGTTCCACAGGCTAATCCACAAGGTATGGATTATATACAATATCATCCATATAATGAGATATATAATGATTATATGATTGTTGCGAATGTTATCAACGAAAACGGAACATCAACTTGCAGACCTATTTATCAAAAATTTGTTGTAGATAATGATCTTCCATTATTTGTAACAAAAAATGATGATGAGACATATAACATAGATCAAAACATAATATTCAAACTTCAATCATGGTCAATTCCAAAAAAGATATGTGAACTGGATGAATTTGTTATGTCATATCTTTTAGGACAAACAATAACACCAGATTCTTCAATGGAAGATATATACTATGCCCAACAGCTTGTATATCAACAAGAGATTGATAATGTTCATAAAGGTATTTGGTGTTTACCCGGTGAAGAAGGTTCTTATTATGACTTGACTTCTGCAATTATACAATACCAGCAACAAAAGGTAAATAAATTAAGTAAAATACCATTATTTGTTACAGGGTATTTTGATATATTTACAGAAGCATCACTTTTAAGGGATTTGGGTGAGAGTGAAAATGGCATCACTGGATTATAATTATACCGAAATAGAAACATTCAAACAAATAGCCGATAGGTGTCAGACAACAGTAGATCAGATAATGTTATTGAATAATATTCAACCCCCTTATTCTGCAAGACCTTATGATATGTTCGGAGCTGGTGGAGTTATAAAGGTTCCGCAGGTATATTCCGGTGGAGAGACATTTGAAAACACAGGAAAACAAAACAATAAACAAAAGTATCTTCAAAAACCTAGTAGTAAAAAATCAAGTTCCGATACTATAAGACCAATAGTACAATTAGGAAACGCTGTTCAACGGAAATGTTGGATAAAGGTCAACGAAACGACTTTATGTTTTCCATGTTTTCCTGAAAGTTATACAGATTCACATACGGCATCTGTAACACCTATGAATATATTAGGACGATCCGAACCGTTTCAAATCTATCAAAATTCAGGTCCTAGAACTGTGAGTGTTTCATTTAGAATGGACAGAGAAATGAACAGAACGTGTAATATTCAGAATATCATTGCACTTGTTCAAAGTGCTTGCTACCCAATACATACATATCCAATTATTCCAAGATGCACTCTTGTTATTGGAGCTAATTGTTCTATCACGGGAATTATAACTGATGTTTCTACTGATTGGGGAGAAACCTTATTATCTGTTACAGATAGCTCTGGAAATCAAAATTTTGTATATTCGGTTGCAACACTTCAATTTTCTGTAACAGAATGTACTGGAAGTCCTAAATGGCAACCTCAAGTAGCATCGAGTGGAGGTGTTTGATTAAAATGAGATATGCAATGCCAAGAAAATATAAAAATATTTCAAGATACAGTATTTACAGACAAATACTTGATGATGATAAAGAACTATATCTTGAAACAGTAAATCAAACTCCTGTTGATGATTCTGAGCTTGATAGATATCATAAAGTATTGAAAGAGGAAGAAAACAGATTAGATATTATCTCAAATAAGTATTATGGAACACCTGAGTATTATTGGGTTATCGCACTAGGTAACAATTTGATTGATCCTATGGTTGTAAGACCGGGTGAAATTTTAAGAATTCCAAACTTTACTTCTTTGAAGAATTGGAAAGGTGCTTTGTGTAATAGACTATAAAGATAGGGGGATACATTAAAGGTGAATTCAATATTGAAAGAAGGTTTTGTATCCCCGTGGATACGTTTTGAATTTGAAAGTGGGGATGCATTAGATAATTATATTGATACAATTCCTCCAAGATACTTTGTAAGTTTCAATCAAGTTAGAACTGTAAAAGAAGCGTGTTCATTTACATTGACAATTATGTATGCACCAGGTAATTTCGGGGAATCTACTGCTTCTTTAATGCATCAATTATTATTATCTAATGCGAATACAAGAGTTAAATATGAATATGGATATAAGATACCGGGTGGAGAACATATACCTCAAGGACAAACATATGTTGGTATCTTTACAAAATATACAGAAACAATAAATGAAGGTTATCTTACTTATACAATAACAGGTATTTCAAGAGCCGTTGATATCTCAACACCGGAAGTATCTGTTTCTGAATATTTTGCAGATTTAATAAGAACAAGAGGTGCAGATGGAACAAGAAAACCAAGCACTGTTATTTGTTCATTATTAAGAGGTGGAGGAGATCCGAAAATTAAAGAATTCTTCAATGGATTTGATTGGTCTGACATAGATTGTTCCGATGAGGAAATAACAAATTCTTCTTTCCAACACTTTGTAAATCAACAGAACATTTCGATTCATGATCTTATTATGGGTCAATCTAAGGCAGACGGAACACAAATAGTAACAGGAATTGCAAATTTAGGATATAAAAACTATACTCCAAATCAAGCTATCAGTGCTGGTTTAATATCATCCTCAAATGTGAATATGAGAATGTTAAATCAGTATTTTCTAAAAACACGTTATGGTATATCAAGTCAAATAACGGCACAAGAACAATCAGCTTACAACACTTATGAAAATGTTGCTAAGATGAAATATATAGCATTTTTTGATAATCTAGCTAATATGGAAGGTAAATACGGTTCGTTTCACTATGTTCCTCAATCTGGAAGGGATACGAATAATATCTTTGTTTATAATTATGGAAACAACTTTATAGACAGTGATGTTATCAGTTTCAGTTGTGACGTAGATTGGACTGCGGCATTAGCATCATATCCGGCAGTTGCAAATACAAGAGTTTGTATTGATGCAAAAGGTAATAATGTCGGTTCAAACTATGTAACAGATGTTATACCAGGTTTTAATAAAACAGTATTTAATACTCCGTCAGGATTTGATACATCTGCTTTTATAACAGAAACGACACTTGCAAGAGCATTGAATTTTCCATTTAGTGCAACAATGACAGTTGTTGGTCAAACAGATTGTAATCAACTAATGGATAAAATAACTGTAAATGTTTTTGTAAATGGTTTAGAACACCTCGGTCTTTCCGGACAATATGTAATAATGGGAATTGAAGATGATTTATCTGATAGTGGGTTTACAACAAAATTTGATTTAACGAAACTTGTATCAAAACAAACTCCTTCACTTCCGGGTGTTTATAAAGCTGGATCTTCTGAAACAGAGATTGCAATGCAAAATGATTATGCAAGGACATAATTATAAAAGGAGGATTTAATTATGGGCTTATATAAAATGTCTGGAATATGCAAAGGAATTGTGATTGATACAAACGATCCAGCCGGATTTAATAGAATTCGTGTTCGTATTCCAGAACTGCATGGTCCTGTTGATCCTACTATATTTAATAACATGGATCAAGCAAGCATAGGTGGAACTATTTCGCAAACATACTGGATTCCTGATGAAGATATACCTTGGGCAGAAGTAAATTATCCTTTTGGTTCTACTACACTGCCAGAAGTAAATCAAGTTGTAACGGTAGGATTTTTTAGTGGTGAAACATCTCAACCAGTTGTTCTAGGTTGGTTAGGATATGATTATACAGACTCAGAACAACCTTTTTTAAGGAAGTGGGGTTGATTCATAAATGATATTTACGACTTCAATAAAATATCCAATAACATTTGATTATATATCCGGAAAGACAAATCTGGATGATTATGTAATATCTATAAATAGATGCATTGCCTTGACACTAACTTCCGCAAAGATGGAGTTATTAGGTGATCCTGATTTTGGTTCCCGATTATATGAGATGTTATTCGATCAGTATTCAGATTCATTACAATACCTGATTAAACAAGAAATCGTTGAATGTGTAACGAAATTTGAGTCCAGAATAACTATAACAGAAGAGGACATAGATATCATTAAAAAAGAAGATGGAAATAGAAATTCTTTTTTGATTCATATAAAATATACGATTTCAAGAACAGACGAATCTTATGAAACCGAAGTTTTATTAGAGGAGGATACGCCAAATGCCGAATGATATTTTACAGTACACAAGTAGAGATTATAACTCTATAAAAACAGACCTTATAAACTCAATATCCTCTTTAACAAATCTTTGGACAAGTAGAGAGGACGGAGATCCGGGTATTGTTTTAGTTAAACTCATGTCTGCATTAGGAGATATGCTTTCTTTTAATTTTGATAAACAAGCCCTTGAATATTACGGTCCTACGGTAACACAAAGAAAAAATGCATCAAGATTATTTGAACTGATTGGATATAAGATGCATTGGTATAAAGCTGCCGTGACAAATGTTTCACTGACATATAAACCAAGTGTTCCGGATTTTATTAGTTTTTATAAACGTATTGTAGACGGAGAAAATGCCGTTGATGTTTACTATGATTATAGAGACTATTATGTTTGTGATTTTGACAGTACCACAACTTCATATAAGATATCACTCCCGCCAATCACAAATGGGTCTGGACAAATACCGTTGATTGATGGAATGAATGAAAGAGATACAATCTTAAATATTCAAAATGAAATATCAGATTGGCAACAAGGTCAAGATGTTAGAGTTACACCCTCAGTTAAAGAAAATGATACATTTATAGCAAATGCAAATACATTTGCCGGATATGCAAAAGAAGTATATTCCCTTTGGCAAAAAGCAAATAGAATAGGAATTCACACATACATTGAAGATCCTCAAATATCTTTACTTTTATATTCTTCGACATATGCAGAACCCGCATATTCCCTTATTCCTGTTGAAGAAGCATCAATTGATTCTACAACCGGAACATATATGCCAACATTATACCTACTGCCTTACGAGACAACACAACAAAAAGCAATTCAAGGTTCGATGTGTTCTGTGAACTTTACATCAAGACAATTAAAGAAAAATTGCTTTTATTTACCGGATTCAAACGTAGACCAAGATTATCTGTTCTTAGGATATAAGACATCAAATTCAAATATCACAGATCAACCTACAATCTTTATAGATAAAGTAGATAATCTATTAACGGAATCTGATGGAAAACTTCATTTTCAGTTCGGTGTTGATGAATTTGATTATCCATACATAGAGCTTTCAAGTTATTGGGTTGATACATTAGGAGATCAAGCTGTTACATTTACACTATATTATTTCAGAACGCAAGGAAAGTTCGGAAACATAACAGAGAACTATCTTAAAAGATTAAATGGTACTCAATCTGGTAATATTGATGTTACAAATATGGAAAATACAGACTATCATGTAGATAACTTTGGAAATACGATTTGTGCTCCCGGTTATAATCCTGAAACAGCACCGGAAGCATACAAGAATTCGTTAAACTATGTCATGACATATGATACAATTGTAACGATATATGACTTCATGCGATTTACAAAAAGACAAGATGGTATATCAAATGCCTTTGCTTGTGACGGACAGTATGCAAAAGACCTAAATGATAAACAATTAGAACTATGTCAATCTTATACAAGAGAACAACTTATCAATATTCTAGGAACAGATGTTGGTGGAGCTACAACAGATCAATTAGCTCAATATCTATTCAATATAAGAAAGATAATGCCTAATTACAAAAATAATATAGTGACGATTAGTCAGGCACAAACTCCTCCGTCAGTTCCAGATTTTATCAATTACAGCATAAACATTTATCCAATTGTAAATGACTATGATACCTCGCAAGATAATGAACAAGGTATTTCATTTGAAATTGCTAAATTCTCAAATGATCCGGGTGTTGGCTTGGAATATCCATATAAAGTATATAGAATAATAACAAGTGAAGATGATGGAATGACACCGGATAACTATAAAATTGAAACTCAACTTGACGAAGCATTTGAGGAAGTTCATGTTGCAAATGTAAAACCTTTTTATAATGGTTGTAGAGTTTTTGATTGGCGTGTTTGTGGAACATTACATCTCAAAAAAGCAGTCACTCCGGAAGAAGCAGATGATATTATAAGAACTGTTATAAATACGATTGCATCTGTTTATAGTGTTGGAAATGTTCAGTTTGGAGAAAAAGTGAATTATATGGAACTGATTGATGTGATTGTGTCGAGCCACAACAATATTAGATACTTTGATGCTGGTATGGGAAATAAGAAACTTATTGAATTTGAAAATCCTGTTGATCCAGAACATAGGAATGAATACTTTATACCGGAAGCATATTTTAATGATGAAAGTATTATGAGATATGCACAGTCAGCAGATGAATGTTTAGGTGATCCAACAAGCAATTATTATAAATATATAACAATTGACCCAACATATATCATAAAATCAAATGATCCTAGTAATACAAATACATGATTGGTGGTGTGTTAAATGTTAATGCAGACAAATAAATACATACCACAAGTATATGCAAAAGAGAGAACGATTCAGGTTTTCACAAAGTTGTTAGATATCATACTTACTGCGTGTAAGTATGATATTGACAATATTGGTAATGTTTATGATGCTTATCAATGTCCGGAAAATCTACTTCCTTTACTTGCATATACACTAAATTATGATTATAATTTTCGTGACACTGTTTCTACCAACAGAGCCGTTATAGATAGTTTTGCTATTATGGAAAGGTGGAAAGGTAGTAAACGTGGAATGAAAATGGCTACTGCTTTAAGTCTAACTTCTTTGGATATATCACAAAACAATGCAGAACTTCTTTCTGTGTCTACTGATTACCTAACTGCTTTATCTCAAATCCATGTTGTGTACGATTATGAACACGCAAAAATAATTATTGACTATCCAAATGTATATACTCTTGTTAGTTATCTACTAGATTATGTAAGACCAGTTGGAATGTGGTTAGAGCTTAGAAGCATTGTTGGACACAATATTAATTCTGATGTTATGTTATTATTTGGAAATGCTCAAACAAATGTTCATGAGTATAATCCGGATGTTGATTCAAAAGTAAATAGATCTTTTGTAAACTTTTCCACTCCGATTGATTATGAATGGCTTGACAATATTTCCAATAATGATACATTTACAGTGATAGGAGAGTGATTATATGGCAATAGATAAATCACCATTAGCATTCTACATTACGAATAATGTCTACATAACAGTTTTAGATAAATTCGGAAACATAAAAAAGGAAATAGAAACTCATAATAAATGTAATCGAACAATGGTGACTGGAATACTTAGATTCTTGTGTGGACATTTTACAGATACAAACTGCAATGAAAATCCTCCTTATAATACGGCTAAAAATTATATTCCTTGTTATTTTGGTGTTGGTGATGGTGGTGTTGAATTAGATACAACAGACGCACAAAATCCATTTCCAAAATCAAAACCGGGACATCCAAATATTCCAAAATTAGTTAGTGAGTGGAATCAAGAAGTAAATTACTTAGACACATCACTCGAAAGAGAATTTTTTGTTTTAGCTGATGGAACAACTACAAACAGTCGAACAAAATTTCAAGATGTAACGACAACAATTCTTCAACCTTCCGTTGCATCAATGGACAGCATTTATTTTTATTGTCAAATACCTCCTGCAAAACTAAATGAATTCTACGGTAATAGGAATGTGTTTGTTACTGAACTTGGTTTATTTTCTGGAAATGTTTGTGGTACACATGATTTATTAGCAAAAGTAAAATTAGCTAACTATAAAGAAAATAAAGAAAATGAAGAAAATGAAGAGGAGCAAACAAATGCACTTTATGTAAGACCACAAGATACAGTTGTGGTTAGATGGATAGTATCAATTGCATCAATTGGTATTGATGATATGTTTGAATCTCCGGTAGAAAATGAATACGGAGACAGAATAAAAACTGATGTAACCCCTGTAACCGGAGAAATGGAATTTGAGATACTTAATTAAAGGAGGATATACATATGCCAAATACAAGTAATTTTTTTCCAGAAGTAAATGATTCAATTATGGAAAGTTTACCTGTAAGTAATGTTAAAGCAAGTCCATCAATAAATTCAGCAAATGATGGATCTTTTAACTCAGAAGAAAATTTAAAGTGGTCGAATAGAAAGTTAGCACAAAAACCATTTATTGTTGGGGAGACATCTGAAGATATTCGGAAATCTTTTGCTTTTATTCAAAATGATGGTGATAACATTAGAATTTCTCCCGGTATGTTGAGTGCAGACGGATATCTTTTTAAGATATCGGATACAGAAAATATATCTTATGATCAAGACCCGTCCGAGAATTTTAGTTTAGATGTAACAACAAAGTATATGACAAAGTTTATTCAAGGTTTAACAAAACAAACTGACGAAGAAACAAAAATATCTACCAATATAAATGATTTTGTTTTTAGCGAGTATAGAACAAATGATCCTGAAAATGCTGAGTTTCAAACTAATTGGTTTGAAGCCTCTGCAAATGAAGGAACGCTTGTGGGTTATATTGTAAACACCTATGGTGGTATAAGTCCTGACGAATATTTTAACTCACTTGAAATCGGGGATACAACAGACGAGGATGTTCCAGATTATGTAACATTTTCAACAAATTCTATTGTAATTGCAAATTCAAATAATTCTAATATTATGGGTTCTTTAACAGAGATAACTGATATAGATGATATAAAGCAATTTAATGAGAATGAGTTTTTTAAGATAGGAGATCCATTTGCATTATACACTGACGGTGAGAACAAGATCATAATATACTATCCTGTAAAGATAACATATAAGAATATTTTTAATAAAGAAACAGGGAAATATGAAAACAAATTTATGCTTGCATATACTAATATTTTTGGTTTATTTAATTACTTCGATACTCCAATTATTGAAAGTAGAACATACCCAAATACATTTTCTTCAATGTGTACTATGAAAATAAATCATCCTCTTGATGATATTGGATTTGCTGATTGTAATAAACTAACATGGGCTAAAACAATGTATGACTTAGATATGTTTTATAGTGATAGTTATCAGAGGTATAAGAAGGAAGATTTTAACTTATTACCACCCCCATCTTTTAATGTTCATGGAATTGCCGTTGACGGTCAAACATCTGGAATATCAACATATGATAAAATATTAAATGACATTTTTGAAAGAGAAACCGCATTATCAGTAGCAAATAAATACATACCGGAAAACTCTGATATACAATATCACGAAGGAATATTTGATTACCTTTGTATTAAAGACATATCTAACGAATGGAAACAACAAGTTACAGTTGGAGGTGTCACAAAATATGTTCCTGTTTGCTTTATGACAGAGGACGGAATTCTTTGTCCTTATGGATTCACATATGGAGATGATAATAGTCATGTCACGAATGATTATCCAGTTGAAGGATATTTACATTTTATAAAAAGACTATACTGCCAATACAAGTTACAAATAACTCCTACCGAACAGGATATAAAAAATGTCACTGCAAAACAACTTACTGGATGGACTTCCGGAACACCTAATTTTTACTCCTTATATAAGAAGATCATGCCATATATAGGATTTTATATGCAACTTTGTTATTCTTCAAACATTGATAATGTTTTATTTATCAACGAAAACACAGATTACAAGAATATGAATTTTAATGGTTGTGGTGTAGCTCTGGCAGAAGCAATATCAGAAGATCCAGAAAGTAATGATTTTTATACATACATGACAGTTACAACAAATAATGGAGCCATACAAAAAGGGGGAAGTCAGTTTACAGTCACAAGTGCCAATACTACTCAAAAATATCAAAAGGATATAAGTTCCGATAAATATAGAATAGTGAATAGAATTGATGCCTTAAATAACGGACAAACACTTGTTCCAGGTCAAATCACAGAAGATAATACAGAAAATATAAATTCTTCTGTTTATGATTATTACTCTTCCCCAGAAAAAACAGTTAATGGAACAAATGTTGAACTAATTGGAATTGAAGATCCAATCAGTTACATTAGAAGATGTTATTTTGTTTGGGACTACAATGTTTCCATAAAATCAAAAAGAGACACTTATGCCTATCTAAGAAAGAAGGATGACAATTTTACATTTACCTTATATCAACTATATTATGATGAAAACGAAGATAAATTTATACTAACTCCTGTTGATACAGATATAATGTGTAAAAATGTTCCACATTATTCCTCAAACAATCCTTCTGGAAATATCGTTATAGATGAATATCTAATGCCAAGAAAACTGCCGAAAGAGGATTGTCCTGAATATATATATACTCCGGATGATGCTGGTTCCATAAGTAATTCTGAACCAATTTTATTTGAAGATTCTTATGATGCGTGGTTTGAAACAAAAATGCAATATAATAACACAACCCAAGAAGAATATTCAACAATTGCTAATGGTATGAACTTGTGTTGGAGACAATATTCTTGGAAAACTGCTGTACCTTATGTGGTAGAAACTCAATATGATGCATTGGGATATCTTAGAGGAAGCGATATTGAAAGTATATCTAATTATAAAGGATTAAAGATGTATTATAAATTCCCAGAAGAAATAGAATCAGATGATCTTGTAATCTTTAATGTGTTATTTTCAAATATTGCAAGTAATGCTAATTTTGATGTTGATTCTAATAATATTGATTTGGATACAGATTGGGAAGATTCTAATTCCAAAAGAGAAACATATATTAGTGCAAACAAAATATATGGTATGTCTAATAATATTATAAACAATGTTACAAATATCACAAATGTAATAGGAGATCAATCAACTGACAATGTTATTCAAGCATTACCTTTCGCTGAAGTGGTATATCTAACAAGTTTTATTTCGGGTTTTGACGATTTAAGTGATGAATGGACACAACTAAGAGAAATACTTAATGATCCTACATTATCACCTAATAGTTCAAGGTTCCGTTACACTGACAAATCTCAACTCATTACTATTCCTTTGAGAACATATAAAAATGACTATTGTTTTGGATTAGTTACAGTAAGATCATTTGAAGACCCAATAGAACTTAAAGGAAAAGAAGACTATACACAAACAGACTTGCTTCATGTAACACTTAACAAATATCCAGTTCTTGCAAATACAGTTGATATAAATAATAATACTTACATTGATAATGATCCAAGAACTATTGGCGGGGTATACAAAGGCGATATTATTGAAAAATCAACAAATAACATAGTTGGTACTATTTACTATAATACAGGAGAGATTGAATTTGATTCTGACATAGAAGTTACCGGAGTTTCATATTCAATGAGTGTTACATTTTCCACAGACCCTATGAATATAGACATGCAACAATATGTTGATACAAACGGCATTAAGGAAATTCATTTTAATATTCACAACACACAATTTCATAAAACATTTGAACATAAAGTTCTTATACAAGATGATGGTATGGCTGAACCACAAGCTGTAAATATACAAGTACCATACACACCTCCTTTTGGTTATAAATATTTTACAGTTATGTTACTTCGTGTAAATGCAGAAAAATTAAAATCTTATGGTGTAAATATAGGTATTGACTCATCTATATCTGCTGATTATTAAAAACATAAAACACTCTCTGAGAAATCAGGGAGTGTTTTTTTTACAATTAGTAGATATCGTTAAAAAATATACAGACAAAGAGTTACAAATCTTAACCCTTGTAGAGCCGATCATAGTGTTAAGATTTGTAACATAAAATATTTATTATATACTACAAAAACAAACACAAAAATCAATAATAAAACAATTTGTAATAATCATAATACAATAAAACATATAGTAATATAAGATATACTATATATAATACTTTTAGTTGTTTGTTCTTTTGTTTTTTAATTATAAGGCACACGGTTACAGACCAATTACAGAATAGTTACAAAATAGTTACAGTTGCAAAAAACACTTGACTTTTGAAAGATAATGTGTTATACTATATTTACAAGGTTAGATAACCTAAGTCAAACAAAAAACTTTATGGAGGTAACTATTATGAGAACAGCTACATGGTCTACTATCGGAACGAAGGTTGATACTTGTGCGGATATTGCACAGGTACTTGAAAAGTCTGGACTGAACTACAAGGTTAGCAAATCCAAGATTCAGTTGCCGAACGGAATTGAGATTCCGGATCGTATGGCAACAGTAAAGGAAGACGGTTCTTATATCGGTGTTGTATCTAACGGATATGAGATTTGTCAGAACGAAGATGCCTTTGATTTTGCTAATAACATTGAGGGCATTGAATTTGAGAAAGCCGGAGAAACCGGAACTGGAATGGTCTACATTATCGGTAAACTTCCGGATGTTACAGTTCTTGGTGATACCTTTACACCGCACCTGATTCTCCAGAACAGCCACAACGGAAGATATACTCTCAAAGCTACAATTTGTCCTCTTAGATTTGTATGTCAGAACCAGTTTTCCATTAGCTTCCGTAACATGAAAAACTCTGTGACAATCAGACATAGCAGACAGCTTGCATCTAAGATTGCACAGGCAAAACAGCTTCTTAACCAGACAGCATCGTATATGTCCGAATTCAAAGGAACTGCGGAAGATCTGGCAAGAATTAAAGTTTCTGACACTAATCTGTATCACATTGTAGATAAGTTCTTTGATATGGCAAATGAGGAAATGACAGAAAGACAGCGGCGCGAAGTTGAAGAAAGAAGAAGTGCTTTCTTTAAGTGTTACAATGCCGACGATAATCAGAACTTCCTCGGAACAGGTTGGGGTATTGCAAATGCAATGTCCGATTATGTAACTCACAGAAACCGGAAACAGACAGCAGGAGTTAATGACACAAGATTTCTTGATGTTACATTCGATAATATGATTATGCCGAAACTGATTCAGGCTGTCAAGGAGGTAGCCAGATGAGTTAGTTAAAAAATAAAAATTATCAAAACCCTCTTGACAAATTATCAATTATATGTTATACTATAATCAAAATAGGAAACATATAATATTTGTCAGGAGGGTTATGGTTGGTAGATATCAGAGTTAAAGATCATACTTTATATGTTAAATCGGAGTATAATCAAAATATCGTTAAATTTATGCGATCAAGACCAGTTCGTAAATGGAACATAAATACTAGGCAATGGGAAATTCCGGAACAAGAATTAGAAAATTTAATTCCGATATTAAATGGATTGGAGTATAAGATAAAATACGAGGAAGCTCCAAATCCAATAAAGGAAATACCAGAAACATATAACTTCAAAACAAAGCCATTTGAACATCAAAAGGAAGCAATAGCTTATGGGTTAAAGCATAACAAGTTTCTTCTTGCTGATGAGCAAGGATGTGTTGACGGCGATATGGAAATATCATATAATCTGTCTGGATCATCACAAAAAGTTAAGCTGTCTGAATTTTACAAAACTTATCAGAAATCAAGAGTAAAAGATAAGTTTAAGGTCAGATGCCTGAAGAATAATATCTTTGGTCTGAATTCTGTTAAGAATGTTGTGTTTTCTGGAATCAAGGATGTTTACAGACTGTCAACTAATGATGGAAAATCCGTAAATGTAACATTCGATCATGAAATACTAACTGATAAAGGATTCAAGAGTTTATGTGATATTTCTGTTGGTGATACAATAATTACAAATGGCGAGGTCTTAACTTGTCCTATTTGCGGAACAACTGAAAACATTGTCACATACCCATATGCTAAGTTTTATGGATACTGCAAATCCTGTATGTACTCCCAAAGAGATGGAAAAAAGTATAATGGTGATGAGATTGGTCGTGTTGTTGGAAAAGACGGATATATCTTCCTATATGGTAAAAAATACAGAAAACATCCTAGATACACTCCGAATGGGATACCAGAACACGTTGTTGTGGCAGAAGAGAAGATTGGTAGAATGTTAAGAGATGATGAAGTTGTGCATCATATAAATAGATGTGTTTCTGATAAATCACCAGATAATCTAATGGTTCTAACAAAACAAGAACATTATCTAATACATGATCCAGAAACGCACTTTCATAGAGATTATGTTCATTCTTCTGGTTCAACAGTTGTTGTTATTCCAAAAAAATCTACTGTATCTTCTATTGAGTATATTGGAAAAAAGGAAACATATGATATAGTCATGGAAGATCCGTATCGTAATTTTGTTGCGAATAAGATAGTTGTTCATAATTGCGGAAAATCAAAAACAGTTCTCGATCTTGCTTGTATATTCAAACAGGAAAGAAAGTATAAGCACGTTTTAATCATCACTTGTGTAAACTCAATTAAATATAATTGGCGAAATGAAGTTCAAAAACATACAAATGAAAACGGATATATTTTAGGAACAAAGATAACTAAAAAAGGAACAGAGTATATAGGTTCTAACGAAGATAGATTGGCAGATATACAAAGGATTGAAACAAATCCAAATTATTTCATAATTACTAATATTGAAACTCTTAGATATAACAAGAAGATAGAAATACCCTGTAAAACAAAGAAAAATGGGGTTCAGAGGTATAAGAAAAAGACAATATTTCCAATTGTTGAGGAGTTGCAGAAGCAGTTAAAAAATGGAAATATCTCAATGATTATCGTTGATGAAATCCATCGGTGTTTGGCTCCGGAAACAAAAATAAAGACGGATAGTGGATATGTTGAAATCCAAGAAATTTTTAACAATAGAAATTATATGGTTGCTACACTGTGTTCTGATGGGGATATTGAATATGTAAAACCTAGTAACTATTTTGTAAATCCTGTTTTTGATAATATGATAAGATTATCATTTTTAACAGACGAAGGAGAAGAAAAAGAAATTGTATGTACCAAAGATCATAGATTTTTAACTAAAAATAGAGGTTATGTGTCTGCGGAAGATATAACAGAACAAGATGAGGTGGTTTGTCTTGATTAAGATATGTAAGCATTGTGGAAATGAATTTATGTCTGATACAGATAGGATGTATTGTAGTGCAAAATGTCAACATAAGTCTATGGAAACACATCCGGATTGTTACAATAAAAAATGCTTGTTTTGCGGAAAACCAATATCTTATAGGAGGGCATCTTGTGGTAGAATCTAAAGAACAATTCTTTGTTTGTTGGAGGAATGATAGAAATGAAATTAATAAAAAAAGAGGTAATTGAATCAACAGGAATTGCATATGATATTGAGATACCTGAAACACATAATTATATTGTTGATGGAGGAATAGTATCACATAATTGTAAAGACCCAAACAGTCTTCAAGGCAGATCATTACTAGCATTAGACTGTGATAATAAAATAGCAATGACAGGAACTCCTGTTATGAATAATCCAATAGATTTGTATGAAATTCTATATTGGCTTGGTTATGAAAATCACAGCTTGTTTGCTTTTAGAAACCATTATTGTATTATGGGAGGTTTTGGAGATCATCAAATAGTAGGATATAAAAATCTACCGGAGTTACAGTCTGTTGTAGATAAGTGTATGCTTAGACGATTAAAAGAGGATGTATTGGATCTCCCTGAAAAAATCTATATTGACGATTTTGTTGAAATGACAAAACCTCAAATAAAGATATATGAAGAAGTTCTCGATAGTATTATGTCTGAAATAGACAGAATAAAATTAAGTCCTAATCCATTAACAATGCTTATAAGACTTAGACAAGTTACAGGAAATCCTTCATTACTTAGTTCTAAAATAAAGGATAATCCAAAACTTGATAGATTATTGGAAATCGTAGAAGATGTGGTAGGGAGTGGGGAAAAATGTATAGTATTTAGCAACTGGACTAATGTTATCAATCCAGCTTATGAATTACTTAAATCAAAAGGATTTGATCCTGCATTATATACAGGTGAAAATAGTAAAGATAGAGAGGCAGAAAAACAAAGGTTTAAGACGGACACAAAATGTAAAGTTATTCTTGGAACCATAGATGCTATGGGAACAGGCTTAACTCTAACAGAAGCCACAACTTGTATATTCCTAGATGAACCTTGGAACAGGGCAAAAAAAGATCAATGTGAAGACAGAATACATAGAATCGGAACAAAGAAAAAACCAAACATAATAACGCTAATGTGCAAAGGAACCATAGATGAAAAAATACATAACATCGTATACAGAAAAGGGAAGATAGCGGATATTATAATAGATAGGGAAGAAGATATTTTTAAGAATCCTAAATTACTAAATTATCTATTATCACAAACTTAATTAAAAATGGAGGAATAAAGAATGAGTAAAAATGAGAAGAATCTAACAGCATACCAGGTATGCAATGAATTGAATGTGAGTGTCAAAACATTAACAAATTGGTATAAATGGTATAATGATCCGTCTTTTGAAAAACCAAATAATATGCCAGCTCTACCGAAGTATGAGCAATCACATGAAAAAGGACCTAGATATTGGAGTAAAGAAGATATTAAAACTCTAAAAGTATTTAAGGAATCACTTCCAAGAGGTAGAAATGGTATTATGGGAGAATTCAATAAGCGTTATTGGTCTACAAAGGAAAAGGAGAATAACAATGAAGGATGAGATTATTCTTACACAAGAAGAAAAAGAAAATCTTGAATCTCTGTGTGAGGACTATAATGTAGCGTGTGAGGAAGCATCTTCTTACGATAATAAGAAGAAAGCCCTAAACGGTTATATCAAACAAACAATGGCGGATTATGGAATTGATCAGTTTGTTTCTTCTACAGGTCTTAGTCTGAGTATTTCAACAAGACCAAATGTTAGTTGGAATGAGGATGCTCTAACCGTGTATTGTGAAACACTTAATCATCCTGATCTTGTAAAGACAAAAAAGTATGTAGACTTTGATGTATTAGAAGCACTTATATATAATGGAATTGTAAAACCGGAAGATTTAAAACCGTTCAGACAGGAAAAACCTGATATTGTTACATTAAAATGCACACAAAAGAAAATCCTAAAAGAATGATTGTTTTGTAAAAAACATAGAACCATAAAATACCTATTGACTTTTTATTAGATTTGTGCTATACTAATAACAACAAGGAAACAGTATGTCGGGCGGATATACTACTTCTTGATATAAGTTAGCATTCAGATGCTGCCATCTGTTTACTATACAATTATACATTATCACCCTGTAAGGTGCCGCCCGCCCTTATAGGGTGATTTTGTATACAATTTTGGAGGTTCAATGTATGACACCAACTGAATATGAAATTATTGAAGATAAAAATGTAAGTATTACTAAAAAGAAACAAATCATTGATAAATATAAAAGTAAAGCAGATAAGCTGGATCAGAAAATTAGTGAAGAAATTCTACAAGGTGCTACGGATGAATTTCGTAAAAACTATGTTCCATTTCCGATAAATAAAATTCCTTCACCAGTAAGAATCCCTTGTTGGATGTTCAAGGAATTCAAGTATGATCCTGATTTTCAGTTATCGGATATTGAGAAGGTAACATTGGCTCATGTTATTCATTTCACAAGACCTGATAATCCAACTGGATATATGGAATGTTCTGGGGATATTGAAAATTGGTGTAAGGTATCCCCATCTGTTGTCCATGAAACACTTATGAATCTTGTGAAGAAGAATTTGATATTTGAAAAAGAAGCACCGGAAGAGATGAGAATGGGTCATGAAAGAAAAAGTTGCTACACTGTAAACGTAGATTATATGCATACAATATTATCTACCTATAATACAGATATTTGGATTTGATGTAAATTATAAGTTTTGGAGGCGGTGTTTTGTGCAAACGAAAAGTAAAAATCCAATGCCAAACATTATTGTATGGTCTTGGATGCGTACTGTTCTAGGATTAGCAGGAACAGAGATTCTTATATTTTCATATATTTATTCACAGTCTTTTGATTCCGTTCATAAGTGTTATACTCCGTTGAATGAGATGGAGGATTGGTTTGGAATTACAAGACAAACAATATCAAGGAATATTGAAAGACTGGAATCAAAAAAATATCTGATTAAGAACACATTTCCAGATAAACATAATAAAATGATCAAACATAATTCATATGGAGTTGATATGGCTACGGTAAGTGATTTGTGTGAAAAGTCAGATTATGATAGTTATAAGAATTTCATAGAAAGCTATTCCTATGTTCTGAAAAATAAGTTTCCGGCACAAAGCATTGAAATTGACAGCTATTTAGAAAACCTTTTAAGATGGCATCAAACAAAGGATATCACTATAAAAGTGACTTTGAATGAGTTAGCAGAAGTTTTACAGAGTGATAAAAAAGACTATACGCTAACAGAACTTCTTTCAGGTTTAACATCAAAACAAATAAAGAAAACAGTAAAGGAAGTTACAAAGAAACCTGAAAAAACAGACAAGCTGTTCGGTGAAACAAAGAAAAAGTCTACACGAGCTACTAAGAATGAGTGGTTAGCTACAAAACAGGAGATTAGCAAAGAGTTTGTATTTCTCAAAGCAGGAGGAAATCTTGATCTATTAAATGCCCTTTGTGATTTTCTTGGAACTAAAAATGGTATGAGTTATACTCCTGTTCAGTGGCAGAATCAACTTGATAATCTGTATAAGTATGGAAGAACCGTAGAACGAATGATTGAAGGTGTTCGTACCTCATTTATGAATAATTATCGTTCTCTTTATATAGTAGACAAATCAGAAGTTGACATTGATAAAAAACTGTCTGAGATTGACAAGTATGTTTCAGAGCAGTGTGAAAATAACGAGGAACTTAAAAAATGGTTGTGTTTGTATGTGACAGAAGTTCCGAAAGGAAAATCTAGCACGATCACACAATTCACACTGATGCTTGAAAATCTTTCCGATATATGTAAAACTACACAATCTAAAATAGACAGTGTTAAACTTTCGTATACAAATTCTTATTCAGCACTTGCATATAAAAATACATCCTCTACTGGAACAGATACAGAGATTGAAATTGAGGAAAAGGAAGCTATTGTTCATAAGTTCGTTACAGATGGGTATTATCAACTCTGTGATAATCTTGAACAATCACTGTTAGATTATATACACACAACTTCAAATGGAAAATCAATGGACGCAAAATCATTTGATGTTATTTTATGTAATTTAAGATTGTTCTGTTTGGACGATACTGAAAAAGTATCTAAGGTTATGATGGCAACACAAGCAAATCGAACATATTTTGCAACTGAGGATTTTGCTGAAACAAAACAGTTGCATTCACGACTTGAAACAAGAGAATCTATGGCAAATAGCATGGACAGATCAAGACGATTGAGAGTAGAGCAGGAAAAAAGAAAACATCCAAATGATCCAAGATTAAAGGATATAGTCTTACCACAGGTAAAAAAGAATTTTGTTTGATCTGAGGTGATGAGATGCGAGATGAAAATTATGTGCGAAAATCTGATGTTTCAAACTGTTGGTATAAAGATATGTGTAATAACTATGATACCGATATGTGTAAAGAAACGTGTAAGAAATTCACACAAACAGATTATTTATTTCAAATGAGTAATCTACCAAAAAGCTGTTGGAAAGCACAAAGACTTGATGATTCTTGTTTAGATGATGCCGTAAAAGAAGTCTTAAATACAATCGTTGCAGACTGTGAATTCTTTGTCAAGAAAGGGTTCAATCTGTATTTATATGGAGAAACAGGTTGTGGAAAAACAAGTTGGGCAATTAAAATAATGAATAATTATTTTGCAAGTATTGCAGAATATAATGATTTCACGACAAGAGGGCTGTATATAAATGTAGCAAGTTTCTTACGAGATGCAAAACTTAATATGACATATAAATCAGAAAACTATTATCAGCTTCTTGAAACCATAAAACAATGTGATATTGTTATCTGGGATGACATCGGACAAACAGATCCGACAAATTATGAATCACAGTGGATGTATTCTTTTATAAATGAAAGATTATTAGCAAAGAAGTGTAACATATATACAAGTAATCTATCACCACAGCAACTAGAAAAAGTAGATAAGAGATTAGAATCCCGTATATGTAAAGGATCAGACTGTTTAGAAATAACAGGTTTAGACATGAGATCGAATAATACATATACAGCATTCATGAACAGTTCGGAGGTTGAGTATGGTTCAAGCACAGATTATAAGTAAGATACTGAAATCAAAATCTCTGGACATTGTTTTTGATAATGATCTAACCGAAGCACATTTTGGAGATTACTCTCCGGAATACAATTTTATATATAATCACTATAAGCAGTATGGTAATGTTCCGGACAATGAAACATTTTTAGATAATTTTGAGGACTTCAAAATCCTTGATGTAGAAGAAAGTGACAGTTATCTAATAGATAAAATAAATGAAGACTACCAATACAGAGTTCTTGTTCCGGTTATCAACAAAGCTGCGGAACTGACAAAAACAGATTCCATTGAAGCCGTGGATTATCTTAAATCAATGTTAGCTCAGATTCAAATTCTTAATGCCACAGAAGGAGTAGATATTATTTCTCAGGCAGAATTAAGACTTGAAATGTATATAAAGAAAAGAAACTCCAAAGAACCTTGGATGCGTCCAACAGGTTTCAAGGAACTTGATGAAGCTATCGGAGGATTAAGTCCGGGTGAAGAATTCCTTGTTATCGTAGCTAGAACTAATAATGGTAAATCTTGGATTCTTACAAAAATTCTGGAACATAACTGGAAGATCGGAGGTAATGTAGGATATATAAGTCCTGAAATGAGTGCCGAATCTGTTGGATACAGATTCGATTCACTGAATGAGCATTTCTCTAATTTTGCTTTGTATGCTGGTAGGGAAGTTGAAAATTATGAACAATATATTAAAGATTTAAAAGAAAAGTCAAAAAACAAATTCATAGTAGCAACACCTCTTGACTTCAATAAGAAAATAACTGTATCAAAACTAAGAAAATTCTGTTTGCGTAATAAATTGGATATTCTTGGTATTGACGGTATCACATACCTTACGGATGAAAGATATCACAAAGGGGATAATAAAACAACATCACTAACAAATATCAGTGAGGACTTAATGAGTCTTAGTTGTGAATTAAAAATACCTATTATTGCAGTTGTTCAGGCAAACAGATCTGGTGTTGAGGAAGATGGCAGTGTTCCGTCTTTGGAGAGTATTCGTGATTCAGATGGTATCTCACATAATGCATCAAAAGTTTTGTCTATAAGACAACAGAATAATAAACTTAAAATGGAAGTCACAAAAGCTAGAAACTGTAAGGTAGGAACAAAACTTTGCTATGATTGGACTATTGATACAGGTGAATTTTCATATAACGCTAGTCCGGAAGAGTATTCAGAATCATCAAAAACTGAATCTAGGTATTCAAGACATAACAATAATGAGGAAGTTGAAAATAAACAACCTATAATGCCAAGACGAGGTGGATCACAGACACCATTCTAACTATTGGAGGATTATTATGAAGGGCGTTAAAATAGTACCAAAGAAATTTTCAAAGCAGTACCTTAAAGATCACAGCAATATGATTTTCAAAAATCGTGAATTGATTGTTGAAGAAGAAAAAGGAACAGATAAAGATTCCACAGTTCTTCGGTTTAAGATCGGTGATGGTGTAACACCTTATTACTCCTTAAAGTATGCATCTTCTTTATATGCTCTGTTCCCTGAAATTGTTTTCTACGATGAAGGTTATGATAATTACATTGCAGTTGATTTTGGTGGTGAGAAGTAAGTGTTTACAGCTTTTGGTCAACCAATATTAGCGGATGAAATGGATGTCTTGATTGAACTGAGAGATCAGTTAAATCTAAATGGGATTGACAGACTTCGATATATGAGGAGACTTCCAAACAGTATTCAAGTGTCGTGCCCATTTCATAAAGGTGGTCAAGAAACAAATCCGTCATGTGGAATAACAACCACTGATATTAAAAAAGGTGATAGAATAGTCAAAGCAGGTTCCGTTCATTGCTTTACTTGTGGATATATTTCTACACTTGAAGAAATGATTAGTAGGATGTTTGGTCGGGAGGATTTTGGAGCTTTTGGAGCGCAGTGGTTAAGAAAGAATTTTTTAACTGTTGAATATGAATCAAGACCGGATATTACATTAGATATGTCAAGATCATCGAAAAGCACAAAAGAAGAAATAAAATATGTCTCAGAAGAAGAATTAGATAAATATAGATACACTCACCCTTATATGTATAAGAGAAAACTAACAGATGAAGTTATTGATATGTTTGATGTTGGATACGATTCTGACTTTGAGTTGAAAACGAAGAACGGAGTTAGGAATATCAAGTGTGTTACATTTCCGGTAAGAGATGAAACTGGTGAAACCTTGTTTGTAGCTAGAAGATCCGTTGAAGGTAAATTCTTTAATTATCCTAGTGGGGTTCTAAAACCTATTTATGGTATATACGAGCTTTCAAAATTAGATACTTTTCCGGATGAGATTATTATATGCGAATCTATATTCAATTGTCTAACGTGTTGGGTATATGGTAAATATGCAGTAGCATTAAATGGAACAGGATCTTCCACTCAATATGAACAGTTATTGAAAATGCCAAATCGAAAATTTATTCTCGGTCTTGATCCAGATAAGGCAGGAAATTCAGGAAGAAGGAAGTTACACGATCATTTAGGCAAAACAAAAGTTATCACAGATTTAATAATACCTAACGGAAAGGATATCAATGATTTAAGCAAGGAAGAATTTGAAAATTTAGAAGAAATTTTTTGAAAAATTTTCAAAAAACACTTGACAAATCAAAAAAAGTATGTTATAATATATTTACAGTAAAACACAGAAACCAAAAACCATAAAACCATAAAACAGGAGGAAAACGAAAATGACTAACACAAAGACTTCCAATCAGGTAATCACCATTACTGATACTGAACTTCTTAAAGTAGTTGAGGAGTATCAGTCCTACAAGAATCTCATTGACGAAGCTACGGCAATTGTCAAGGAACTTGGTGCTAAGATCACCGAAGCCGTAGAAAACAGTGGAACAAATACAATCAATGTCGGATGCCACAAGGTATCGCTTTCTAAGTATACCAGAGAGAGTGTTTCGGCAAAGGATGTTAAAGCACTTGTTTCCGCAGAAGTCTTTGAGAAGTTAGTTTCAAGAACTATGACCACAAGGCTTACTGTGAAATAACAGTAAGCCTTTTTTCATTGGTATATTCTGCTTAAGCAGTTTATATAAATCAAAACATTAAAAATTAGAAAGGGCGTATGAAACATGAAGTTCAATGCAAAAAACGATTTGGAGAAGTATGCACCGGATCAAACTGGTTATTTCTCCCTGAAGGATGACGGAGACTCTTGCAGAGTTCGTTTCCTTTATGAATCTCTTGATGATGTGGAAGGATATTGTGTTCACAGAGTCAAAGATAAGTATGGCAATTTCAAGTATGTGAATTGCATTAGAGATTACAGCGATCCACTTGATGTTTGTCCATGCTGTTCTTCTACAGAAGATGCTGACAGAAAGACAATTACAAAGTTCTGGATCCCTCTTTACAAAGTAGACGAACACGAAGCGGTTCTTTGGGATCGTGGTAAGGCAATGTATAAACAGCTTGCAACCCTTATGGTTGAAAAAGGTGGAGCACCGTTCTGTGGTCACATATTTACTATTGAAAGACATGGAAAAGCAGGTGATTTTGATACAACATACGAGATCATTGATGAGGGTGTAGATGAAACTGTTTTGGATGATATTCTCGAAGAAATTGAATCTATTCCAACACCGGAAGGTTCTCTTCTTATGGATATTGATTATGATGCAATGAAGAAGTTTGTGGAAACTCGTAGCTTTGCTTCAAATTCTGATTCTAGTGATGTGCCGGAAGATATTCCAATTCGGCGTAGAGAAAGATCCACAAATGACGATATTCCAAGACGGCGCGGAATTCAAAGACCTGATACCTAATGGTGAACTATTATGGCAGGGTTCTTTGGTTTAAGCTCTGCAAGGTCTACAAAGAAACGTGATCAGAAGTTAGCAAAATCAGCTTCTAAAACAGTACAGAGTTCCACTGCCGTTAAAATAAAGGGCAGTGGAACACTATTAGATAAAATACAAGCAATCAAATCACTTGTAAAGTCTAAGTTTGAGGGTAAAGAGGATGAATTAAAACTAATCGTCACGGAAGCAGATCTTAAAGAGTATATTGATAAAAGTATAGAAAATGGAGTAATAAGTATAGATACTGAAACAACAGGTCTTGATCCAATACTAGATCAACTTGTAGGTATTTGCATTTATACTCCAGGTCTTAAAGCAGCATATATCCCGGTAAACCATATAAGTTATATCACACAAATCAAGTGTGAGAATCAACTTCCAGTTGAAATACTCACAAAGTATTTTCAGATGCTTGTTGATGAAAATGTCAAAACTATATGGTTTAATGCACCCTTTGATATTCGATTTTTAGGAAATCATATCAATGTTTGGTTCACGGCATATTTCGATACTTCTATAGCATCTAAATGTTTGAACAGTGCCGAACCAGAAGGTTCTAGAACACTCAAAGCCCTACACAAGAAATATTGCTGGGGAAACAGAGGAGAAGCCTTAACATTCGGAAAACTGTTTGAGAATATTCCATTCAATCTAGTTCCAATAGATGTTGCATATTTATATGCGGCAAGTGATGCTATTTATACATATGAATTGTATGAATTTCAGGCACAGTATCTGGAACCAGATGGAATATATTATGAATCTCATAATATGCAAAGACTTTCTTCTTTGTTCTTTAATGTAGAGATGAAGTCTATGGTAACATTTATATCTATGGAGCAACAAGGTGTTTGTTTTGATTATGATCATGCAAAGAAACTTTCTGAGCAATATCATGAATTAGCCGATAAGGTAGAACAGAACCTCAATACTGTTTGTGAACCATATATGAATAAGATAAATGATTATCGTAGGACACATCCTAATTGTAAACTAACAGATCCAATCAATTTTGGTAGCCCAACACAATTAGCAATAATTCTGTATGATATCTTAGGAATGAAATCTCCGGATGTTAAAAACCCAAGAGGAACAGGTGTTGACATACTAGAACAGATGGATCATCCTTTGTGTAAGGCAGTTTTGGATAATAGAGCCTTTTCCAAAGTTCTTAGCACTTATATTGATAAACTTCCAGAGGAAGCATCAAAGTATCCGGATAAACGAATACATTGTAAGTTTAATCAGTATGGTGCAGATACTGGTCGTGTTTCTTCCAATTCACCTAATCTACAGAATATCCCTAGTAATCCTTTTGTTCTTAGTGATGGAACAAAGATTGATTCGGGTCACGATGTAAGACAGTTGTTTACCGCAACCCCTGGTTATGTTTTACTTTCTTGTGACTATTCTGGACAGGAAGTAAGAGTTACCGCACATCTAAGTAATGACCAAAAAATGATAAAGGCATACCAAGATGGTAAAGATGTTTATTCTGAAATAGCAGCGCTTGCATTTAATACCACCTACGAAGAGTGTTGTGAGTACAGACCTGATGGAACTGCTAATCCAGACGGAAAAAAACGTAGAGGAGAATCGAAGAAAATTGTTCTTGGAATTCTTTATGGACGTGGTATTCCTTCTATTGCAGAACAATTAGGAAAGTCTGTTCAGGATGCACAAAAAATCTATGATAAAGTTCTTTCAAAATTTGAAGGTCTTGCTAAGTTTATTTCTGATTCCGAAGATATGGCCAGGGAACTAGGTTATGTTGAAACCGTATGGGGTAGAAGGCGTCAACTCCCAGATATGCAATTACCTTATTATGAGTTTTCTTATAAGAGTGGGTATAATCCAGACTTTGATCCTCTTAATGACGATGTTGAAATGTCTTCGGAAGTTCCAGAAGATGTTGTAAGAACATTAACTAAAAAACTCTTGAATTGTCGGAGTTGGAAACAAAGGGAATCGTTAAAAGAGCAAATCAGAAATCAGGGTATTAACATAAAGGATAATAGCTCTTTTATAGCTCAGGCACAAAGGCAGTGTGTTAATGCAAGAGTTCAGGGGTCTAGTGCAGATTTGACAAAACTAGCACAGATAGAACTTTACAATAATCAAGAACTTAAAGATCTTGGTTTTCGAATGTTAATTCCAGTACACGATGAAATCATCGCTGAGTGTCCTGTTGAAAATGTAAAAAGATGTTCTGAGTTAATGAGTTATTGTATGGTTCACGCAGGAAAGGATCTTTGTGTTCCCCTTAAATGTGATGTGGCACTATTTAAGAGTTGGTACGGAAAAGAATTAAGTGTTGAAGAAGTTCTGGAACAGTTGGGGAGTGATTAAGTGGGATTTGACATTTATTTTGCTGGAAGTCAAAATAAACTTGCCGAAGATTATATGATGAATAATGGTTGTAATAGACTTCTTTCCTATTACAGTGATAAATCTATTATTAAATCTTGGGTGGATTTCAAAAAGTCTACCCAAGATACCACAAACAAGTTATTTATAGACTGTGGTGCCTATACGGCATTTACTCAAGGTGTTACAATAGATATAGATAATTATATTCAGTATATAAATAATATTATTGATTATATTGATATATTTGCGAGTTTGGATATTATTGGGGGTGGGGATGTTCAGGACTCGGATAAGAAAAGTTACGACAACTATTTATACATAAAAGAACATTGTAAAGGTAAGCATAAATTACTTCCCACATATCACCAGGGGGATGATATTCAATATTTGTATAAGTATTTAGAGGATGATGATATTGATTATATTGCTCTGGGAGGTTTAGTAGGAAGTACAAAAGGTGTTCTTGATAACTTTTTTCAAACTTGTTATAAAGTTATACAAAAAGTAAGACCCGGAATTAAGGTTCATGCATTTGGTATGACTTCAAAACCTCTTTTAAAATCCTACCCATTTAAAAGTGCTGATTCCACAGCGTGGATTATGACAAGTGCCAATGGAGGTATAATGTCACCTTGGGGAGTTATCAATATTAGTGAAAAACAAGATCATTTGGTAAAAAATTATGCCAATATGCGGAAAGAGGAACAAGAACAGGTTCAACAGTATTTACAGTCTCTTGGTTTTACTGTTCAACAATGTATGGAAGATTATAAAATAAGGTGTCTCGTTAATATTATGTATTTACAACAATTCGCAGATAACCATGAACGTAAATTAAAGGGTTTAAAAAAATCCTTATTTTGAAAGGAGCTTTTTATGTGTACTATTTGTGGTGGAACTGCCCTAAATGAAAACTTTCTTCCTATATTTCAAACATCCCTAGATCGCGGCCGAGATTATAGTAATGTTTTTTATAGAAAAGGAAGTTGGATTTGTAACCACCGGGCAGTTCCTACAACTGAAGTTGAGAACGCAGAATTTAACCAACCTTTCGGAACTGATTATAAAATAGTGCATAATGGAACTATTAGCAACGATAAAGAATTAGGTAACCCGGACGGTATGATTGATAGTTATATTTTTAGTAAAGTTCTTGACTTTACAAATATCCATTCACTTAGGGATAGTTTATATAAAGTGGTGGGAGCCTATGCCCTTGGAATTCTAAGACCAGATGGAAATTTTTATTTGGCCTGTAATTATAAACCCATTTTTTATACATACGATAAACAAGGAAGTTTTTATTTTAGTTCCTACGAACATCATCTAAGCTCCGTTGGGGACGTTAAGAGAGTTCCTCCCTATTCAGTAATGGATTCTAAAACAGGGGAGATCGTAAGTATTAAAAGGGATATTCAGGATAGGGCCATTGTTATCGCCTCTGCCGGTTTGGATAGTACCGCGGTAGCGGCGTATGCCTGTGCCACACATAAAGAAGTGACTTTATTGCACTATAATTATGGTTGTTTGGCGGAAACACCTGAATTGATTCGAATTAAAAAGATTCAGGAATCCCTCAACCACACATATGGAAATTGTTCTTTATATGTAATGGATTTGGACCTACATTTTATGGCTCATGCTAGTACAATTTTAGACGGTAAAGAAAACATTGCAGAAAGTGTTTCTGGAAGTGAATATGCCCATGAGTGGGTTCCTGCCCGTAACCTTATTATGATGTCAATGGCCGTGGGGTATGCGGAAGCAAATAATTTTAGTTATATTTACCTTGGTACAAACCTCGAGGAGTCCGGGGCATACCCAGACAATGAGGAACAGTTCATTAAAGACTTTAATAGATGCTTGTATGGGGCTGTTCAGAATGGTAAATATGTTGAAATTAGAACTCCTGTGGGTAATTTAATGAAACATGAAATTATTCCATTTGGTCTTAAATATAAGGCACCTTTTGAGCATACCTGGTCTTGTTATAGAAACGGGGATAAAGCCTGTGGACATTGTGGACCTTGTTTTATGAGACAGAAAGCATTCTTCCGAAACGGTTTAGTAGATCCTATTGAATATGAAGAGCGTTTAGATTTTGAGGATAAGGAAAAAGATTATGCTAAATGATAGGGATAAAAAAGATATAACTCCAGAAAAGGTATATGTAACATGGGATGATGTTGAAGAGTTCATAACTTGTGCATCTTCTTATCTAGGATTAGAAGCATTTTCTAAATCCTATACAGGTGTATATGGACCTGCCCGAGGAGGACTTATATTTGCAGTTATACTTTCTAATAGGTTTAATCTTCCTTTTCTTGGGGCACCTCAGGTGGGTTGCATTTGTGTTGATGACATCTGTGATACAGGAGATACAGCCTTAGCATGGAGAAATAAGGGATATACTATTGCCACTATGTTTTATAAGAAAGGTGCTAAGGTTACTCCTGATTATTGGGCGAAAGAAAAAGAAGATAAGTGGATTGTATTCCCTTGGGAGTGAATTATTATGTATAATGATAATATTATGAAGACTACATCTAAGCATGCTTTGCTTGGATGTAGTCACAATAAAGGTGGACCTTTTGGTGCTTGTGTGGTAAAGGACGGAAATATTGTTTCACTTGATTATAATTCTGTTTTAGTAGATAAAGATCCAACGGCTCATGCTGAGGTGAATGCAATAAGAAATGCTTCTAAAAAACTAGAAACATACGATCTTTCCGACTGTGAATTATATGCAACAGGTTATCCTTGTCCAATGTGTTTAGGAGCTATAATGTGGGCAGGTATTAAGAAAGTATATGTTAGTGGATTACTTGAAGATGCCGAAAAGATTGGGTTTAAAGATAAAATTATATACGAGACTATTGACAATCTGAAAGATTTATGTTATAATACAAATAACTTAGAGCTAGAGTTTGTTGATAGAAGCATAGCACAAACTCTATACGATAAGTACGAAAAACAAAAAGGAATTATTTATTAAGGAGGTTTACCATGAGTCGAATTAGTGTTTGTAGACACGTTGACTTCGAAGCAGCCCATATGTTAGAGGGGTATGTTGGTGGGTGCGGTTCCTGCCATGGACACTCGTATGGATTGGAAATTATTATTTCCTGTCCAGAATCTTCCAGAAAGGAAGGAAGATTTGGGTTTGTTTTAGACTTTAAGGAACTTGACAAAGTAATCAAAGAAAATGTTCCAGATCATATGTTTATGTTTAACGAAAATTGTAAAGAAGGTTCTGTCGAATATCAGATTGTTCAGATTCTTAAATCAAACAATCTCAGAACATGGGGATTTACTGATGTTCCATCTGCCGAGAATATGGTAGAGGAATTAGCATTTAACTTCCAAAGAGTGTTTGACTTATTTTATCCAGACTTACAAATCACGGTGGATGAACTTAGACTTTGGGAAACTAAGAACTCACACGCTATATGGAAGAGGGGATAACACATGAAAATAACAGAGTTATTCAAATCAATCGAAGGGGAAGGTATTAGAACTGGAAGAGTGTGTACTTTTGTCAGGAGTTTTGGATGTCCCCTCCGTTGCATCTACTGTGATTCTATGTACTCTAATGAAATAACTCCCGATCAAATCATACTGGATATGAGTGTTGAGGAGATTGTAAACGAGTGTAAAAGAATGAAAACCCCTTATGTAACACTCACCGGTGGAGAGCCCTTAATTCAACCTGAAATAAATGAACTTATAGAATCCTTATTGGAAAATGGCTTTGAAGTTAATATAGAAACAAGTGGAGCTTGCGATATATCGACAGTACACGAATATCTTGCAAAAAAGAAAAAACATCCTCTTATGGATAAACTCATATTTACAGTAGATTATAAATCTTATTCCAGCAAATGTACTGGTATGATGATCATTGATAATTTCCTGAAACATATCCGGCCAACAGATGTTGTTAAATTTGTAGTAGGTTCTAAACAGGATCTGGATCAAATGAAGCACGTCGTAGAACTTATACAGGATTCTAAAAAGGAGTTTCAACCACATTTTTATGTAAGTCCTATTTTTGGAATGATTGAGCCTAAGGAGATTGTAGAGTACCTAAAAGAAAACGATCTTTTTGATGTTCAAGCTCAATTGCAAATTCATAAATTCATTTGGGATAAAAATATGAAAGGAGTTTGATTGTTTTGGAGAAGAAAAAGAAGATCAATAAAAAACTTATTGAAAAGAGTGTAAGAAACATCCTTCTTGCACTCGGGGACGATCCGGATAGAGAAGGACTTCTGGAAACTCCAAAAAGAGTAGCAAAGATGTATGAAGAAGTATTTGAAGGAATGCTTTATACAAATGATGAGATTGCTACTATGTTTGATAAGTGTTTTGAAGACACCACTATGGGGGATTTGGTAATTGTAGACGATATTCCTATTTTTAGTTATTGTGAACATCATATTGCGTTGATGTACGATCTTTCAGTAGCAGTAGCATATATTCCAAAGGGTCGTGTTATTGGGCTTTCCAAAGTAGCCCGTATTGCTGATATGGTAGGTAAGCGTTTACAGCTTCAGGAACGTATTGGTAGTGATATAATGGAAATTATGCAAAAGATTCTTAAAACAGATGATGTTGCTGTTATTATTCAAGGTCGTCATAGTTGTATGGCGGCAAGAGGAATTAAGAAACCTAGCATTACAAGGACTTGTGCATTGGGTGGAGAGTTTAGAAACAATGCAGCTCTTCGTCAAGAACTGTATTCAAATCTTAACCATAAAAATTAAGGAGGAAAATAAACAATGGGATCTTTAACAATCAAAACTGGTGTTCTGCAAAACCTTATGTCGAAGGCAGTAAAGGGAGCATCAAACAGTAAATTCAATGTTCTTACAAGTCTGATGCACGTTAAACTGGAAAACGGGATTCTGTCTATGACAACGACTGACAGTGATAATTATCTTACACTTAAACAGAAGGACGTAACAGGTGATAACCTTTCATTTACTGTAAATGTAAATACATTCAGTAAACTTGTGTTTAAGACAAGCTCCGAAAATATCAAGATCTCTGTTACAGATGATACGATTTCTGTTTCAGGAAACGGTACTTATAAAATTCCAATTCAACTGGATGTTGACGGATCTGAGATTAAGTATCCAACTCATGAAATCAATAATCCTGAATATTCCGGAACAGTTAAGACATCTGTTCTTAAAACAATCGTTCAGTATAATAAACCGTCTCTTGCACTGACAATGGAGAAACCGTATCTCACTCGTTATATGTGTGCCGATGATTGTGTTATTTCTGGTGATGAGTATAATATTTGTAGAAATAATGTATCTACTTTTGGAACAAAAATTTTAGTATCCCCGGTTGTAATGGAACTTCTTTGTATGTGTGAGGAAGAGGATATTTCTTATAAGATTTATCAGAATAATGCATTGTTTGAAACAGAATCTATGAAGCTGTTTGCAATGCTATCTGATGGAGTTGAAGAATATCCAGTAGACCTTATTAAAGGGATCACGGAAGCGGAATACCCATCTGATTGTGTGATTCCAAAAACAACTATGATCAATGTCATTGATAGACTTTCAATCTTCATTAACGACGATGATCAGAATGGACTTTACATGACATTTACAAAGGACGGCATTAAGATGGAGTCTATGAAGAATGACGGAGTGGAGTCTGTTCCATATCAAGGAAGTAATAACTTTAAGGACTTCACTTGCTGCGTTGGTGTTGATTCATTTAGAAAGCAGCTCGCATCAAGAACAGGAGAATCTGTCCATATCTATTATGGTGACGATTCTACACTCACTCTCAAAGAAGGAAATATTATTCAGGTAATTTCTTTACAGGAAGATCCTAGAATGGAATGAGGTAAATAAATATGCCCAAGATGAAATCACTTTTTAATGTGGATCGTCTTGTAAGTGGAAAGGATACCCCGATTGAGGTATCCTTTCTACAAGATTTCGATTTCACACAAAGAAAGATGAATGAGTATGTTCCTCACTATTACTTTAAGAAAATAACACTCTCTGACTATCATTCGGAAGACAAGATGACAAACATTGTTTGTTTAGATGTACTTCCAGAAGAATGTAAACCAGAAATGGTATATGAAACAAGTGATATTATATATCATACAAATGATAATAATTATTATATTGGATGTTATTCTGATGGTAAACCTTCAAGAAGATATAAACCATCATTACTTCATTGTATCCGTCAAATGTATTATCAGATAACTGGTGCGAATATGGATAAACAAAGTTCCAAGACAGGAGAGTTTTTATCCATATGTGAGTCCGGAACAGATAGGCATAAACGTATTCAAGAAGTTATTTGTAATATGAAGAAACATGGCATTGATTGTGAGTATATTGATGTAGCAGATTATATTAAACAAAATAATTTGAATCTGGAAGTTGTAAGCAAAACAGATTATGAAACAAAAGTCTATGACAAAGAACATAACATTATATTCCTTTGTGATGGCATTATAAAGTATAAGAACAGGCTTTTTGTGTTTGAGTGTAAAACAGAATCTTCTTTTAAAGCTATGGGAAGATCGGGTGTAGATGATTCTCATAAGTATCAAGCCTATACATACGCCCTTGAATTTGGAATTGATGATGTGTTGTTTGTATATGAGAATAGAGATATTTGCACCAAGAAAAGTTATATTTTACACGTTACAGATGAGAATAAACAGTTTATTTTAGATAGGATTAGTAGTTGTGATGATTATGTAAAAATGAATATTGTTCCTCCAAAAGAGGAAACAGTGGATAAGAAGATTTGTCAGTATTGTGAATATAAAACACAATGTAAGGTGGATAAAGCATGAGAGCCGTAAATAGAGGAAAGGATTTTGAAAAAGCCATAAAGGAATGTTTTGAATCTGTTGAGAATGTTTCTTTTGACAGACTTCCTGATCCAATGGCAGGTTATTCAGGAGTTCGCAATATTTGTGACTTCTCTATGTATCATTATCCTAATATGTTTTATCTGGAATGTAAATGCTTATATGGAAATACTCTTAACTATGCCGGAGCCATTACAAAGAATCAATGGGAAGGTATGTACGAAAAGAGTAAAATATTTGGTTGTGTTGCAGGAGTATGTGTTTGGTTTATTGACTATGATCTAACGGTATTTGTAAATATCAAGGATCTATGGGAACATAGAAACTCAGGAGCTAAATCATTGAACATTCAGGATATTACTGGAGAGAACAGTGTTCCTCATTTCATTATAGACGGAGTTAAGAAAAAGGTAATGTTTAGATATTTCGGTGAGAGTGCTTTGAACAAACTTCATACAATAGCAAAAGAAACATGGGGTGATTCTAAATGAGTTGGAAAGACAGCTTGAACGAATATTTAGATAAAAGTGAATCCGATGCTGAGTATATTGATGATATTGTTTTTGCTATAACGACCGATATCTGTAAAAAACTTGACGGATATGTTTCTTATGTTTCTCAGATTCTAAAAGATACCTCACACGCAATAACAGACGAAGAATTAGATGATATTATAATGACAATACCAACATTAGTTTACTTTGTCAGTGAAGCACAGGAACGTATGGGAATCAGACAGGATGTGTCAGAAACTAATTACAAGAATCTATATAATAAGTATTATACACAAGCAGAAGGTACTGCTCAAATAAGAAAGTCTTATTGTGAGGGGTTATTAGAAAATGAAGCATTGGTATCCATAGTTTATAAGAAAGCGTATGATATTATTAAACAGAAAGTATCTATTGCGATTGAGTTGCTTCAATCTTCTAAAAAAGTTCTTTCTCGGAGGATGTCTGCAGCTGAACTTGAAAGATCTGCACCGAATAAAGATAGGAGTGTGTTTTAATGTCTAAAACAGAGACACTGTTCAAAGAGTTTAATAAAAAGTGTAAAGCCGAATTATTCACAGTTGGTACAGCGGTACATAATTGTGAAAGAATACCTTTTAGTAGCCCTAGGGCAAACTATATGCTTTATGGAGGTATTCCAAGAGGTCGTATTACAGAATTTTCCGGAGAGGAAGGCTCGGGAAAAACAACTTCATCTATTGATATAGCCGCAAATGCACAAAAGATGTTCGAAACATCTTGGCAAGAAAAAATCAATAAGTATGAATCAATGGATAAGCTAACAAAAGAACAATCAACAGAATTATTAGAACTTCGTGATCGTGGTCCTCTTAAAGTGTTTTGGGTAGATTGTGAAAATACATTTGATGAAGAATGGGCAAGAGTTTTAGGACTTGATGTATCTAAAATATATTATATGTCTCCAGAATCACAAAGTGCAGAAGAAATATTTGAAATGGTAACACAAATCATAGATACCGGGGAAATCGGTCTTTGTATCATTGATAGTCTTGGTATGATGGTATCACAACAGGAAATGGATAAGACCATTGAAGATTCCACATATGGTGGTATTTCAAGAGCTTTGACAAAATTCTCAAAGAAAGTTGAAACAGTTTGTGCCAGAACTAATTGTGCCTTAATTGGAATCAACCAAGTAAGAGATAATCTTAATGCCGGATATGGTGGACCCACAACAGTCACTCCTGGTGGAAGATGTTGGAAGCACGTCTGTTCAGTTCGCTTACAGTTTAGACAAGGTACTCCATTTGATGAGAACTTTAAGGATGTTAAAAAAAGTGCAGAGAATCCATATGGACATAGAGTTCAGATTCATGTAGTAAAAACAAAGGTATGCAAACCAGATAGGAAATTAGGTTTTTATACTCTTACTTATGATAAAGGAATAGTTCCTCTTGTAGATATTATTGATATTGCAATTTCTAGAGATGTTATTCATCAAGCCGGACCTTGGTTTACGTTTATTGATATTGATTCCGGAGAAATTCTTTGTAAAGAAGAAGATGGAAAACAAATTGAAATAAAGGTACAAGGTCAGGCAAATCTAATACCCTTTTTACAAAAAGAGGAAAATGCTTATATTCTGGATATGATTCAGAGGTATGTAGACAAATTTACATATAATAAGTGAGGATTATGTTATGACAAATAAGGAACAACAATATTTGAAATCCCTTAAAGATTTAGAAAGCACTGCATCTGAAGGCGTACTAGAAAAATTATCTAAAGAAGAACGTGAAATAGTTTTAATATATAACGAAGCAGAAGGTTTCTGGGTAGCAGAAACAAGTATTCCAAAGTATTGGAGAAAATTAGAAAATAAGAATTGGATCTGCACAGGTACTCAATACTATAAAGATGGAACCATATGCAGCAAAACCTTTAAGGGCAGCAAAAAAGGTGTGTCTGTTACAGATCCTTTCAAGGTTAGGGAAGTATCGGAAGAGAATCGTCAAAAAGCCCGAGAAAGGTTTATGAAAAGGAAATCGGAGGACACAGAGGATGAAGCTGAGTAAACAGCAACAAGAAATAGTTGACAGTACATCTAAAAATATAATTGTAGATGCCGGATCCGGTTCTGGTAAGACTAGAACCTTAACTGAAAAAGTTAGGAAGATTCTAAATGACGGTGTTAATCCAAAATCAATTGTAGTGATTACATTTACAAATCTAGCTGCTGATGAATTGAGAAGAAGAATATCTGACATTCCAAAATCAGATAAATGTTTTATTGGAACAATCCATTCCTATGCAAATAAGCTACTCAAAAAGACAGGATACGAATACGACATATTCTCAGAATTCCACCAAACGGAGTTTATGAAAGCCCTTATACCAAAATATGCAAGATATTGCACAATGGACGATTACTGTTTATTTGTAAAATACAGAAATAAGGTTCAAAGAGGAACAATGTCTGAATCTGAAATGCCGTATAAGTTTACAGACATAAAGGTATATAAAGAAATACGTTATCTTCTTGGTGAGGAATCTAATTATAATTATACTGAAACTGTTAAAACATTATGTGAGTTAAACCACATAATAACATTTGACGAGTTACTAAGACTTAGCACTTCCTATTTCGAGGATTCAAAAACAGTGTTAGAATATCTTTTTGTAGATGAATTACAAGACATCGGTTGGCTTGAATATGATTTTCTTAAAGGGTTAAATGCAACTCATAATTTCTGGATAGGAGATGACTTCCAATCAATATATGGGTTTAAGGGAGGGGATGTTAAGATATTCCTTTCTATTATGAATAATCCTGACTGGAAAACATACTATCTAACAGAGAATTATAGAACCCCAAAACTTGTTATGAACTATGCCAATATAATCGTATCTAATGCCAAGAGTATAATAAAGAAAGATTGTATTTGTATGAGTAAGGTTAAGGGAGAGTTAAAGTTCAACTCAAAGAGTCAAATTGAGTCCTTTATAGCATCTTTAGATAAAAATGAAAACTGGACATTCTTAACCAGAACAAATAAAGAATTATATGAGTTAGAAGGTAAATTCAAAAAACTAAAAGTACCATATTATTCTTTACAGCAACCAATAGAGTCAGAAGAAAAACGAAATCAGATTATGTCCGATAACAAAATAAAGTTAATGACAGTTCATAAGTCAAAAGGTTTGGAAGATGATAATATAGCCATATATGGAAAGTTTCCGATTAAGCCCACAAAGGATGAGGATGAGTATAAGGTATTCTATGTGGGGATAACAAGAACAAAAAATAAGTGTATTATTTTTGTGTGATGGAGGTTTATTATGTCAGATTTAAGAAAAGAGTTTATTGATCTTGTTGTTGACAATATTAACAGGGAGGGCATTGATAACTTGCTTCGGTACCTTGACGAAAGTGGTTTTTATACATCTCCGGCAAGTACGAGGTATCATGGTTCTTATGAAGGTGGTCTTGTTGAACACAGCATCAATGTCTACTATTCTCTCAAAGATATGTTAAAGTATATCTTTGCAGATACTCCAATTCCATATTCAGATGAAACTATTGCTATTGTATCACTATTCCACGATCTGTGTAAGATTGGTAAATATAGAAAAGGTTTTAAAAATGTTAAAAATTCTGAAACTGGACAATGGGAGAAAGTAGAGTGTTTTGAGTACAATACAGAACACGATCCATTAGGACACGGTCCAGCATCTGTGTATAAAATTCAGAACTATATTAAGCTAACAGTAGAAGAGCAGCAAGCTATCCATTGGCATATGGGAGGATTTGATCTATCACAATATAATACAGTCGGAGATATGGGTAATACATATGAAAAGAATACACTAGCATTTGCTTTACATATAGCAGATATGATGTCAACTTATGTCGTGGAGAATAAAAACTTACAATAATTTGTATACTTTATACAAAAATCCTCCTAGATAATAGGAGGATTTTTTATTTCCAATTTCAAAAATCTACTTGACTTTTTTGAAGATATGTGTTATACTATATTTACAAGTTAAACACTTGTATATCTTTATAAAATCTAGAGGAGGATTTCAAAATGGCTTACAATTTTAATAAACAGGGTTATTCATTACAGGAAGTATCCCAAATTCTTCATTGTAGTTACAGTACCACTCTTAGGCTGGTAGACAGTGGGAATCTCAACGCTCTTATTCAGGACGAGCTTACTGAAGGTGGTAGACGTAGAATAAGAATTACTCGTGATCAGTTGATAGATTATATGAGAAGAAATAGGAATAAAATTGCTCCTGAAACATTGGAAGCATTTAATGCACTCGACACGGCTGCTGAGAATTCTAATAAGGAACAAAGCACATCTAATTGTTTTATAAAGGGAGCCACAACAGAACCTTGTGGTGTTTGGGCATCCCTTTATAAAAAGGAGTCTAAAACAGAGGAACCAAAAACAGAGAAAACAAATACAATCAAGGATAAGAAAACGTGTTCAATCCTTGTTAATGGGAGAATTTGTGTATCTAACATTCTTCCGGAAACAGCAAGGACTATTATGGATGCCTTATTGCAGGACACGAATATTTCAATGAATTCTTTAACAATCGAATTCAAATATTGATTTGTATACTTTGTATAAAAACTCAATTAAAAATCTTTTCTATTTTTACATATATACATCTTGACAAAACAAAGAAAATATGTTATACTATATATGTAAGTTAAAGGAAATAAAAAACCTTATAAATACTGAGGAGGGTATAGTATGCATCAGGATAATAGAGACTACTTCGACTCCAAAACTTATAAAGTGGATAACATAAAGAGTGAATTAATTTCCTTATCCTACGATCTTGAGGAACATGGTTTTGTCCGTAAAGCCAAAAGTCTCAGAACTATCGTAGAGAAGTTGGAACAGTGGGAACATACAAAAAAGTGATGTGTGGTCTTTTTGTAGATTGTTTTGTGTAACAAATAGAAATAAAAAAATTTCAAAAACTACTTGACAAAAATGAAATAATATGTTATAATACAATTACACTAAGATGTGAATTGTACTTCTTATAGGGTATGGAGAGGGAAGAAAAAACCTTAACACTCAGGTTTTTCTAAATCATATGTTTGGATTTAGTTTTTTGAGAGTGTATTGAGTACCAGTAGCTCAGTTGGTAGAGCATATCCCTTTTAAGGATAGGGTCAAGGGTTCAAACCCCTTCTGGTACATTTTGATGGATCCTTAGCTCAACAGGTTAGAGCCAGCGTCTTATAAACACTAGGCCCTTACAAGGTATATCTGGGTTCGAGTCCCAGAGGATCCACTCAAATTACTCCGTGGTGAAGTGGTAAACACATACGGCTTTGACCCGTACATTCGTTGGTTCAAATCCAACCGGAGTAATTCTTTTCGGAATGTAGATCAGTTTGGCTAGATCGCCACATTTGGGATGTGGAAGTCGCAGGTTCAAATCCTGTCATTCCGATTATGTAATATAAGTGCTCCGGTTTTATACTACCTTGACGCTAGATAGAGGTGGAGGAAGGTGTAACAGAGTTACTTAAAGCTATTGCCTTTGAAAATCCAAGCAGGAGTTAAATGGAGTTTGATGAACAGCTTATATTATATATGCTACTGTGATGGAATGGCAGACATGAAAGACTTAAAATCTTTTGCCGGATACGGTGTGCGGGTTCAAGTCCCGCCAGTAGCACCAATCCTCAAATTGTTGAGGATTATGTCATTTTCGTTTTGTTGTCTCCTTTTTTACTAATCTTATCTTTTTATTGTGGGAAAGTCAGCAGTACAAGAAACTATGTTTTAAAAAGAGTGCATTCTTCTTTTACATAGTTTATGATTTCTCCTGTTTCCGGATCAATCATACTCTTGTAAATTGAATATTTATAAGTCGGATTTCCTGTCTCCATTAAAATCTATTGATTTTTAATATTCACGAAATACTGACTTTCCCGCAAACCTTATTTTCAGAAAGTGGTGTTGAAAGTGATACAACAAGAATCGTTACAAATTCCATGTGAAGGAATATTTTGGGTAATAGATAATTGCTTAGTCTATTTTGCAGATAAGGTAAATCCAAAAGATCCTTATGATTCAACAGATCTTCTACATAAAGATACATGGAGAGAAATAAAAGACGAATATCTTGTAGACGGAAAACAGGTTTCCTTTGATTATTTTCCTCGTGGAAGAGTTGAAACATTAGTAATTCAAGATACTGACGGAACCTTAGATCACTATGAAGCGACTATATATTTAGATAAATGTATCAACAATAAAGAATTGATCTCGGAGGTTATAGATACGTTTAGACTATACCTTCCAAATGTGAAGGTTGAAAATGGAGGTCAGTTATTTATAGATGGTAGTCACTATACTTGTAATAAGTGTAGAAAATGATAGGGAATCTTCGTTTAAAAGTGATTAGCAACCAAAAAGAAAGACTGAATTATCAGTTTAGTTAATCCGAAGACAGTTCCTGATCAGAACTATGTAAGGTACAAACTTACAGATTCCACCAATATTTGCCGTGGTAGCATAAATGGATATGCAACATCCTTCTAAGATGTCAGATACGGGTTCGAGTCCTGTCCACGGTATGTTATGTAGGAGTGGCGCAAGAGGTAAGACACACCGGATATAGAATCCGGTGGAAGAATTAAACATTGGTGAGTTCGACTATAACCTAGGATGATGTCAGAACAAAATGTCCCTTGTTTATGATATCCTGTGTAGGTTCGAATCCTACCTCCTACACCAATAAGTCCAGACCCAAACTCCGTAGAACAATATGGGGTTTAAACGGGGAAAAATAAGTGATTAGCTTATGGAGAAAGGTGGACGCACTTGATGACGGTTTGCAAGGGCTTTACGTCATCCACAAATATTCCCTGTTAGATCAATCGGTAGATCAACTGACTGTTAATCAGTGGGTTGCTGGTTCAAGTCCAGCACAGGGAGTTCAGATAAGAGTGTTTAGGTTTGTTGATTTAGACGTTCATTCTTATCACCTGTAAAAGTATCTTTTGGTTTTTCGGTTTGCGTTTCCATTGGTAGCCATGCAGGTGCCTCCTTTCTTAAAAATCAACTGAGGAAACAACACCTTTGGTGAATGGTGTGAAATACACCAGGCTCTGTGAAAACATTTACCTCACTTTCTGTTTTCACAGAGCTTTCCTAAATTATATCAATATTTCGGAGATGATAGATATGCGTGAAGATCTTATTCTAAGACTTAATGATAACATAGAATATTTAGAGGAATTAAAAAAGGTGTTACAGGAATCTAAACCATCTAATATCGTTTTAGATTATTATGAAACATCTTATGTCGATACAATTGCAGATCACATCTACAAACCTAGGGCAGTATTTGATATACCAGAACCTTGTGAGAAGTGTAATGGAACAGGCGTTATTCAAGTATCTTCCGATAAAGATATTCACTATAAAATGTGTGATTGTTTCTATTCAACAAGGAAGTATGTTGTAGAACCCCTTGCAGTAAGATCCATTGTAGATGCCGAAACACCTTATTATATGTGTTTTGACGGACTTGATATTATTTGTATTCCAATTCAAAGCGTAAAGAATTCTTTTTGTGTTGAAGATGTATATAATGAATATTATTATAAGAATAAAGAGGACTGTGAGAAAGCCTGTGATTGCTTGAATGGGGGTTGTATAAATGACAAATAATAAAAACTCAACACGTTATTATAGTGACAGACATGAAAAAAGAACTGCTAAGAATATCGGCGCAAAGGTTCAAACAAGCAGCGGATCAAGTTCTTTTCTAAAAGGTGATGTTATTTCTGCAAAATGTCTTATCGAGTGTAAAACAAGCACATCCGAGAAGAAATCATTTTCAATCAAAAAAGAATGGTTGGAGAAGTTGGAAGAACAGTGTTTTGCAATGGGAAAGAAACATCCGATATTAGTGTTTGACTTTGGTGACGGTAATAATTACTACATTCTAAACGAACAGATGATAAGGAAGTTTGTTGAATTTTTAGATGGTGAAGAATAAGAAAATAAACCTTGCTAATTTTTAGCAAGGTTTTTCATTTATTTTTTATAAAACACTTGACTTTTTTGTGTAAATGTGTTATACTGTAATTACAGATTTTTAGTTTACAGGAGGTATATTATTGTATGGAAACATTGGCAGTAAAGTATAGACCTAAGACATTTGATGATATGGTAGAACAAAGTGTTGTAAAAGACATTTTGATGAATCATATTAAGGAGAAGAAAGTAAGAAATGGTTATCTGTTTAGCGGAAGCGCTGGCTGCGGAAAAGCACAACCTTTGTATAGCAAGGTACTAACTCCTAAAGGTTACATTGCTATGGGTGAGGTTTCTGAAGGAACAGAAGTTATAACACATACGGGATCAGTTGCATCCGTTTCGGAAGTATTTCCACAGGGAGAACGTGACATTTATGAGATACAGTTTAGTGATAGAACAAGTATTCGTGTGGCAGATAATCACCTAAATGTTGTATATAGGTACAATCAAAATAAGAAAATGAGAGAAGATTTTGTATTAACAACAATGGAGCTTATAGAACTATTAAAAAAATCTAAAGATAAGATTAGAGTTGACCTTCCTGTGGTTGACTTTGATAAGACGGATGTTCCAATTGATCCATATCTATTAGGTTGCTTAATAGGTGACGGATCACTCCATAATAATTTTGGTTTTTCTAATTCAGAAAAAGATGTTATTGATAAAGTATCCGGTATAGTTAGTAAGTATGATTGTTGCTTAGTACACAAATCTGGTTGTGATTATGCTATAAGTAGAACAACAGATTCTTTTAAAAATTACTATGTTTTTGAAGGAATTACTTATAAAGGACCTTATAAATTGATTGATAGACTTGTTGAATTGGGTTATCCGAAATTTGATTCTGAAACAATTTTACAATTATCTTGCAATAAGGCGAAGATTATAGTTTCTAGGTATCCTGAACTCATCGGTAAAATAACCAAGATAACCAATGAAAATTATAATCAGCAAAATAAACTTTTAACACTCATAAAGAATATGGGTCTTGACGTTGGATCTAAGGACAAATTTATACCGAAAGAATATCTTATAAATGATGCCAATACAAGACTTCAAATTTTACGAGGTCTTTATGATACCGATGGATATACATCGTCTGGTGGGGAAACAAGTTTCTCCACATCTAGTAAAAAACTGTCCGATGATTTTGCTTTTTTAGTTAGATCTTTGGGTTGTCGTGATACGGTTATTGTTAAAAAATGTGGATACAGAAATCCAAATGGTGATTATGTAGAGTGTAGCAATAGTTATGAGCACTATATTAAATTTCCAAATAATTTAGTATATTGTTCTTCTGAAAAACATTTAGCTAGACGTAAAGAAAGACAACACGATCCAATCAAGAGTATTGTAGATATTAAATATGTAGGAAAAGAATTTTGTCAGTGTATTTATGTAGATCATGAAGATCATACATACATTTCGGATGATTTTATTCCTACACATAATACAACCTCGGCACGTTGTTTCGCAAAGAGTCTTAATAGTTCTATAACAGAGCTTGACGCAGCTTCCCATAGTAGTGTGGATGATGTAAGGGATCTTATTAAAGATTCAAGACTGAAACCGATGGGAACTGATTATAGAGTATACATCATAGATGAAGCGCATTCGCTTAGTAATCAGGCTTGGCAAGCTCTACTCAAGACATTGGAAGAGCCAACACCAACAAGCATTTTTATTTTTGCTACAACAGATCCTCAAAAAATTCCAAATACAATTTTATCCAGAATTCAAAGGTATAACTTCAAAAGAATTTCACATAAAGGAATTGTAAACAGATTAAAATACATACTTGATTCTGAAAATAAGAATGGTTGTAACTATACATATACCGAAGATGCCATTGATTATATCGCAAAATTATCTGAGGGTGGTATGAGAGATTCCATAACACTTATGGAGAAGTCATTAGGTTATTCTGATAATCTTACAATGGAATCTGTAACAAAGGCTCTCGGAACTGTTGACTATGAAACAATGTTCACACTCACGGACAGCATTTATAATATGGACAGAAAATGTGTTATTTCGTGTATTGAGGAAACACATAGGGAAGGTCTTGATCTAAAACAGTTTATCAAGAATTATAGCTTTTTTGTTCTTGACCTTTGTAAATATGATGTATTTAGGTCTTTTGAGTATCTTCAGATGCCGAATACATATGAAGATAGGATGAAGAAGTATACACCAGATCACTATAAGTTCTTTACAGACTTACTCAATACAGTAATGCAACTCAATACAGATATTAAATGGGAATCTACTCCGAAGCCACTTATTGAATCAACACTTGTTCTTCTTTGTTCGGAGGGGTGATTATGTATATCTGTGGACAAAAAGAATTATTAAGTAGGATTGATTCTTTAATAGGTAGAAATAGATTTCCAAGATTTTGTATTTTAGTTGCACCGGAAGGATATGGAAAAAAGGTATTATCTGAGTATATTGCAAACGAGCTTGAATGTACTTTTGTTCCATGTGAAACAAAAGTAGAGAGTGTTAGAGAAACAATCTATAATTCTTATAACATATCATCTAAGATGCTTTATATGTTTTTCGATTGTGATGATATGTCTGTAAACTCTAAGAATGCGTTATTGAAAGTAACGGAGGAACCACCAAATAATGCTTATTTCATAATGACAGTACAGAATCTATCTACTGTGCTACCAACGATCATAAGTAGAGCAACAATATTCAATCTTGAAAATTATTCTATTTCCGAACTGGAAGAATATGTAAAACAAAATAAGTATGAATTTGATAAGGAAACAAAAAAGATCATATATCAAGTATCAACTTGTCCGAAGGACATAACCACATATACAGAGGTTAATTTGAAAGAAGTATATAGTCTTGCGGATAAGTTCATACAGTATATCGGTTCTGTATCACTGTATAATGAGTTTAAGATAGGGTATTCGTTGAACATAAAAACAGAAACAGATAAGGTTGATCCTGTTCTGTTTATGCGGTGTATTATGTTCGTGTGTATGGATTATATTGAACGTGGTTGTGAAAAAGAAGATTATAAAATATTCAATACAATAATAAAGCAAACAAGCAAATACCTTTCAGAGCTATGTCAAAAAGGAAGCAGTAAGCAAATCGTTATTGACAACTGGATATTAAACACTCACCTTGAAATATCCGGAGGTGCATTATGAATTTAATGGAATTGAAATCAAGTATGGCAAACAAAGATATACACAATTTGTATATTTTTTATGGCGCGGAATATGCCATACTTGAAATATATATCAAGAAACTGAAAGATATTGTAGGTGGTCAGTATGTTCAATATGATGATGTAGCATCATTATACAGAACACTAGACAAGAAAGATATGTTTGGATCCCAAAAGAAGTTTGTTCTTATTAGGGAGGACAAAGATTTTTTAACATCTGAATCTATGTGGAAAGACTTTGAATCTAAACTAAGTAAGAAGGATATAACACTTGTATTGAAATATTCCAGTATAGACCAACGATCTAAGTTCTCAAAAGCATTTTCTGACAGGATGACTGAGTTTACATACCTCTCAAAAGAAGTTCTTACAAAGTATATCAAAAAAGAAATTGATATTACTGATTCTTGCTGTCAGTATTTGTGTGATATTACACATAATGATTATGGTAGGATTCTTTTAGAAGTAGACAAAGTAAAAAGTTATGCACAGATAAAGAATATTTCCGATATGGATGCATTCAAACAGTGTTATAGTGAGAATGTATTTCATTGTGATGTTGAAGGTGAAGTATACGATCTTGTAAATGCCATAATGATTCGCAGTATAAAGGATATTCATTATCTGTTACAGGAATCGAAAGAACGTAAAGATAATCCAATCATGGTATTAGCAATTCTCCATAATAATGTAAGAACTCTTTTACAGTTACAGTTAGCCGGAGATGTAAAGGATCTGGCAGATCGAACAGGACTTACTGGTTTTCAGATAAAGAATGGAAAACAGTTTGTAGGTGTTTATGACAATAAAGAACTTGTGAGATTTATGAAGTATATTAGATACTGTGAAAAAGGAATAAAAAATGGACTGTTGAATTCGGACAATGCCATTGATTATTTACTGATAAATGTTCTGTGAGGTGTTATATAATGAGTTCTGAGAATAGCAATATAGATGATAAAGTTATTTATTGTAGAAGATGTGGAAGACCACTAAAAGGTTTTTCAAGTCGTGAACTTGGTTTCGGTCCTAGATGTTATTCGTTATGGAAAAAGGAACGGAACCAACAGATGCCATTATTTGACAGTAAGGAGATAGACAAGAATGAATGATAGTGGAATAGAGAAAGGGAAACAAAGAAGCAAGGGAGTTATGGAGATCGAACATAGATTAACGTGGCTTGCAGAAAATGACCCTTATAATGAAGAAATGTATAAGCTATTAAAATCATTAGCCGGGATATTCATAAATCAAAATAAATTTGTATATGGATATAGTGGTGTTGATGATGTTTGTCATGATGTAGCAGCGGATGTGTGGATGAGTGTTCTGAATGGTAAAAAGATAAACGCTTGGATATATTATATCGGAAAGATGATAAAACTAACCTATGTCACAAGACAAAAAAAGATTGAGCATGAAATTATAAATGTTGAACATGATCCTCACCTGAGAGAAAATGTCAAAAAGATGTGTGCCAGTTCATCTATGTCATGTGTTAAAGAATTTGATGATATGGAACGTAGACTGATGCTTGAAAATGTTCCTGCAATGATACAGCGAACAATGTCACATACAAAGTTCACACAAGGTACAAAAGAGTGGCTTGGTGTTTATACAAATGTCTGTCTTAATCTTCTTAAAGACATTGAACGTAAGCCCAGAAAGTATTTTAGAATTGATGACTCTTTAATACCTTATGTGGATATTATCATCGAGCAGTTTAAGAAAGATTTTAGAGTATCCGGTTTTAATTCATCAATTATGGATAATGTAGAAACGGATCTTGAAATGACACTTCTTGCAGACGAATCCTTTATGAAAGAGAATGGGGGTCACTACAATGTCTGAGAACGCTAATGAGATTATTGGCAGATTAAAGGACAGGGATGTATATTCTATTCTGTGTAGTCTTCTTTTTGATATTAGACATATTCCTCAGTATTCAACATTATCTGAATTATGTTATATTTTGGATGTTGATTCGTTCTTAAATCTTATTCAGTATATGGAGGGTAAGACAATCACGATTCCTACAAAAAAAGAATTCGCAGATTGCATTCAAACACTTAGACTGTTTCAGTATTCTGAGATTGAAAAAAGACCTTGGAAAGATTGTGTGTTGTTGGCGGGTTTCAAACCGGGTGAGGGAAAACTTGCTAAATGTAAGCTCAACAGACTTTTGCAAACACTTGAAGAAACAAATATTGGTAACAGAGAATATTAAGGTGGTTGCATATGACAAATGGTATAATATTGGATTGCTGTGAAACGCTTGAAAATAGATTAAATAGTAATATGTCAAAAGAGGATTTCTTCATATCTTGTGTGAAAGAGAAAATGAATAAGATATACAATCGAGAAAATGAAGATTATGACACATTGCTGCGGAAATTAGAAGTGTATATTGATTATAACGATCCACAAGGGGTTAAACAGTGCGTAGTTAAAATATTAAAACTTCTATCAAAGAATAGAAAAGTATTATTACATACATTAAAGGAGTTGAGTTAAATTGGCAAGGTTAAAAGGCAGTGTTTCTTCAAAAGAAGCTAAGACAATCTCACAGGAAATAGAGCAAATACAAGGAAGTTCATATAGATACAATTTTGATTTTCTTAGGCTTATCGAACTTCTGATATCTTATAAAATAGCTGAATCTGTTGCAGAATATAAGAAAGATACTCCATTAGATGAAATGTCCGTCACAGTAGAAATACCACTTATAGGGGAACTTGAAATAGTTCCAAGGTATTTTCATGAAAAACATAGACTGACAGACGAACCCTCTTTACATTTTGATTTTAATTTCACTCCGACAAGTGCTTTCAAATCTGATGTTATGAGGGCTTTTACAGTAAAGGATTGTGATCTAAAAGATGTAGCTGCTTCTATATACTCAGATAGATTACAGGAGCTATATAAGAGATTTCAGAATGGAGAATAAATATGGAAGAGAATGTTCTTAAATTAAAGGAACCGGAAGCATCATCAAAAGCACTTATGAAGCAGTTGGCAGACAATGATCCAGAATTACTTGTTGACATAAACGGTGAACAACTTGTAGCACGAACAAAACTGTTTGTTATTGCACAAGCAAGAAACAATCTAAATAGAATAATCAAACTTACTAACTTCTTGGAAAAACTGGAAGATAAGTTTATAGAAGCTGTTAGCAACAGACTTGAAAACGAACCTGAAAGTATTTCTATGATCTCCCTTGCAATGGAAACAATAAGCAAGTGTTTAGCGGATGCAAATGAAACAGTTACACAAGTATTGAAGGATGACAGACTACAAAACATAGTTATCAATACTACAAATATTATAACACCTGATGGACAGTCTGCAACCGTTGTTGATGCTGATTCCAGAGATGCAATTAGAAACCTTGCCGGAAGTTTGTTATCTCAATTGTCTAAACTATCTGATGAAACAGAACAGCAGGTAGTTGATGTAGAATATAAGGAAGAGGGCAGTAAAGATGTTTGATGAATTTAGGGAACTACATGATAACAGAGAAAGTGACAGTATTCAATATTTCTCTTTTTATGATATAGAAGGTAGTCTAATCCGAGGAGATTCAATTTCCGTATCAATAGATGAAAACGGGCAGTTTAATGAACTTTCCGTAACGGTTGACAATATCACAACCACATATGAAAGAAATCTATATACTTATACAACTGAATGCTTATATGTTCTCGGTATAGGTTTTCTACTTCCAGGTGACATTGTTAAATTAAAAATAGATTATTGTAAAGAATATGAGCTTAACTATGGTTGGCATACAAATGTATCAGGTCAAACTATATATTCTTGGTATCTTGTTCCACATCCTGTAAAAGATTATTTCAAAGAAGATAGACAAGGACTTTTTCACAATGTAGATCCAAATATAACAAATACTGGAATTCTAACATTTTATAAGGAATATTTAGATACAATAGAAGTTGTGGAGTTTAGAAAGGACAGAAACTCATTCAGCATTATTTGAGGTGATATGAATGGCGTATGCGGTTAGCACATCATACCCGAATGTTATTAGAAGCGGTGATCCACTTCTAATTAGACTTAATGAATATGCTTTATTAGCTGGAAATAATAATTTCTGGGCTAAGTTTAAGTTCGGTATACAATTCAAAGGATATCTCATCTATGTTTCTGGAATTAGTATGCCTATAATGGAAATTAAATTTGAAGAGAATCAACTCAACGGAACAGGTGGAACAAAAAGAAGTGATGCATTTCAACTTGACATTATACACAGATCGGCAAAAGAATGGTTTGATGATCTAGAAGAACAGTTAGCAAATAAACCAAATGACGATTCCTTAAAGAAAGCTATTGATAGGTTTTGTTGGCAGATGCACTATGACATTACAGAATCTCCGACCAATTTTGCAACTACATTTGCTGAAGATGATTTCTCCAATGTTCGTATTGATACAAAAACAATATCTACATTCAACACACTCCCTGATACAGTTGAAGATGGATGTGTTCTTGTTAGAGATTCTATTAAAGGAACTTCTGATGGTACATTATCTTATGCTATGAATAAGGTGGCTGAGAACCTTAGAGGAACAGGTGAATACACTATATCTAAGGCATTGCGTGACAGTGATGATTCTACTGCTTATGGTGGAACTGTAAGATCTGTTTCATGTTCTGTAAAATTACAGACCGATGTTGAAGAAGCAAATTTTAATGAAATCAGCGTAAATCAATTAGGTGCATTTGGCGTTACAAATAGTCATAGAACATTATACGATACTGTTGGTTCTTATGCAGCTTCTGGAAATGATACACTTTCAGGAACATTAAATACAGTTGATACAAAGATTGGAACAAATAGTGATTCTTCCTCAACCACCGTTTTTGGTGGAGTAAATAAAACTCTTGACAGAATCGGTCAATTCAAAGACAATGCGTATCCGGGAGGAGTTTCAGATAGTTCTGTAACATTGTTTGGTTTGATCGGAGATAGTGATAGAGATGGTAAAAATCTACCTAGTGACAATTATAAGACAGTTATGTATAATATTCTTAGAAGATCCGGTTCAAGAGACATGAATGGTGCATTGTTACAGTCTAACTCTGTCGCACAGAAGATAATTGATGGTGCCGGTTCTGGATCAACATCTACGATCAATACAATAGACACAAATGTTAGTACGATTATGTCAAGACTTGGTACACCTTCTTCCGGCAACACTATTTGGAGTGGTATTGATTGGATTAGTGGATCCGTTGTTAATCAGAATGTAAACGGTGCAACATTTAGAGTTTCAAGATCAACATTACCTGTAAATTATGAATCAAATTTGTGGTGATATTAAATGAATACAATATTAGAAATATCTAATTGGAATCAATTAGTAAAAGCAAGATCAGAAAACTATCCTAATCTGAGAATAGTTGTAACACAATATAACTCAGAAGAATTAGTTGGAACAAAAATATCTGTTGTAGACTATAACACTAATGATATTTATTTCTCGGCGTTTGCCACAGATATGTCTTCCACTATTATTCCGGAAACCGGAACAATGTGGAACGATGATATAATGAAAGTTCTAAATGATTTTGAGTTTAACGTGAAGTTCTCAGAGCCAATTGCTGTATCTCAAAATGTTATGACAATTCTGGAAGGACTGTATGCCGGAGGATATCGTTATATTTATAAGCATTATATTCCCTGTATTGGGTATGTAAGCCCTGAAAAATACGGTTATGATTTCAAGAAGTATGTAAAGCGTGAAATGGATATTTATGCTTCTGTGAACATCAACAACGATGGGGAGAATATTCCTGTATCTAAAATTCCGGAATTTCATAGGGATGAATGGGAATGGGTTAAAGCATTTACATCATACCCAATAAAAGATATAATTGATACAGGAACAGTACCAAATGGACAACCTATATAATCAAAATTTAGAAATACCAATAGATAACAAATTATCCTCTTATTACATTGTTGACAGTGATCTTAGATATCTATCTACTGTGAAAGAAGAATACTATTATTTATTTTATGTAGATTCAGGTGTTTTAGGGGAGTTGATTAGTGAAACAGTCAATGAATATGAATTTGATTGTTTTGTAATAACTAATCATACACCAATACTTTCTGCGGTATGTGAGATAAAAAAGGATGTTCGTTATGTAACTATAAAGACACAATCGGGAAACTTTAAGCATAAGAAGTCCAGAAAATCACAAGAGGATAATGTGTTATCACGGTATACAAATAAAAATAAAACTAAACTATTCTAAGGAGTGATCTTATTGGCACGACCGAAGAAAGTTGAAACTTGTAAAGATGTACCACAAACTCTTCAAGAACATCCTTTTTATGGATTTCAACTAGACGATGATCAGAGAAATTTCAGAGATTGTATCTGGGATGAAAAGAAACGTATTGTCTTCTGCAACGCCAAGGCGGGATCTGGGAAGAGCCTTATGGCATTTGCAACAGCAAATCTACTTTATGAATATGGATTATATGACGGAATTATATATGTCGTAAGTCCATACGGTGAAGGTAAACAAGGTTATTTACCGGGAGATATTACAGAAAAGTCAGAGGTTTATTTTGAACCAATATATCAAGCAATGATAAAGTGTAATATCTTTCCACCAAAAGCCGTATATAGTGAATCCCTTGCAACTTCTAATAAAGAATCAACAGGATATGTTAAATGTCTAACACATACATACTTGAGAGGAACTAACTTTGAGAATAAGGTAGTTATCATTGATGAAGCACAAAATGTAGGATTTCCGGACTTAAAGAAAATCTTGACCCGTGTAAACGATAATTGTAAAGTCATTGTGATAGGACACAATTTGCAGAAGGATATTGCTGATCCGAAAGACTCCTTTGTGCGATATATGAATTATTTTGAAAGCCTTAATGATGACCGTGTTGCTATATGTAAGTTGACAAAGAATTATCGTGGATGGATCAGTCAAACAGCAGATTCATTTGAACTATGATAATATATTGGTGTGTTTATATTTAATGAACACACCAATATTTTTTTTGAATTATAACTTGACTTTTTATTACTATTGTGTTATAATATAAAAGAAAGAGGTGTTGAACGGTGTTAGATGCTGTTTTTAGTAAAACATTTTATCTTAATATGATTAGAGCTAAGCAGTCGGAAATTCAAAAAGATGTAGATTCTTTATATAAGGAAGTTGATATTCTTTCAGCAAGAATGGCAACTGTATCAAAAATAGACAAAGAAAAGCATACACAATTAAGCAAAGAAAGAAGACATTTATATTATCTTATAAACAGGGGTAATAAAAAAATAGCTAAACTGGAACAGGATTATAAAAGGTTTGATAGAATGATGTAACCGTTAGGTGGTGTGTATACAATTGGAAGAGAGATATGTGAAGTTTTTTGATCTACTACCAAAAACAGCACAATTATCATTACGAATGCTTGTGCCGAATAAGTATGAAAAACTAGACACGGAAATATTATCATGTGTTTGTATTCAGCAAGGAATTCTAAAAAAGACAGTAATAGATAATCTAAAAGAAACAGCAGATCGTGTTGTCAACAATATAGCAAAACAGGATTCTTCATGTAAGAAAGAAATCAAGGAGTTTTCAGATCTTGAAATAACTGATGAATTTGCGGAGTTCCTTGATAACTATTTATTCTTCACAAGCGTATACGGCGATAAATTAAATTCAAACCTTATAACATACTATGTCACATATCTTCTGGTTTCAAATAAACATTTGAAAAGTCATACATTCTTTGACGCACATCTATATGTAAAATATAAGTCAAAAGTAGAATCGGAACTAATGCAAGTGATACTTTCAAGCATAGGAATAGTATTATCCGAAGAACTTATCAAATATGGTGATTATATAACGAATCCTCTTATGTTAAATCAGTATCCATGTTTTGGAAGGGATACCGAGGTAAAACAATGTGTAGATACTTTATGTAGATTTAAGAAGTCGAATGTAATTCTTGTTGGACAACCGGGAGTTGGAAAGACAAGTATCGTATACGGTTTGTGCAATTATCTTCAATCTCCGCATTGTCCAAAACAACTTAAAGGAAAAAGTATATTTTCCCTAAACGTGAATAGACTTATTAGCGGAACCACATACAGGGGTGATCTTGAAAAAAGAATTTCCGATGTTATAAAGGAACTTGAATCAAATAGAAACATAATTCTATTCATAGATGAGATACATACATTATTCAATAAACCTACCGGAGATGACACATCTGCATCAATACAGAATGTTTTTAAGCCGTATCTTGCGGAAAATTCTATGGTAGTTGGATGCACAACTGAGAAAGAGTATAAGATCATAGAATCTGATAGAGCCTTTGAAAGAAGATTTCAGAAAATTCAGGTAAAGGAAACAGGTGTTGAACAAACAGTTAAGATCATTATGTCCGTGAAAGATAAATATGAGAAATTTCATGGAGTATCCATACCAGATAGCATTTGTAATTATATTGTGAATCAATGTGATACCAGAATTCGTAATAAGTTCTTTCCAGATAAAGCCTTTGATATATTGGATAAGAGCTGCGTTATGTGTAAGAATAAAGAAGTAGATATTTCAACTGATATTATTGACAACAGTATATCCGATTATATGAATATAAACGGATCGGATTCAGTTGATGTTGAAAGCATAAGAAGTCGTATAAAATCAAAAATACTCGGTCAGGATGAAGCAGTAGATACTGTTTTTAGATATATCCAAAAATATCTATTTGGAATAGTATCTGATAAAAAGCCATTAGGTTCTTTTTTGTTTGTAGGACCAACAGGAGTTGGAAAAACAGAATTGTGCCGTCAATTGGCATCTGAATTATTCTCCCCAGAAAGTTTTATAAGATTAGATATGTCTGAATTCATGGAAGCACATTCTGTTTCTAAACTTATAGGATCTCCACCGGGATATGTTGGTTTTTATTCAGGTGGAAGTCTTACAGAAAAAGTAAAGAACAATGCTCACGCTGTAATACTTGTAGACGAAGTAGAAAAAGCACATAAGGATGTTTTGAATATATTTCTTCAAATAATGGATGATGGTAGACTAACTGATTCAAGTGGAACAACTATTGATTTCAGAAATACATTCATAATAATGACTTCAAATATAGGATGTAAGGAATATCTGGAACATAAGAATATTGGGTTTAACTCTGTTTCGGAAGATACTGATATCCTGAAAAAGAGTGTTGAACAATACTTCTCCCCTGAGTTTTTGAATAGACTGGATGAAGTTATATACTTTAATTCGATCACCGAGGAATCATGTAAAGATATCACAAATATAATTATTGATAATAGGATAACTATGTATGATAAAAAAATGTCATTAGGTATATCTGTTTCAGATAAGGCAAGGATCAGGATAGCAGAAATGAGTTATAATAAAAAATATGGCGCAAGGTATACTGAACGAAAAGTAAATGATATTCTTGATGATGTTATTCTATTTAACAATAATGAATGTTTTATATTAGATAAGAATAATGATATTTGGTCTGTGGAGGTTAAAGATGAAAAGTAATATCAAAAGAGCTATTGCTAAGAAAGCGTCACAATCACTTCTTACATTTGATAATATTGGACATGGGTTGAAAGTTGCACATCTCAGTTATCTTGGAAAATCCGCTGTTGAATCAAAACTCAATTCTGTACTAACCATAAAGAAATGGGTATATGACGAAGAATCTTCTTTGTGGTTTGCCCATGTTACAACTCTTGGAGGAACTGAGTTTGATGTGGAAGCGTCCTCTATGGAAGAAGTTATTGAGGAATGCAATAACTATTATGAAGAAATTTCTAAAAAGTCCTTGACAAATGAGCAATAATGTGTTATACTATAATTGTAGATTGTGTAGGTGACATATATGGACTTCAAGGAACTATATAAAGAAGTATTTGATACTGTTCTGGATTCTGATATACTGAGGAATTCAACAGTTCTAATGCTTGGAAAAGATCTAACCGAATCAGATAGGCTTGAAATCTTGGAACATTTATCTTTAAGACTTCAAGTTGAGTTTGGAAAAACAGTTCGATTCATTTCATCATATGGGGATAAAAGTGACATTCTAATACAAAAAGGATACGATTCAAGTTACCTTCCAACAGAATTCAATCCCCAAGAAACAGCATTCATAGCGAATGTATATGTAGGTAATTTCAATAGGTTAAACAGTTGGGAAGTTGATATGCTATCTCAATTAGCTTACTATAAATTTCCTGTATACGGTTTTAGTTCATACCAGTCAATTAAGGTTTACGAACCTTAAAAATAAATAACATTGGAGGTTTTCCACCATGACTAACAAGCCTATTGTTCACGGTTGTTTTGATCCGACTGAGGTTCCTTATTGGTGCAGAAGGTGCATTCATTATAAGAGTGGGAAAGGTTTACCGTTTCCTGTTTGTGATAAAAGGGAAGATGGAAAGTTTAAGCCCGAAATGGGTAATACTTGTCTGAGATTAAGACCCGTAAAGGAGGAACCTAAAGAATGATTGAATGTGAAGGATATATTGCCTATCACGGTGATATGGAAATAACTCCAATGAATCCAGATATTGAACCATTTACTATTTATAATAAAGATTTTCTGTATAAGCCTGATACCGGATGTTGGTATGGAAACGGAAGAAGTTTTCCAAAAGAAATCGTATCTGGAACATTTGAGTATATAGAAAAACAAGATAAGAAATGTGGCAATAGTTTCACGGTATCTGATGGTGTGGATGAAGTAGATCCATGTCTTTATGATGTTATTGAAACTCATAGAAATGTGACCGTTGAAGTTTTGAAGTGCTGCAACTGTGGTCACATTGAAGTATCTTGGCATGAAGATTGGGGAGATCAGGAGGTTTGAAATAAATGAAAAAGTTAAAGATAAACATAGATATTGATAATACTGTAAATGACTTTATTGAAAAGTTTGTTCACTTCTGCAATGGAATGCGACCAATTGAAAATCAATTCTATGTAGATGCTATGGTGGAATACTCTCTTGAAAAGGATACAAATATAAATGATTCTGTGCTATCAACGCTGTTCTTTAAGAATCCGTCTTTTTACAAACAGTTAAAACCTCTTAAAGATGCCGAATGGGTAATTGAAAATCTAAATAAAGAACATATAGTAAAATTTGTAACTTCTATTGACTATGATGTTATTGATGCCAGAATACAGTTTATAAATAGATACTTCCCGTCAGTGGATATCGGAAAGCAACTTCTTGTTACAAACGATAAACATTCTATTTATGCTGATATTGTTATTGATGATTATATCAAACATATGAATAACGTGAATCCAAACTGCAAATTCCTACTATATGATCAGCCGTGGAATAGAAATTTCAATGAGAGGATTGCAAGAACAGATGTAAAACGTGTTTTCTCTTGGGAAGAAGTATATAAATATATAACCGAGATTACTTATTTTTGAGGAATTTGTTAAATATGACTAATAAACTGTTAAACAGTCTTTGTAGAATGTATGATTACATATATACTGATAAGCCCTATAAACATACAAAGACCGTTTCCTTTCTTATCTATAAAGGAAAAGTGGTTAGCTTTGGGATAAATTCAGATAAGACTTCACCTCTACAAAATAAGTATAGGCTTACCACGAAGTTAAGATATGTTGAAAATTTTGTTGATAAGGAACATTCCGAGATCAACTGTCTTGGAAAAGTTCATCCAAAATTCAGTTTTAGTAAATGTGAAATAGTTATTATATCTAAAAAACGTGATGGAGAATTTAGACTTGCAAGACCATGTGATGTGTGTATGGCTTGTATAAAGGATCTTGGAATTAAAAAAATATACTATACAAACAGGAATCAAACATTTAGCTTTGAAAAGGTGTGATGTGTTTTGGAAACGATTGAGCGACTAAGAGGCTATGGATTTACATATAATCAAACTCTTAATCAACTGATAAAAAATGACACAGACTGTAAGCATATATTCTGGACAATTATTGATCTAACAGAAAGCACATTTCAGTTTATTTTATATAGTCATGAACGGTTTGAGAATTCTGTATATGGTTCGGTGTTATATAGAATACCGGATTACAGATCCAGAAAGTTGTATATTGATGTTGAAAATTTGGATCATGATAAAATAGTAGAGTTGTCAGACAGATGTTTCCGAGAGTATCTAAGTAAATATATTAGAAAGAATATCAAAGTCGGGGATGTAGTAAGACATTTCAAATCGAATCCGGAAATCGGAGATCACATTTATAGGATTATAGCAATCTCACTTGATTGTGTATATGAATCCAAAGAACCACTTGTCACATATCAAGATATAAATAATAATGAAAATTCGTATGTTCGTAAATATTTTGAGTTTATGAGTTTTGTAGATTTCGACAAATATCCGGATGCCAGACAGGATTATAGATTTGAGATTATTGAACAAAGGTGAGGGAGAAATGAGAATAACTGAGCGTGTATACGATTATAATAAACATACGTTCTGGAATGACTGTTATAGTCCAGATATTGAAAATCTGACAATAAAGGAGAAAGCCATCTCTTTTATTCCTAGCTTCGTGCAATTATATGATGTTATATATGATAAGAAAAGTTATGTGGTTGTTGAATATCAGTATGAGGATACTGAAAAGCTGCTTCTTATAAATATGTCAGATCCAATGTTCAATGTTGAGGATATTTATAACTCCGGAGCATTATTTATTGAAATGGCTATCAAAAAAGACACGATTGATCTTTTTAGATATGAGGGTAAAAAGAACACGGCATACAAAGTTATAACCCAAAATGGATTCTCTCAATACTACCACTTAAAACAATTTTCCGAAGAATTGAGAGAGGTGAATAATAAATGACAGAAGAAGATCGGAAATATTGGAATGACTTTTGGAATAAAATAGCACAGCATGAATATGAATTCCTTGATTCAAAGGATCTACTACCTTACATAGACAAGGATAAAGATATCTATGATATTATGTGTGATATTGAGAATGCCTTTGAAGATGAATATTTATCGAAACATGAAAATGATGAATGTTTGTTTAACATGATTTCATCTGATGAATTTGTCAATTATATTTGCAATAGATATAAATTAAAGACCAGAGAGGAAACAAAACTGTTCTTTTGTTGAATATATACAAAAATCCACACAAATACTGTGTGGATTTTTTATTCTTATTTTTTCAAAAACAACTTGACATTTCTTGAAATATGTGTTATACTATATTTACAAGGTTAAGCAATACGAATAGGAATTTAGGAGGTATATAAAGATGAAAGCATATAAGGCATTTAATAAGGATATGACTTGTAGAGGATTTCAGTTTGAAGAAGGAAAAGAGTATGAGGAACAGAGTGCTGTTCTTTGTAAATCTGGTTTTCATGCTTGTGAAAATCCTCTTGACTGTTGGAACTATTACGATATGCTTAATAGTGATATTCACGAAGTAGAACTTGATGGTGTATCTGATGAACGCAATATGGATACAAAAGTCTGTGCGAAGAAGATCAAGATTGGTGTTAAGATGTCCTTGTTTGACATTGTAAAGGCATCTATTGATTATGTCAAGGAATCCATAACTAAGGAAGATAATAGGTCTGATAATGTTGACTTTGCTCAACTCGCAAACTCCGGCAATTGGGCAAAACTCGCAAACTCCGGTGACTCGGCAAAACTCGCAAACTCCGGTTACTCGGCAAAACTCGCAAACTCCGGTGACTCGGCAAAACTCGCAAACTCCGGTTACTCGGCACAACTTGCAAACTCCGGTGACTCGGCAAAACTTGCAAACTCCGGTGACTCGGCACAACTTGCAAACTCCGGCAATTGGGCACAGCTTGCAAACTCCGGCAATCGGGCACAACTTGCAAACTCCGGTGATTGTGTAACTATTAGATCAACTGGAAAGAATTCAGTCCTTGTTTGTTCTGGCTATCATAATAAAGTAAGTGCTATGAAAGGATCTTGGATCACACTTTCGGAGTGGAAACAGGACGAGGAAGGACATTGGATTCCTGTTTGTGTAAAAACAGAACAGGTTGATGGAGTAAGAATTAAAGAAAATGTTTTGTATTCAATTAAAAACGGTGAGTTTGTTGAAGTTGGGGAGGACTGAATTATGAAGATCACAAAGGAAATTGTGGAAACATTGAACACAAAACTTGAAAAACTAGGTTGTAATTTCTGTTATGAGATGATGGAAACAAATGATTATGTTCCTACAATTCGTAGAACGATGAAGGATACTATTGGTTTTGTTGACAGTGCAACGATTAACTGCACAGCTAAATTCTACGATTGGTTAAATTCTTTCTTTGCAGAGTATGGTATCAAGCTCCAATATAATAATACTATGGAGATATGTTGGAGCAAAGATTATTCGATGTTTTAAGATAGGAGGATAATTAAAATGATGCTTTTGAAAGATGTTCTTAAAATGTTTGAAAGGGATCAGATTTTAGATTTTTACGATATGGATGGAAAGATCATCTGTGATACAATGGTTATTACCGTTGAACGTGACGGTGCAACAAACTTTGGAATATCTGAAAATACAAATGTTCACAGAGTTGAGTTTGGGATAATGTTATTAAGGTGTTTGTTGATAATGTTAGAATCCTCGAAAAAGGTAAGGAATATTATTTTCAGGTTATTCAGGCAGCAGAAGGATATTCTTACGGCTATGTTAAGATGACATCTGAACAAGCAAGATTTGTCAACTATGTTACAAATCAAAATAATTGGAAATTGTCAGAGTTGGATAGCTATGACGGTTCATTTATTGTTAATCTTAACGATTGGAAAACAGTAGAAGAGGTAGAAGGGGATGATTCGGCATGATTATTCCAGAGGTAATGAAAAATTTAAATAAGGATATTAAAGAATTTTGTGATAGATTGTATTTCAAATATAGTCCATTTTCAGACATGGATATTATTGCAAATATTGTTTATAGTGGGATGTTGACATATAGTAGTGACTTGAGAATGAAAGAAGAGTTTGACAGGATAGATAAATGTAAATATAGAAATCTTGCAATTGAAGTCGAGAAGAAAGTACAAAAAGAAGTTGAACAAGAGATAAAAAGTTATTTATCTGATAGATTTGGAGGATATTGTAATGCCGTACAAAGCGGAAAAGATTAAACTTCCTGAACAGTATGACAGAAGAAGAAAACTGACAGAATCTCAAAAAAGTGAAATTAAAAGTAAATACGAAACAGGTTTTTACAGTCTTAACGGTCTTGCCAGAGAATATACAGTGAGTAAGAAAACAATTCTTCTTATTGTAAATCCCGAATCTAAGAGAAAGAACGACCAACATATCAAAGATCATTGGAAAGACTATGTAAGACCTAAACAGGAAAGAAATGAGATTATAAAAGAACATAGACATTATAAGCAAGAATTATATAAGAGTGGCAAGATTAAAATGGAGGAACTGAATAATGACTCTTAAAAATTTCATTGAAAAGAAACTTCCAAAATGTACTAACGGAGTTATCTCATTTAAGGTTTTTGAGAAAGTTGGTAATGAAGTTATTGATAGTCCATTGTTCACTAACAAGGAATGGGATGCTGAAACTTTTGATAAAAAATGGTTAAAAGCTGAAGTTGTGCATTATAGCATCGGTTATGGAATTTGTAATGATTTTACTGAGGTTTGCTACATTTATGTTTATGATCCAGATAAGCCAGTAGAAGGAAGACCTTATTACTTCTATATGGATTCTTGTGGAGATGGTGTTTCTACTGGATCCGGTTGGGTAAAACTTACTCCGGAACAAGCTAGATGGGTTGCATTTGCTTTGGATAAAAGTAATTGGAAAGATTGGGTTCCCGGAGTTCCAATGGTTGACGGCGATACAAGAATTCATCTTGATAAGTGGAAAACAGTTAGTCAGGTTGAGAAAGGAAAGAAAAAATGAAAGTATATGCAGTAGAAAGATATGTAAGGGATGGACTCTTGAAATCTTTTACCGCCACTCTTTTAGATATTTTTGAAACTCGTGAAGCCGGATTGGAATTCTGCAAAGAGTTTGTAAGGAAAAGTGATATGAATTCTAAGAAAGATGGAATTAGCTTAGTAGAAACACAAAAAGACGGAGCAGATTTGATCTGTAATTCTCATGTTGGAAGATTTGAATTCTTAAAAGGTTACTGGAAGGAGGTTAAAAAATGAGTATAATCGAAAATGCAAAGATCAAGGATGTTTCTATTTCTATGGCAGATCACGGAGTTCTTACTTTTACTATTTTTGTTGAGGGTTCCGGATGGTGCTGTGGTATTGGGCAGTATGTAAATGGCGTTGGTTATCTTGGCGCAGATTACTGGAAAGGTAATGGCTCTGCTATTGTGGCAATGATGAAAATTATGGACACAGTTGGAGTTGAAAAGTGGGAAAACTTACAGGGCAAATATATCCGTATAGAGTCTAAAGGTTGGGGTTCTTCTATTCATAAGATCGGAAATATAATTGAAGATAAATGGTTTGATCTTAAAGAGTTTTTTGAAAACACCGACGGAAAGCCCTTATATTTTAGATGAGAGGGTAGGAAAAAATGAATGAATATCTAAAAGATATAAAGATTAACAACTATACATTAAATATATCGAAACTTAATTTAACACAAAAAGACTTTGAAATCGCAAAAGAAGAATATGAACGGAATAGAATTATCTATAACTTAGCACATGATCTGGAACAGCATTTATATGATTTCAATAACAAAGTTTATCTTGTAATAGACAAACTTGTATTTGACACCTTTCGAGATATAGGTGGATGTTATAATCCAGAAACAATTCTTCAAGCAATGACAGATTTATCACTTCTTCAAAGAGTTATCAAATCTGTGAATGAACAAATAAAAATGCTTGATGTATATGAAGCAACACTCACACAAACCGAACAAGGAACATGGCAATATAATCCTATACATGGATATCAATTAGCTGTTCCAAAAGAACCGTTCAAACCAACAGAAGAATTGTTTACATCTATTAAAAATAGGTGGGAGGAGATTTATGGAAAGTACATATGAAACACTAATAGAATTATGTAATATAAAATCACAATTGGATGACTCACTCAATAAAACGGATAATGAAATTTTGCAAAAACTTGTCTTTCAGCAAAAACTAAATGAGCTGGTTCAAACAATAATGGATGATACATCTGTTATTAAACCTCCGGTGGAAATACCAAATCCTCCATTACCACCACTTAAACATGACGAAGTTGATCATGAAAAATTAGATTGGATAATTCCACCAATTTCAGTAAGAAAGGATAATGAAAAATGAATTTTACAATGGAAGAATTGATGATGCTTTATGCATCTGTTGGATGTTTTCATGAAAGAGCTGCCAGACAATTCGCAGATTCATTGGCAGATAAAACAGAAGAAGATAAAACAATAAGCCCAGAAGAATTCTCAGAAACAAATGAAGCAATTATGAAACTATATGATAAACTTGAAAATGAAATAAAAAGAATTGCGGAAGAAAATAATTAAAAACAAATAACAAATAAAAGAACAATAGATGGAATATAGAAAAAACATCTATCGTTCTTTCTTTATATGCGAAAAAAGAAACAATATAAGTAGAATTTTTATCCCTTAAAGGAGTTGATCTATTTATGGCATATACAGGAACAGGAACACAAGCAGATCCTTTTATTCCAACGACAATAACAAGTTTATATGACGTTTTAGATATATGTAATAATGATGAAAGTTCATTTGGTGTGGCTGGTTATTATATTAAGTTGACATCCAATCTTGATTGCGCGAGTGATACTGATTATGTCGGATACTCTAATACGCCTATAACACTAACTTCATATGTTAATAAACTATATTCTGATAACGGATATAAGATTATCGGTCTGTGCGTAAAAGCACAGTATTTCATAAATGCTTTTGCTACAGCAAATAATTATGTTATAGATAACATTGGATTTGAGAATTGTTTTTGGAAACCACCAGCAGCAGGAGTTTGTTTCTATTTAACAAGTAGTGGTAGTTCTACTGATGCTGTAAAGCATATGTATAGAGTTTCATCAAGTATTTATGTAGCTGCTTCGGATAATGATACACAGTTTATATCTTTTCAATATGGCTCTATGCCTTTTTCAACAATAGAGGAAAGTTCTCTTTATTTTGATTTTAGCAATTCTGTTAATATTGATTGTAGTCAACAAAATCTTATGTTCTCTCACTTTATAAATACAAATATAATTATAACAAATGCATATTTGTATGGTATTGGAGGAACACCTTATATTATTACGGCTTACTTAAATCACCATTCCCCATATAATAGCTTTATTTTTAAGAATTGTACTATACGTGCAGGTAATAATGGAGATTTTAATCTAATTGCAAATCTTGATTATAGTTACGCGGCTTTTATTGATTGTACGTTTAGTGCAAATACTTTATCAGGTGTTGGCACAGCAAATAAATATGATTGTTCTCATTGCGTTGTAGCATCCGATAATTATACTAATGTTAATCACACTGATGACCCAACTTATGTGAATTATTTAACAATACAGGAACTACAAGATAATCAAAAGTTAATTGATATAGGATTTTTACCATAATTAGGTTAGGGTGATATTATGTCTTGGTCAAGTACAAATTGGAAGTTATTGGACGGTTCAAATTTTAGTCTACCATATCCATCTGTATTAACACAAATCGTAGATACGATTGATAACTCTAATATAAAATTTTGCTTCTATAAATATGGAGTTGAAAATTATGGTCTGCCGAAATCAATTCCATATAATATAAATATACCGGGAGCTTGCAAAGGATTAAGTAATTTAACATCTGTGACAATACCTGATTCTGTAAAATATATAGATCATTATGCATTTTGGGATACTGGATTGACTTCTGTAACACTATCATATAAAACAAAATATCAAAGTACATCATTTCCCCAAAACTGTACTATAAATATAATAGATGACAGACCGTTTTCATGTGATTCTGAATATTATATAGACACAGAAGTTGAATACGTTATAAATGGAAATTATTATTATAAGTATAATGACGAACCATCAGTAGGTATGATAGTAATAATAAATGCAGGTGGCATATATTATACAACAGGTTTATTTATATCTCCTTACTCAGAAAGTGCTGTAACCTATAAAACGCAATATGGTTATGTGTGTACTTCGGTTGGAAGCATAATATATGATGGGGTTACATGGTGGTATTCTTCCGCTGATTATGCTATTGGAGGTCAGTATCAGGGCAGCGGTATGGAAAATTATTCAGATATAGTAAATTTCCCATACACTCAACAAATTTTAACAAATATTTTACAATCAATACACGCATCTATGAATAATAATTAAAACAAATATTTATTTACAAACCACTTGACAAAATCAGGTGGTTTGTGTTATAATATATTTAAGAGTAATCACAAAGGAGGAAATGTAATAATGCCAGAAAAAGAATTATCAGAAAAAGAAATAGAACAACAGATAAAAAATCTACTTATAGATAATGTAAATATAAAAGAACTAATGGATCTGGGAAAACAAGTCTCAGAAAAATATGATGTAGATCCAGAACTATATGAATTTTTCCATAGAGAAGTGGTAGAAGTTTAAGTATATAAAAAAACAAATAATTAAACTATAAACAAAACAATCTAGAACTATAAACGATGTAACTCGTTATAGGACGGGACATTATGTGAAAAGGGGATGGTCTTATGGTAAGAAGATTAAACGAAGATATATATATAAGGATAATGAGTATTATAACGAATTTCAACAGTGGTTAGACAACGATTATCCTAATCTTATCAGGGAAGTTGAGGAATATGTAGAAGAAGGATTCACAACAGAAGCTGCAATAGAGATTGTCTGTGATTATTATGGAATATATAATGACCAAGGTGAAATTGACGATATTTGCAAGTTATTTGGAGTTAGAAGAAGACGCGATTATACACCTCAGGATATGCTTCTAGCATTTGATAAAAATATGCTAGATGTTACAAATGAATACATTGATGGATATAGAGATGCCTGCAAAGGGATCAAGGAACTGTATGGAATAAATTTGAATATTTAAGGGAGATGTTTCTATGAAACTTATTATTGAAGATATTGGTAATTATAGGTTTGCCATTATTATTAAAAATGATTCTGGCAGAAGTTATAATTTTGTGGAATGGGCAGATTCTTTACAAGATGGTAAATCAACCGCTAGGGAATACTATGATAGTGATTTTTATCATCGTACTCATTCAGAGTATTGGCTTTATGATACAAAGAAACATAGAGCTTATTTACCACAAGGGTTTAGTTCTACAGATCAGCAATTTGATAATTCCTTACCTATTTATAAAGAGGATGATGAGGGTAGATATGAACTTCTTGTTGATTATGTAGATGATAAGATATATGGAATGAAAGAGTCCGTTCAGCCTGATGGTAACTCGGTCAGAAAGGCATGGGCAGAAAAACTAGGAGTAGACCAAAACTATTGAGATCTAGTTGCAAAGGAAATTCGTGTACTATTACAATCAGTGCATTGAATATGTTTAGTGTATACGAAAAAGGTCTTAGTAATAAAGATATTGAAGATGCTGGAAATGATGTTATCAAAGAAATGTCATTAAATGGAAAATGTTATATCACAGATCTTGGAAATTATAGTGGAGCTAAATTAAAGTTCGAGACAGTTACAAATGAATGCATGGTTAAAGAATCTGCTATGCTGATTGGTTGGAATAAAGTAGAAGATATTTGTAATAACTTCAGATTCACAGGAGACTGGTTCAAAGATTTACATAAACTTTGGGATCGACTTGATAAATATTATTATAATGAAGTTGAAGTTTATAATGAAAATATCATTAAAAGAATCAAGGATAAGGTAACAGAAGTTATCATTAGCAAGTATCCAGAGTTTGAAGAAGAAATTAAAGAAGAAATTTGGTAATAAATTAAGAATCATACAAAGTATAAAATACTTAATAAACTTAAATCTAGTATAATATACAAAAATGTCACAAGGAATTCTACATTCTTTGTGACATTTTTTATTGAAAAACTTTTAGAAAACACTTGACTTTTTCTCTAAAATATGTTATACTATATTTGTAAGGTAAAGGAAGCACAAACAACAAATAAGGAGGAAAAGAAAATGACTACATCCCAGGAAAGAAAAGTTGATTATCTCCGTAGAGAAGCTGAGAAGATGGCTTCCGAGTATCATAACAACGGTGAGATTAAGAAGTTTGAAGTTGTAGATCACGGTTCCTTTGTTTCTGTTTACATTGAGGTTGGGGACACAAAAGACGAAGGAACACTGGCAGCTTTTATTTGCCGAGAGAAAGCACACATCTTTATAGGCAAGCGTGGAGCAATGGAATTTCCGGTATGGGATGCTAAAAGATGTGACCAAAGATACAAGAAGTTCAGATCTTTGTGGTGTGCTTACTACGATCAGGAAAATAATGTGGTTAAAGGTTCTTATAAATAAGGAGGGTTTATTATGGAAGCCACTGTAAGAATTCTTATTAATGATATTGATAAACAGGTCGTTCGTGGAAAGAATAGATTTATCAAGGATTGTTTCTATAAGGTTTGGGATGAGATATATAAACCAAATAAGCCCGTCACAGATTATGATATTGTCTGGTTTAAGAATGAATTGGAATATAGATATTCGATCTTCATTCTTTGGTCGGCACTGGATAAATTCTTTGGAGAGTTTTGAAAGGAGTTTATTATGAAAATGTTTGTTGTTTACTCTCATGGAGATTTTGAGGAAGAATTTAATGCATATTCTGAAGCCAGACAGTATGTAAAAGATCTGATTAAAGGTACAGCAGAGTGCTATGGTATTACACAAAAAAGAGCTAAAGAGGAACTGGAACTCACGATTGAAGAGGTTGAATATATTTAATTTTGGAGGTTTTGATTATGTTTACAGTGACTAGACAAGTTTATAACACCACAATGAAATATCTTTCCAAGAACGGACTTCTTTATAAATCTTATGATCTGTTTGAGTTGTGTGAATATGATCCTGAGATTCCCGAAGACATTAAACAGTGGTCTGAAAATGATGATTATTATGAGTGGGCGCAGTGTCAGCTTGACGTTATTCTAGCTAAACATGAACTTAAAGAAGCTCAGAAACAGCTTGATAAGAAGAATAAAAATCTTATGAATTCTGAAAAGAACATACATTTCACTGATTGATGATGTTTCTAAATGAAACATCATTTTTTTTCAAATCAATATTGACTTTTGAACAATTATATGTTATACTATATGTATGGAGGTGATCTGTTCATGAGTTTGAAATCAATTCTTACAGATTATGGAATTAAGGATGAAGAAGGTCTTAGGTTTGTTCTGGATCAATATGGAAAGATTATTCAGGAACTAAGCCACAATGAATTATCTAAACTAACATACGATGCAAATTATCTATTGGAACACTTTGAATATAAATTCAAAGAGTATATCAAGCCGTGGGAATATGATGGATTCCCACAGAACTTCCGATCAATTGTTTTTGAGACAAACAAGGGGGATGTCTTCTCAGGGTATTTCGATGTTGAAAAACATTTGTTTATAAATTCTAACAAACAAACTTGTGATGAGTTCTACGAAGATGAAGTTTGTGGTTGGTTCTATGATAACTGATATTGGAGGTAATGTATGCTTATTCCGGCACAATTGAGACAGGATGAATTAAAGCAGTTATTCATAAACACATGGTATGATGAAAAGTTCAAATACTATTGGGATGGAACAGGAAGATCTGTGTATCAGAGTGATGATAACTGCTATTATTCTCGGCAGTTTACATCGGTAGATAAAGATAACAATATCATCGGATATATTGGATATTCCTATAACAATGATAATCGTTCTGCCAATAACTTTGGATTATGTGCTTTTAACGGAACAAATAAAATATTTTTTGATGATGTGATCCTGTGTATATACGAGATATTCTATAAGTTTCATCTTAATAGAGTAGAGTTCTGTGCCTTTGAAGGTAATCCTGCTATAAAAGGATATAGAGCTTTTCTTAAAAGATATGGTGGTAAAGAAGTAGCACATCTCCATGAAGTTTGTAGGCTTATGGACGGAAAGTTACACGATTCATTTATATTTGAATGTTTAAGAATGGATCTGAAAGTAGAACACCATATCAATTATAATGCTGAATATGAGTTTGAAACTGTATTGGAACGAGATGCCACAAAAATTATAGAAAGACGTAAACAGGAGGAAAATAAGAAATGATTTTATCTGATAGAGGAATTAAAGAAGCAATCGAAAAAAGAACTATTATTGTAGACCCCTGTGATGACATTTGTATTCAACCTGCCAGTCTTGACATTAGACTAGGTAGAAGTTTTGCAACACCTGAAACAAAGAAATATGATGTTATTCCTTTCGACAAAGAAATCAAATACAAAAGAGTTATTGCAGATAGATTCATTCTAATGCCGGGTGAGTTTGTTTTAGGAACTACTATGGAAGCTATTAGACTGCCAAATAATATCACGGCATTCGTAGAGGGAAGAAGCTCTATCGGTAGACTTGGTTTATTTGTTCAAAACGCAGGATGGGTAGATCCTGGTTTCTGTGGTGAAATTACATTGGAATTATTCAATGCCGGAAATCACTGTATTGAACTTATTGCCGGAACTAGAATCGCACAGCTTGTATTTGCCTTAATGGATCAAAATGCTGAAAATCCTTATAATGGAAAATATCAAGGTCAGGGTGGTGCAACAGGTTCTATGATTTATAAGGATTTTAACGTACAACCAAAGCAAGTAAACTATTCAACTGATTATCCTAGTTATATGGGAATGAGAGAATATGATGACTAATATAAAATTATATAATGGTGACTGCTTAACTGAAATGAATAACATAGAAGATTATTCAATTGACTGTATTATATGTGATCTTCCTTATGGAACAACTAAGTGTGAGTGGGATACTGTTATTGATTTTACGGACTTGTGGAATTGCTATAACAGAATTTTGAAACAAAATTCAACAGTGGTCTTGTTTGCAAGCGGATTATTTACTTATCGGGTATATCAAAGTAATGTGAAAGATTATAGGTACAAACTTATATGGAAGAAGAATGTTCCAACCGGAATGACAAGTGCAAAATATAGACCAATGAAATATTATGAAGAAATGTTGATATTTCAAAAAGGAAATCCTACATACAATTTGATTCTAATGTAAGTTCATGCAATCTGTTTGATCCTGAATTTAATGAGAGAGTTGAGGTTTGTGCTTCACGAGCGTTAGTTCCACATAAAATGTCTGCAAAAAATTCTATTCTGACAGAATGTTTTGATGCATCCATTAAAGATAGAATGATTAAATACGGTGAGAGATATGAAAAAGAATTCTCATGTAGATTTCAACAGATTAAAAAGGGTTGTTTTGATCGCTTAGTATATGTTATATTCTTTAAGGATGTTGCTGTTGTTTATATGACATATTCAAAAGAATTGAATAAAGATATGGGTGTGGCTAACACACAGCATAAGAATTCAGTGAATGAGTGTCAGTTCTCTGTGAATAATTTCAATATTGCAAAACACGAAAAGAACATCTCTGCTGTTTTTACATATGATAAGATTCTTGATTATCTAAGTTATGATGCGGAGGAAACAGAGAATGAAGCCATTAAAGCAAAGTAAATATGTAATAACAAATGGAGAAGATTATGTAGCAAATTCAACAGGAACATCTTTCAAAGTAAATAAAGAGGATGCCTATATGTGGTCAACAGAATCAGCAGCTAATAATGTTCTAATCAATCAGATGGGGCATAAGAAGTCTTATATGGTAAAAGAGATCACTGTTTATAAATCAGATATTGCTCCTGATATAACTATGGATGTAGAAGTCATCCAGAACTTTCTTGATATAGTTATGGATAGTGCAGAACATGAAGAAGAACTAAGATCACAACTTAGAAAAACAGATAGGTCTATATCTGATATTTTACATTATATAGAAATGACTGATCTTAATGCCCGTGATGGGTATATGGTTTATAAGCAACTAAAAGCCTATCAGAGATCGCGGAGAGAGATTAAGAATAGGTTGAAGATTGTAGAAAGTGTGAACTCACTTTCAATTGATCCACAAGTCTTGAAGTCTGTAATTTCATTTTTCAAGGAAAGAAGTTATAGACCGAGAGAACTTGATTTTGATGATATGTGGTAAATGGAGGTAGTGTATATGAGAGCAACTATTATTTCAGAATCTACGGAAGATCAAAAGTTTAGCTTTCTTCCAAATCTAACAAAGGCAAAAACATTTTCCGGAAAGATGGCAGCAATCTGTTATCTTAAAGATAAATACTTTAATACAAATGCTTCTGATAATGCTAAATCATATGACAGATTTATGCGTGTAGCAGAAACAGGACATCACAGTATTGCGGATCATTATTTTGTAACGGTTCTTTTTGAGAACATTCCAAAAATGACAGCAATGATTCTAAATAGTCTTGGGTTCTATAATACCTCCGAGAAAAGCGGAAGATATACAGTTATGAACGCCGATGAAGAAGATATGATTAAATATCATAAAAATTATGAACTGTATAACAAATGGATTCCAATCCTAACAGAACTTATTAAAAAAGAATATCCCACAATGGATGATAAACTGGTAGAAAAACTATCACTTGAAAATGCACGTTATATGCTTAGTGTATTCTCACATAGCACAACGATGTCATATACAACCTCTTTCCGGATGTGGAGTTATATTAAGTGTTATTGCGATAGGCATATTATGACACATGAATCTAATTATGATAATATGACGCAGTTTGAAAAAGACTTGTTTGACTGTATTAAGGAACTAAGGAATTGTATTGAGGAAATGTATTTATTCTCAAATGATCTTATTGAGAATAAAGGAAGAGGTTTCTATTTCCTCGCAAAACAAACATTCTTTAATACAGACAATATGAGAGAGTGCATTGGTGATGCCTATTTGATTAAATACGGATCATCCTTTGCCGACCTTGCACAACAGCAGAGACATAGAAACATCAAATATTATATGAACTATGACGGAAAGTACCATCAATTCTATGTTCCAAAAATTATTAAGGACACGGAGTATGAATCACAGTGGGTAGAAGATTTAATGTCTATTGCAGAAACAACACCGATTGCAACAAAAGTTCAGGTGGTGGAGACAGGTTTTATTGGTGAGTTTTTACTGAAATGTGATGAAAGACTTTGTGGAAGAGTGCAGCTTGAAACAATGAATACTATCACACAAAATCTAATTAGATTTGCAAGAAACCGTGGTAATTCACCGTTCATGAAAGATATGTTATCTAAATATATTGATATTGACAACTACAATGAACAAACAGTTAAGACTAAGTGTTGTAGAGTAAACTGCAAAGAACCTTGTTTCTTTGGCGCAAAGAACGGGATCACAAGAAAGATTTGATATTTAGTGATATTATACAAAAACTCCTACATCTATTTGTAGGAGTTTTATTTTATATCCTATTGACTTTTTCTTATAAATGTGTTATAATATATTTGTAAACTAGATAAATAACTATCAGATCGGAGGTATTTGTTATGACGTTTACTGATGCTCAGATCAATGAATTTAAGGAAAAGGTGTCCGAATTGTTTATGGATAAGTTCTATGAATTTATTGATGATGTAAAAGAAACTCGCGGAGATGGAAAAGACTTTGCATGGAAGTATGGTTTCACTATTCGCCCTAAATTCATCGAGAAGTGGACAAAGAATACAATGACTAACGCAAATAAGTTCGCATCTCAGGTTTTTAATGGAGGAACTATTGATTTCTGGATGAATAACGGTCTTGAAAAGGAAATGATCTGGAAACTGGTGTCAGAAGGATTCCTTTCTGAATCTACTGCATGGAAAAGTGGCTCTAAGACATTCTACTTTCTCAAGCAAGATATTATAAAGGAAATTTTTAAGCAGTATAGACGATAATTAAGAAGTATTATTTGATTAAAGGAGGATTACTGAAATGGAGTTTATTATTAGTGTTATGAGAGAGGAACTTGACAGACTTCCGGGCGGTATTGAGGATCAAGCTAGGGAGTTTCTTAGCAGAGTTTGCAAAACTGATGAAAGTGCGGAGGATAGTGAAAATGATTACAATTAAGAAATCTGATTTGTCCGATCTGTTTAACTATATTAGGTGGACTATTGATAATCCATCTCCATGTATGAAATGTTATAGTTATGGAACACCCGAATGCTGTGGATGTATTCAGGATAGTGACTATCGAGAAAAGAAACATTCTCTTCCCGGATCATCCGTATATAATAATATGAACTATCAGAAACTTGCAGATGCTTATGTAAGAAAATATATAGCAGAAAAAGCAAAAGAAGAAGCAATCAAGAATTATAATAAAGAAGCGTCAGTGTATGAATCAGTGCTACAAGAATATGATGTAGTTTGTGAAGAAACCACTAAATAAAGGATTTTGCGTATGAATCAAAATGAATTATATGATGAAATACCTCACGAACTTAAAGAGTGTGGAAGAGTTCAGATTAAAAATATTTTTCGTGATGCTGGATATGTTGTATTCCGTGATCATGTTGTTGATCATACTGGATATTATATATTCAAAGAAGTATTTACTAAAAATGACATTATAAACCCAATTCGTTATAAATATCTAGGTTGGTATAAACTACTTAAACAGGTCATGTATGAAATTAAAAATGATTACATGGATTCATGTAGGCATTTTGAAGTAAATGTGACTAGCGTTCTGGAGGTATATGATAATGAAGTGTCTTGAATTTCCACCAATGTTGTTTGATGAGTGTGAATTCGATTTCCCAGATGACATGAGAAGACTTCTGAATCTTCTTGAAATGGATTACTATTGGGATATTAAAGATTATGTATACAGACCTTGGGATAATGATAAGGAGTATGAATAATATGTATTCAAATGTAATGGCGAATATTAAAAATAATAATAAGTTCCCTGTTTGCTGTAATCAGTCTAAGTTAAATTATAATAAATACAAACAACTCTGTGAACAGAGTCAAGAAAAAGCAGAGTTGTGTGACAAAATCAGAAATGATTTTGGTGAGGAATACACAAGTGACGCTAAGCGTGAATGGAGAAAAATCGCTAAAGACCGTGACACTGTATGCACTTGTCTTAAACTAAATAAAGTTATGGATTCTTTGATGCAAGAAATCATAGATGAATATTCTTTGGAATTTATTGGTAATGGCAGTAAGGAATGTGACGGATCGCAAGGTTTAGTTCACTTGTGGAATCATGATAATGCTTCATGTTTCAAAGCAAAAGCGAAAGATGCATATATTCTGATGGAGCACAGCGAGAATATATTCAACGGATATTACTTCATTGATTTCGATATCCATTATGTATTTTCAAATTCAGTTGAATGTGCATTGTTGGAATGGGATTTGAGAAAGCACGATGACTATTTTAACTTTTCTGATGAACCGAATCGTATTGGATTTGTCGATCTTCATTATGATGTATATGAGAAAGCAGAATATTTTTATATGCAAAAAAAGCTAAAGGAAAAGCTTGAACAGTTCTTTGAACAACATAGGTTAGATATCATTCTTTGGGAAGAACTCGAAAATGATGAATCCGGAAAATAACTTCTTCATATGGGATATAATCAACAACATCCCTCATGAACTAACTCTATTTAGAATAAGTTTGAAAAGGCATACTGTATGATTAAATAAGATGACAGATATGCAACTACACATAATCTTATAGAGAATTCGTGATATTAAAAAACAACTCTATTTATTATGACGGAATCACAAGAAAGATATGATGCTTAGTAAATATATACAAAAACTCATGCAAATATTTGTATGAGTTTTATTTTATAAATTTCAAGAAAACACTTGACAAAATCAAAAATATATGTTATACTATATTTACAAGGTTAAGTAACGAATAATAAAGCCAAAAACATTGAGGAGGATCTAAAAATGGAAAACAAGAAAACCTGTACTTTTGTGTTCTACAAGTTTATTGACAAAGAGGAAAACTATGCCAAGGTTAGATGTACCAACTGCGGTGATTTTGCTATTGCTCAGTACATTCACAGATGGGAAACAGAAAGACTTAATGATCTTATGCGGATCAAGTTCTGTCCTCATTGTGGTGCCGAGGATACTCTGTACGATAGAGTATGGAGTGGTGAGTTTGACGATTGATGGAGGATATTAAGTATGAAAATCATTGAGATTAAATATTTTGAAAACCTTAGAGAAGTAATGAAAGATCCTAAATATCGTAGAAGCCATATCGGAGTATATGTCGCTTATAAGAACTATATGGAATCCGTCAGACTTGGTGCAGAGGAATTTGAAGTTTCTGATCCTCCGTATAATGAAGAAGATATGCGGGAATTTATCAAAACTCTGGAAGCCGCCGGAGTAAATAGATTCTGCTATACTGCCAAGAACACCATTACAATTGATTTCCTTCATGTATGTACCGATATGTGGTGGCAGAATATTCATGTTGGATCTATTCACAGAACTAATGAAATTTTCGGAGAAGAAGATGTAAAAGGAATATGGGTAGAGATTTCTTGAAGGAGTGTATAAAAATGATTATGTGTGTTTGGTTAGATGATATCAGGGAAATTCCGGAAATAAATATTCGTCATTGTGTTCGTGAAGAACCTGAGTTTGGAATGAACACATATATCACATACAGAGCTAAATCTGTAAATTATGCAAAATCTCTTATTGAGAGTGCGGTAAAGCAGAATAGGTATGACGGATATCTTCTTGATCTTGACCATGATCTTGGAGACTATTCAAAAGACGGCGGAGATGCCTATAAGCTGATCCTGTGGATGATTGAAAATGGATATGTAAGCAATAAATTCAAATTCAGACTGCATACAATGAATCCGGTTGGTAGAGAGAACATGAAAGAACTTATTATCCGTTATTTTGGAAAGGAAAATTATTATGATTGACAGACATTGGAATGAAGTAAGAGAATTGGGTGAGAAGATCGGATATGGGAAACTAATGACAGTTGCTTCTATCCTATGGGCATCAAAACTTATTGATGCCGGACTACCAGATAACGGAGCATTTTATCCAACAGGTTTATTTAATATGAAGGATTCGACAACAACAAAAGATCAAGTCGAATATCGTAAAGCATGGCTTGAATTTTATAGGAAGAATATAGTATACAAAGAATAAGGAGGATATAATAATGGATCTTAATCTCAAACTCAAAGATCATACCCTTATAAAAATTACATCTGAACTTGACACAGAAAGAGTTTATGATTACTACGGTGATTATGATCGTCCAACTCAGGACATTAGATTTATTTTCGATGACGGAATGATAGTTGATTTTTTGTCAATTAGAGATGACAGTGCTTCCTTTACATATCTTGCAAGTTTCTTCTACCAGAAAGATTTTTCAGAATACACAAAAGATCAATTTATTTCTGAATTTTCGGAATATGTTAGTGTGAAACCATCAGTTATGAGAATAAATTGGCGTGATCAATATAATTCTAACTGCTCAGTTATGAAGTCTGACCATTATGCAGTTTTCAGAGATATTGAATCTCCGAAAGAATCAACTGGATATGCTAACTATGACGGTAGAGAATTTTAAGGAGGACTAACACAATGAAAACATACTATCCAATGGCTACTTATGATGGACAGACAGATAATTTTCATACGCTTACTACATACGATAGTCAATTTACTGTTAATGAGTGTTTGATTGCAATTCGTAATTGGATTTCTGCCGGGTTCAAAATTGATAAATGTTGGATTCAAGAATATGATACAGATACGAATGTTCCGAGAAATATCTCTGTTCACATTGTAGGCAGAGAACCTAAAGTTATTTATAGTAGATAAAGGGGGGTTAATTATGAAAAAAGAATGGGTTGAGAAGAAAGAACAGGAACGTAAAGTAAGAATTAAAGAACTTACAAAACAAATCATGGATGCACTAACTTCTTTGGAAGATTTTACGGATAAAGAAAGAGATATGTTTGTTGAAAGATTTTACGAGATGAAAAATATTGGCATGAGTGATGCTCATATGTATATGCCGCATATTAAAGGAAAGTTCAAATACAGAGATGACCTATATAATAAGATAATGGATATTCTCAAAGAACTTCCGTTTGATCAACTTATCATGACCGAGCGTTATAGTTATGAAAATTATCTTGATTCTGAACATAAACATTTTACCGGAGATATTATTATCACAGATCCTTGTTATATTGCAAAAGAAAATGAATGGCCCGATTATCTTGATGATGCGTATGATAATGAGGATCATCCTTTAAGGACTTTCATTGAACGTGGAACCATTTATGGTGACTGGTCTTGTACTACATTTGATACTGTTAATAGTTGGAAACCCATTGGAAACTTTTGTGCGGATGCTGGATGGGTCGGCGTGTTTGATCTTTCAGAAGTTTTAGCATATAACCCGAATTTTAACTATCATATAGAAAGACCTTGGACAACAACACTAATTAAGAATTTTGACGGTACTGTTTGGTTTGAAGTTGATGAGCACTACGATGAAGACTACGGATATGAATACTCTGTTCATGTTATTGGTAAAGGGGTTAATACAGAGACCGGAGAGCCTATTGAGTTCAGGACAACTCAGACAGGACTTTGAAAGGATTTTACATTATGAAAACTGTTTTGGTTTACAGTCTTAACGAAATTAGAGATATTCTTTTGAAATATCTTCCGCCTGATTCAGAGTCGTACATTGAAGACGCTCTGTTTGAGTGGGCTAGATATGAACGATTTATTCATATTAACGTAGATAAACTCGAAAACATTTCCGTTGAGTATGAGGAAGGTGGGTTACGCGCATCAAATGATGGTGCTGTGCCTAAGAAAATTCAGAAATGGATTGACATTATCAATGAATTGATCCTAATTATTGAGAATATGGAACTTCCGGAAGAGTTCATTATTGACTATGAATCAGACATTTCTATTTATAAATAAAGGTGAATTACTATGGTTGGATATAAAATTGCAGTTGGTATTGACTCCGTAGACGGTCCGTTTCTTGTAGTAGTTAAACTAGAGACATTACCAGAATCTACTATTGTTACACCAAATAATAAAATTCAGTTAGCAGCAGAATGTTCTATTCTCTATTACGTTGAAGAAATATTAAATGTATGTAATTTTTATTATATACCAGATAAAAAAGAAATTCAACAATATAGAACAGATGCTGCAATCGTAACGGGAATTGCACCTATTAAATTAGATTATAAACCTAATAATTGGAATAATAAGGCGTATTCTATTCACGACATTTCAAATAGACTTGAATTGCCAGCAGCATATTCAGACAGTTCTGCTTTTACATATATGAATTGTAATAAAGTTTATTCCAATCTTGATTTAAGACCCGAAAATACTTGTGGGTATGGAATACATTTCTTTGAAAGTTTAGAGGATGCTATTTATTATTTTGCATATGATTATGAGTCTTATATAGTAAATAATTTTCGTCAGATAAAAGGCGCTTGGAGAAGAGAATCTAAATTATTAAAGGAGTTAGTAAAATGATTGGATATAAGATTGCAGTTGGAATAGATCGAAAGAACGGACCGTTTCCAGTATTGGTTAAACTTGAAGTTCCGGAAGATGCAACAATAGTAAGACCTTTTGATGGAATTAAACTTGAAATACTGAATCGCTGTTTCTTTTCAGAAAGAACACTTCATCAATTAAGAACTGATAAAGCAAAAGTTCTTGAAATAAATCCCGTGTCAACGTGGGAAAATTATTTAGAAGACTGGAATGGAAAAGCATATTCAGTTTATAGCTTATCAAGAGATATTAACATGAATATCTCCGGTCATGTTTTTTGTTACGAAGAAGGAAAAGAAGTTTCAAGTTATCTTGATCTCGACGAAAGATATTCGTGCGTTCCGGGAATTCATTTATTTGAATCAAATGCAGATGCTGTTGAATATCTACTCTTTGATGATTATTTTATGAATTGCATAAATAAGTTCAGTAAAGTGTGGACATATAAAACAAATTGGAATGATCCTTGGGATGATGAAGACTACCAACAATATGCAAATTCCTGTAAAAATCATCTTATTGATCTAAGTAAGTAAAGACAAAATAGATGTAGAATAAACTCTACATCCATTGTTTATTTTATATAAAAAATGTGCAAATACTTTATTATTGTTTTTACATATAAAATTATTCAAAACCTATTGACTTTTTGAGCATTATGTGTTATACTATATTTACAGGATAACACAATAATTCAAGGAGGATAAAGGTTATGAAAAACACGATTATTGGAAATGAAACTTGGTTCGATATGTGGTTCTCCGACAAGCAGAATATGCTTGATACAATGGTAAGAAATATGCAAGCCGATCTGGATTGCGGATATGATTATTTTGGAAAGTCTATCACTTCTCAGCGAGAGATGATTGATGAGTACAAGAAGAACTTTGATGATCAGATGGACAAGTTCAAGGAAATGGAAGATAAAGCCGTCAATAGATGGTGCTATTACGATATGAAGAAACGTGGAGTTATTGAGTGAAGGGAGGATTATTATGGTTACAGTGGTTTTGGGGTATAGTTGTCTTGTTCTATTTACATATTCTGCTATAATTACTCTTATTGTTTTCGACAAAGAACGTAAACAGAAGAAAGAACCGGAACCGGAACTTTTTGACGGAGATATAATGAGAGAAATAAGCAAGGCAAATGAGGGTATGTATAAGTTTGAATATTCTTCAGAACAGAAGAAGATCTTAAAAGAATTGGTTGCTATCATTAAAAACTCCGCCGAAAAAGGATTCACATCTGTAAACCTATTAAAATGTAGGAATCTTAATTATCGGATACAGAACTATTTTACAAGACAGCAAATTCTTGATTATTTCGAGCCTAAGAAATATACAGTAAAATTTGAAATGGATTCAGAAAATACTTCTTATATTGAGAAGATAACGTGGTAAAAAGGAGAAATAAATCATGTTATTAAAAGAAGATAAACAGTTATACAGAGGTATATTCTGGATTCCGGATATTGATAATGTGAAATCATCTAATCTATATTTTACAATTCCTTGTGATGTTGATGGATATATAAACGATACTGAATTTCAGATTTCCGATATTGTATCTTCTACTGGATCAGATAATTATAACCATAAAAAACTGTGGAAATCTTTGGGAAATAAATATACAAATGGAAAGGACTTTTCTTATTATCCTAGAGGTAGAGTTGAAATTAGCAATGGAATTGCAAAAGTATTTCATTCTCCACATATTCCACAAGATGATCTTAAAAGATTTGTTATTGATAAATTTAATCTAACTCCGTCAAACGGAATCAAGAAGATTAAAATGATTGCTGATGGAAGTGACCATTATAAATGTTATTTAGATGAGGAGTGATATTATATGAATATTTACAGACTAACTATTTGTAAAATTACTTGCTATCAATACGAAGATACATGGTATGAGTGGTTTTTAACAGAAGATGAAATGAAAGCATATAAAGAGAAATATGAAAAAGAACATAGACGGGAAAACGGAGATTATATTCCACATATTACTGATATTTCATATTATGAAGATACAATGACATTAGAGGAAGCGAGGGAATCAGATACATTTACAGTGAATGACTTTGAAGAATTGTTTAATGTTGATGTTACAAATTTATTAACAAATGAAACAGATTGGTATCTTGATGAGGATGGATAAATTAGATGTTCTTACTGTGACGAAAAGTCTTATATTCAGGATCCGTCTTTGAACAGAGAATGCTATTGTTCTATTTGTGGAAATAAGATGTCAAATAAAATTCTTCCAGAAAAAACTATAACCAAGTAAGAGGAGAGTATAAATTATTCCTATCAAACCGGAGGTAGATGAATGAAAAATTCTTTGTGCGCTCACTGTCTTAATTGCAGTGAGATCAAGTATGATGGATTCTTTTGTGACGAGACTGGATATACAGAAAGTAAAGATATTTCTGATGGATGTGAAATGTTCAAAGATGATTCAGTTAAATTTTTCGCAGAAAAGTTAGCATATACGTTTAATGATAAGGAGGAGGAAGAATAATGAAAGTAATTACAATTTATGAGGCGTTTGACGGTGAACAGTTTGATGACGAAATTGACTGCTTAGAGCACGAACTTATCTTTAAAGAAAAGACTACTACACTAAGAGCTTACGGTAAACGTAATAAACGACTTTATGATCTTTACAAAGACGATACATATAATGAAACAATGAAAATTGTTATTCCTGATACTGAGGCTCTTAAGATGCTAATGGAACTTCAAGATTATTGTGGTTTCTATTTTGATATTCCTGCTGTTGCATCCAGCATTGGAACATGGAAGTATGATGAAAAGGAAGATCATTGGAAGAAGGTCGGATAAATTATGGCTATCATAGCAATTAAACAACCTAACGGACAATTGATGATGTTTTCATCTCTATGTTCCGTTCCAATTGAAATGATCCTTACACAAGAAGATTTTATAAGTTTAGGAGTATTGAAAATGAAATTTGAAGATTATCGTAATTGGCTAAGAGAACATGATTGGCTAGGAGCGCAAGAATATGATTATTTAGATACACTTGATCTAGGTGTAATTCTGTGTGCAAATTCAGATAAGACTTGCAGAGAGATTATGGAAATCATTGCTGATAAGTATGAGGACGATTATCTAGCGAAATATCCAAATGATCAGGAATTATTTAATAGTATTCCGGAAAGTGAATTTGTTGATTATATTCATTGGCGTTATGGAATTCCAGTTAGCGAGGAAGTTATATATAGGTTTAATATTGGGGAGAAAAAATAGGAGGAAATAAAAAAATGAAAATCTCTATTAAATTTCTTAATGATCTAATTGCCAAGAACAATATTCCTGAAACCGCAACACTTCAAACCGATACTGATTGGAAATGTTGGGAATGTGGTCCAGTTGATTGTTATAGTGTTTATTATAACCCAAAAGAAAATACAATCATTCTACACGGAGAAAATAATTCCATGTATCATAGAGAAGGATGTATTCAGCTATTTTCTGATGATAATCATAAAGAATCGTTTTATGGAGTTTTTCGATACTATGTAAAGGATGATACAAAAGAAGTTTGTGTAGAAAGACAGAGGTAGTATGTGATTCTAACTACTATTCAATTTGTGAAATATAATTATATTGTAGAGTTCATAAATAAGCGTCTGAAATATTCATTATGTCCTTTTGATGATATGTTTGAGGTGTTTCAGGTAGGAGCGTTTTCAAAACCTTTGGAACCGTCCGGAGAACTTGAGAATAAACTTGTAATAGAGTGGGAAAGGGTAATGTCATGAAATATTCAAACATTGAAATTCCTGAGATAGATATAAACGATGTTTCGCCGGAAGTTTATTTTTTTGATGTAATCTGTCCTAATTGCAAATGTCCGTTATGTTCAGATGAAATTAGAGTTGCTAATATATCTACGGGGCATAGTTTTGGTAGTATTGAAACCACTTCTATGGCGCACTGTAGATGCAAAGTCTGCAAAACTAAATTTGATGCAGAAACAACTATTTACTCAAAGTTTAGTATTGGCTTGTTTGCTCATATGATTTGTTGTATTGTGATGACCGTTGCATTTATTTTAACTGGAACGAGTCTTATCGGTATTTTAATTACAGAACTAATGAAAGAATATTCTATCAGAAACAATATATTTGCGGTTTTTATAGTTTCTTTGTGCATCTTAATTGTTTCTGGTATTATTGGCTCTATTCTGGAAACGTGTAATGATGATTGTTGCAAATATGTCAAAACATTTAATAAATGAAATGAGGGTAAATGTATATGAACGCTGATATTGAAAAGCTACGAATCTTGTATAACAAAAAAGACGAGATATTATCAGAAACATAGGAGGTAATTATATGCTAACATTTATTAAATATCCAAAAGGAATAGATAGAACTGAGTTCATTAAATATATTGAAGGTGATATGGTACAGTCTGTAATGAAATGTAGAGGAATTCCTATTGTTGGACATGGATGTGTTTACTACTCAGATTCACCTAATAATTTTATTGAAGTATTTCTGTCTCCTGACAGATACCTTGGTTATGTGAAAAACATAACATTTGATCCTATCCCTCCAAATATGGATTATATTGAATTTGATTTACTTGATAACCAAGCCGGAAGACTTGCAAAAGAACTTGTCATGGATCAAGAAACAGAATATTCAATCAGTCCATGTTGCATCGTAAATCCTTTGGATGGAAGTATTAGACTATTAGGATTCACTATTCATTTTGAATAATTTGGAGGTCTTTATGAAGATTGACATAAATAGTGATGTATTAAATCTATTTAATAATATAACATTGGATATTCGAGATTATATTTCCTATAAAGCGCAGGAACGGCATTGCGGTTGGGAGTGCTGTTTACAAACATATAATCAAGTTATTTTTAGTTTGTCAGATAATTATGTCACGATTGAGATTGCAAAAGACGAGAAAGAAAGAGACTATGTAAAGCTGTTTACCGGAAACAGATATAGCAGTATTCTTCTTGTTAATACAGAACATAATAAATTTCTAGTTGTTCCATATACAGGGAAAAATAAGTTATTATATTATTGGAATGAAAAAGATTTAGATAAATTCATAGATATCGTGAGAACAAGATTTCACGAATATTTAGTAAAGATAAATTCGGAACAAAAAGAACATAATTTCAAGCTCAGAATCATTACAGATGCTATTGATCCATATGTTGATAATTTGTCTTATACCGATATTGATAATCTTGTATCCCAGCTTAGATTAACATTAGATTGGGTAAGAAAGAATGAGGATAATAAAATGGTTGACGATTCTAATGTAAAATATTTGGAAGATAGAATTAAAGAACTTAAACAACAGATTGAAGAAATTGAACAAAGACATTATGAAGAACTAGATCCAGTTAAACAGGAACTTGAAGATACAGAGTGGGAGTTGGCATCCGCCCGTGTAATATTTGAGAGTCAAAAGAATGAGGATGTTGTAGATGATGAATAATCAAAATAACATAGTCATTACATATGATGACATATATAATATCTTAAAGTGGATGTACGCAAAATACAGGGAACAAAGATATAATTGTCTTGTAAATTTCGATATCGAACAAAAGCATTGGGTATTTCCAAATGTATTTGGTGTGAAGAAACTTTACCTTTATTGTCCGGAAAATAAGAAAGAGAATGAGATCGCATATATTGGATTCTGTGAAACACATATTGATGATCCAGATACAATTCTACAAGACTATCCACCTATTATAACAGTGACAGATGAAACGATTAGTTTTACATACAATAGAGATTTAATGCCAGTTTGTGAAGAAGAGTTTGTTCTTGAAATGGTAAATAACCTTATAAGGGTAAATAACCTTATAAGGGCAAATGAAGAACTATATCGTGAGAAAGAACTGCAAGAAAGTGAACAATGATACTATATCTAGTATAATATAGTATTACACATAACAACATATAGTTAATTCTTTACTTTATCAATAAAATAAACATACAATATTTCCATCAATTTTTGTGAAAGTAGTAGAATCTAAAAATCTTGATTTTTATTTCACAAAAAGAGATGGAAATATTCTTATGTGACCTACTATAACAAATACAACTCCATTTGGAGGATGGGGAAATATAGAATTAAGAGAGGATTGATCCATTATGTATCAAATTAAGAAACGAAGCGGAGAGTTAGAACTATTTGAACTATCAAAAATCAAGACAGCAATAAAAAGGACATTTGATTCTTGTAATAGAAATTATCAAGAGTCTATTATAGAAACAATATCAATCAAATCAGTGGCAGATGCAGAAACAAAGATAAAGGATAATGTTCTCAATGTAGAAGATATACAAGACAGTGTAGAAAAAGTCTTAATGACATATGGATATGAAGATGTAGCAAAAGCATATATTCTATATAGAAAACAACATGAAAAAGCAAGGAATGCTAAAGAGACATTATTGAATTATAAGAAAACTATCGAAAGTTATAAGAACAGAGATGACTGGCGTGTAAAAGAAAACTCTACTGTCACCTATTCTCTTGGAGGTCTTATTCTAAATAATAGTGGAGCTATGACAGCTAACTATTGGCTTTTTGAAATATATGATGATGAAATTGGAAATGCTCATAGAAATTGTGAAATGCACATACATGATCTTTCTTTTCTATCTGCTTATTGTGCCGGATGGTCACTTAAACAACTAATACAAGAAGGATTAGGTGGAGTACCTGGAAAAATCAGTTCAGATCCGGCATCTCACTTATCTACATTATGTAATCAAATGGTGAATTTTATAGGTATACTCCAAAATGAATGGGCAGGAGCACAAGCATTTTCAAGTGTGGATACATATTTAGCACCTTTTGTAAAAGTAGATAATCTTTCTTATAAAGAAGTAAAGCAGTGCATCCAGTCTCTTGTGTTTGGTCTTAATACTCCTTCAAGATGGGGATCACAATCACCTTTTAGTAATTTTACCATGGATTGGACAGTTCCGGATGATCTTGCAGAACTTAATTGTATCGTAGGAGGTAAAGAGTTAGACTTCCGTTATAAAGACTGTAAACGTGAAATGGATATGGTAAATAAAGCATTTATGGAAGTTATGATGGAAGGTGATGCAAACGGTAGAGGTTTTCAATACCCCATACCGACTTACTCAATAACAAAAGAATTCGATTGGGATCCTGAAATCCCAAATAATAAACTTCTATTTGAAATGACAGCAAAGTATGGAATTCCATATTTTAGTAATTATGTTAATAGTGATATGTCCCCCTCAGATCTGAGAGCAATGTGTCTACATCCAGATACAGAAGTTAGATTTAAATACGACAAGGTTTTTGTAGAAACATCTATTCAGGATATGTATGATAATTACGATGTTAATAAGATTCAAATCCTAACAAAATTTGGTCTTAGACCTGTGAAAGAAGTACAACGATTTGGTTATACTGGAAAACTACTTAAATTTACATTTGATAATGGTACTACGTTAATCACCACACCTGATCATGATCACGTTATTTATGAATTTACAGGTGTTCGTAGATATACCAACGGGGAAAAAGGTGGCTTCTTTGAATATGGAAAACAGCCTGAAGGTTGGTATCTAAAATCAAAATCACCTGTCATAGACGGTAAATGTCATCTTATTAAAAGAAAGGCTTCAGATCTTAAAGTAGGGGATTATTTATCTGTAAGATCTAAAAACGGTGGTGAATATCGTAGAGGAAAGACTTATGAAGAATCATACGGTGAGGATAAAGCAAAACAATTAAAACAAATGTTTAGCAAAGATCGAAAAGGTCGTGTTTCTTGGAATAAAGGTATACCAACTCCCTTAGAAGTAAGAAAGAAGATATCAGAAGCTGAAATTGGACATTATGTATCTGAGAAATGCCGTAAAGCATCCTCCGAAAGATGGAAAGGATCCAAAAACCCATATAATAAAAATGGCGTGAGGGTTTCTGGAAGAAGCGCTAGTATTAGTAACTATGAAATAGATTTTGAAAAAGAGTTATTAGCACTGGACACAGAATTTGTAAAACAGTATCCAGTTTTAAATAATAACAAAACCTATATTTGTGATTTTTATATCCCAGAAAAAAATCTTATTATAGAACTGGAAACTGATTATAGATATAGTGAGTGTTCTTATAATAACACTGAAAAAGTTTTTATATCCCACCTGAAAAACAAATATGACGATATCATAAGTTCCGGTTATAATCTTTTAGTAATTAATCCAAAGATAGATAAATCTTCTTATAGATGCCATATAAATAATCATACTCAAATCATAAACATTGAATCCATTGATTATGATGGTTATGTGTATGATCTAGAAGTAAATTGTGATGACGTTGGTGGTGATACTACATTATATCATACTTTCTATGCTAATAATATCTTAACTGGGAATTGCTGTAGATTGCGTTTAGATCTTCGTGAACTTAGACGTAAATCAGGAGGATATTTCGGTAGTGGGGAATCCACTGGAAGTATTGGAGTTGTAACATTAAACCTTCCAAGAATAGCATATACATCAAAAACAGAAGAAGAATTCTTTACTAAGCTAGATAAACTAATGGATATAGCGGCAAGATCATTAAATATAAAAAGAACAGTTGTATCACAGTTATTAGAACAAGGATTATATCCCTATACAAAGAGATATCTAGGATCTTTTAATAATCACTTCTCTACAATTGGAATTGTTGGTATGAATGAATGTTGCTTAAATGCTAATTGGATTGGTTATGATATCTCTACAAAGATTGGGTATGAATTTTCTAAGAAGGTTTTAGATCATATAAGGGAACGACTTTCGGATTATCAAGAACAGTATGGTGATCTATTCAACCTTGAAGCAACACCTGCGGAAAGCACTTCATTTAGATTTGCAATGCATGATAAGAAAGATTTTCCAAATATAATCACAGCCGGAGATAAAACAGATGGAGCACCTTATTATACAAATAGTTCTCATCTTCCAGTAGGTTATACAGATGATATTTTTGAAGCACTGGATCACCAAGACGATTTACAAACTAAATATACTTCTGGAACTGTATTTCATGCTTTCCTAGGAGAGAAACTTCCTTCTTGGCAAGCTGCTATGAATCTTACTAGAAAAATAGCAGATAATTATAGACTTCCTTATTTCACATTCTCTCCCACATATTCTATTTGTCAGGAACATGGATATCTAACAGGGGAACAATGGAAATGTCCTCACTGTGGAAAAGATACAGAAGTATATAGCCGTGTTACAGGTTATTATCGTGCTGTTCAAAACTTCAATGATGGTAAAGCACATGAGTTTATGGATAGAAAAGAATATACAGATTTTTCCAGAGAATTTGCAACACCAGAGATAAACTATTCTGAAACAAAAGAAGTAAATACAGAAGAAGTAAAACTTGAAAGACCAATTCTCTTTACCACATCAACCTGTCCAAATTGTAAAATAGTAAAACAGATTCTTGAAGAACATGGATTTGTATATGATGTAGTAGTTGCAGATCAGGATATGGAAACTGCAAGAAAGTTCAATATCAATCAAGCACCAACTCTTGTTGTTCAAGATGAAGAAGGAAATCTAATTAAAGTAGCAAATGTATCTAATATAAAGAAGTTCCTTGAAGAAACAGAGGAATCAGAAGAATAATTGTAGTAATAATCCACAAATAAGTTCTGAAATAATAGGACTTATTTGTGGGTTATTTTGTATTGACATTTTTATGTTTTTGTGTTATACTATATTATATAGACAGAATAATATAACTATAACATTTAATTCGGTTTAACTTGAAAAAAAAAGACAAATGATTAACAATATGTATTGAGTTCGGTAAGATACCGACAATACAATAAATAAGAAAGGTTGAATGACTTATGGTAAAGAAATTAAGATTGGACGAATCAAATCAGAAACCTGTTGTAAATGAGATTTTGTCCGACAACCTGGAATTATACCTCCAAGATTTTGCACAGGAATACGGTGGTATTGATTATAACGATATTTCAGATCTTAGTAAATGTTGGGATAAACTTGAGAATGCTACGAAGTCCAGAATCAGAAAGTTTGTTTCGGAGATCAAAAAAGCCTGTAAAGAAACAGGAATGGATGCTTACGAACTTTCCCAGGAATATCCGGAAGATAAAGAAAATTGTGAAAACCTTGTAAAGCATATCAAAAATGCTATTAAGGGATGTAAGAAAGAATCTGTAAACGGAAAGTTAAAAGAATATGTCACAGTTAGTACAAATGTTAAGGAAGAAATAAACACTACCTTAAGTAGACTTCAAGATACTCTTAAAGGCCTGTACTTTATGAAAGACGAATTTTATAAGGACGAATATGTAGCAAGACTTGTAGATAATCTAGACACAATAAATGATTGTATATCTAGAATTCAGTATGACGAATCAGATGCTTGGCAACATGACAATAATGGAAAAGAAATAAATTGGTAAGAAACGGTCTTAACATTAGAAATTTAATTTGTAAGAAATACAAAAAAAAAACAAATACCTACAATAAATAGTGGTACAAGAAGAGAAGTTGTTATTAGTACCACATAAAAATAATTTTAGAAAGGAATTATGCGTTATGGTTAAGAAATTAAGACTAAGTGAAGCTAATACTCAAAGAATTGACCAGGTAATGACTAAAAAAACTATTCAAAACAAACTCGATGAGATTCGTGATGATGTTTTTCGTCGAGGAACATACAGAATGGATGGAGTAGACCATAAAATTAAAAGTGTAAGATGTACCATCGAGGATGTGTGGGATGTTCCTACTAAGCCTGGTATTTGGGATATACTGGGTTATGTTGATATTAGATGGGACTACGATGAAGATTCAGATACAGTTGGAACACAAGATAATTTTAGTTTTTACTATGATCCGGAAAAAGATGTTATTATAGAGAAAACAGACGAGTCTAAATTGAGAAAAAGATATGGGCATAGATTAAAAGAATCCGAACGTATGTTAAAAGAAGGCAACCAGGAATGGTTTGATAAACAACTAACTACCGCGAAAAGATATCTGACAGACATTATAGATGCTGCGGAGAACGCTAGAGATCAATTATCCCAGTATGTTACAGATGTTGAAGACGAGGTAGGAATTTCTGACGACCCAGAAAGACTGTTAGCTTTGGCTGGAAACCTAATAGCTAAAGCAAATAGAAAACTTGGGCAAGCAACAGAATTAGTTAATTCGTCTGACGTTTATTTTGATTTGTATTACTATAAACATGGTGGAACAGACGATGATATCTGATTAGTATATAGTGAATATACACAAAAACCCTTACATATATTTGTAAGGGTTTTTATTTTTGTCCTATTGACTTTTTCTATAAAATGTGTTATACTATATTTGTAAGTTAAACGGAACAACAACCAACAGGAGGAAAAGAAAATGAGTAAAACAAGATGTAGGAAGACAAGATACACGGTTACGTTTGAGATATTTTCTAATAATGGTGAACACAGAAAGTTCAATGAAAACTTCTGTTCCTATGATCCTGAAAAGTACATTGAAACATATGTGAAACGTGTTAAAAGGAAGTGGGCATATGCTGGTCTTTCCATTTCCATTAAATTCTATGATCTAAAAGAAAGATAATTAAGGAGGATATCAATATGAAACAGATAAGATTTGTAATTAGTAATGATACCTTTGGAAGAAACTATCTTGCTATTAGTGCGTGGAATTGTACGTTGGATGATCCGGTCGGTGTTTTTTGGACTTCTTTTGTGAATTGGGAGATTCTTCAAAAGGAGATTGCAAAACATTCTGATTTTGGAAGAGTTACAGCGTTCAAAACAAAAGAAGAGGCAGAATCTGTTTGTCGTGAATTTGAAATCAAAGACTATACTATCCGTGAAATTATTATGGATGTTTAATAATATGAAATTCAAGAAATTTATTGGAAATCTCACACTTTGTATTTGACGAATAATGAATAGTCATGAACCGAATGAGGAGGTACTTTATGACATTAACAGATATTTTATCCATGCCACAAGGATACACTCCAGAACAGTGGCAGAAAGAATTAGACCGTAAAAAGAGAATTGAAAAGAAGTTGAGGAAGTTGTCTACTGATCTTGATTTCTACTTAGACGGTTATGATATGACAGGGAAAGAAAAGTTCAAAGAACAGGCAGATCAGATTAAGTTTGAAATGGATAAGTTGAAGAAGAATTTATAAGGAGGATATTATGGCAAAGGGTTTTACAGATTATGTTTTTAATAATCTCAAGAGTAGTGGTTTTTACCATAACTATGATTATCGTCATTATCCAACGGAAACACTTCCATACGATAACCATGTGAACAGACATATTGAAATTTATCTTCTTGTCAAAGAATATGTCGATCTTTATGAAGATGGAAAGAACGCTTCTGAAGCTACTGCGAAACTTATCAAGGAACGTCTGAATGAAATAGCTAAGAAATTAGCAAAGACTTATTATATCGTAACAGAAGATGAGTTGAAGTGACACAATGTTATGATGAGATTATACTTATGGAAAAGTTGAGAATAGTAAGGAGTTTGTAAAATCTCCTTATACATTCTATTCTAGCTATATGGAAGGTAGGTAAACAAATGAACTACTATCTTATAAGAGAAACAATAGAATATAATAATAAAGTCACAACAGAAAAAATATGTGTCTCTGCCGGAGTTTTCAAAACAAAAGAATCCGCATGGAACTATGCAAAAGAACTTATTGATTCATGTGGAGAATTTGGGAAAACAGTAAGAACAAAGACATATGAAAAAATGAGACTTGTGTGTAATTATTGGGATGGAACAGAATTTACATATTCACTTGTTCCGGTAAGAGTTATGGAGTGATATAATTATGATTACAAAAGAAACATTCAAAAACGGTAAGGATACCCTTGTTGGTCTTCCGGCAAAAGAAGTGATTGAATTCATTAAAAACTCAGAAAAGTTTTCCATAGATTATATAACGGATAACGCTTATCCGATGGATTTTAATAGATATGGAAGAATTGTTTTTGATCTTCCTAGTGGATATGAACGTATTGGAGGAACTGGAAGAGGACATATCTCTATTCACTTTAAGTATGTTCAAATAAATCCTAAATCATATCGTTTCAATGTTTCTAATCTGTTTAGAGTTATCATGGAAGTAGATAAGATCACAGAATCACAAGTATATCTTCCGGAAAATTTTGAGTTTTAAGAACTATGTAATTCAAAATACATTGATAATACATCTGACTATTATGATACGGCAGATGAGTTAATTAGATACTTCAATGAGATGCAGCGGAAAGGTAAGAATTATAGAGATGAATGTTTGTTGAATTGAAAAGTTATGTTGCGGATACATTTTCAGTATCCGCTGATAGTATATCCGAATCAATGTTTATACTTCCATATGATGAAGGTTCTTATCAAATAAATGAACAAATAGAAGATCCAATAAAAACAAGTATATTCTATAATGTAGATAAAGAGAATGGAATAATCAAATCAAGTATTTGTTCTGATATAGAGTATATTCCTGGTGAAGGTTATGTTAGTTTCAAATCTGCTGAGATAGAGGATTATAGAAGTTCAAGAAAACAAGAATTTTCTATTCCACAAGAACTGTTAGACATAATACCAAAAAGAGATGAACAGGGTAAAAAAGGATCTTCCGGAGCAAAAGCACCCGTTGGTAGTTCATATTATATATTCGATGACGGAACTAATTTTACAGAAATTACATCATATGAGAATCTTGCAGATGCCGTGGATGATGAGAAACAAAGAGGCAATATATTCACAAAAACAAATATAATAGGACGAAGCGGAGGAATCTTATATATTCAATCTTGGGGATTCCAAAACATATACAAAATGATTCCATATATACAATTCATTCCAAGAAAGTATTTCCTATATACCGGAGAGTAAGAAATATTCAGTTTAGGTTATAATTTTAATCAGTATTAAACACAAAAAAACCCCAAGACTTTACATTAAGTAGTGAACAGCAATTATGTTCACTACTTAATTTTTTGTAATATGAAAGGAATTGATTATATATGATAAGAAGATTGAATGAGAATAATGCCCGTGAAGAAATGATAAAAGATGATATTGAATACATAACAAAACAGGGTGGAGATATTTATGAGGTAGCCGATTATCTTGAAAATCTTGGATTTGAAGAAGGTGGAAGCACCGCACTTAAAGATAACCAAACAGGTAAAACAGAAATAACAACATTTTACAAAGATAGCGGTAGTAATATGTCTGTTGGTGTTACACATGAACCTTTATATAAAGGAGGAATGGTTCTAGGTACTCGCTTTACATATGGTGGAGGAACTAGAAATAAACTTGAATCTGTAAGAAGAAAACGTATTGTAAAAGAATCAGCAAAAACAGAAAAATTTGAAAAAATACTTGATATGCTTAGTGGATTAGGTTATGAGGGTAATGTAAATATTGTTGAGGCAGATCTATCGAAAGGTAAAACAGTAGGAACTGTTAAAATTTTCAGATCTTCATATAGAATAGATTCTGATACATATGATGAAGACGATATTCTAAATGCCACCTGTTTAGGTCTTTCTCAAAAGAATGGCGGGGCTATTGATAGATTTTATATTTCTATCTAAGTTGATCTTTATTAAACACAAAAAAAAAACAAAGAATAACAATATCCATGTAGACTGATATGGTAAACAGTTTACATTGATATTTTTCAGTAATATGAAATAGAAAGGATAATGATATATGATTAAGAGATTGAATGAAATTACGGACGGAAAAACTTTTCTTGAAAAATCTATAGAACTCGCAAGGTGGTTATACGGTCATACTGCAAATTATGAAATGTCATCTGAGAGTAGACTGGATTTACAGATGGAGCTTTCTAAACTTATTGCAATGATTGAAGGAGCAAATAATTATTATTTAGATGTAAAGAAAGAATCTAAATCAAGAACTAGAAAAAGAAGTATTAAAGAAGGAATTGAACAAGTAGATGGCTATGCTGTTCAAATACATGATATGGGTAAGGGTTATATTCATCTTCTTCTTTTTAATGACGAATCGACAGCAGAAGAAGTATTAGAGTCACTTGAATATTTAGAATCAGCAGAAGATATTGATGAAGAAATGTTTTATGCCGAAGTTGATTATAATGTTGATATTGCCGATGATGTTGTAAATGAAATTGATTGGAGAAGAGAAGTTGATAATAACGATGTATGGACTGCCTCTGACGATACAAAATACAAAATTATTGGCAGTGTTGATCTTTGGTTGTATTGGTAATTTCACATCATTGTTAATTAGTAATAATACACAAAAACTTCCTAATTTATGTTAGGAAGTTTTTATTTTTCTATTTCAGGAAAACACTTGACTTTTTAGATTGTTTGTGTTATACTATATTTACAGTAATACGTTTTAGGAGGTAACTGTAATATGCCTAATATCAAAAAACAGGAAGTAGAATTTCTCCGGTCACTGGTTGATAAGATTGAGAACTGTAAAGATATGGAACAGGAAGCGTTCACTCTCCAAACAATCCTGAACAGACTTGATGCTAAACAGGAAGAAGCAAATAAAAGAACTCTTGAAATTGTTACAGAGAAGAGGGAACAAGATCCTTGTTACGGCAGATCAAAAGAAGAAAAGGAACGGATTAAGAATAGAAAGCGAGGTAAGAAATAATGGAATCCTATGTAGTGATGGAACTTGAAAAAGAAAGACAGAAGTTATATGATGAATTCAGATCTATTGAGATTAGACTTTGTGCAATTACAAAGGAACAAATCGAAGAAAGAAAAAGAGCTATTGAGAATCCGGATAATGGATTGGTTTATATTCTGAATGCTTGTAGAGATTACTTAAAGGCATCGGATCAGTTGGAACACAGTAAATGTATCAATAGGGCAGAAGTACATCTTGCAGATTTCTTTGGAAGTAAGCAAGTATCTGTTGCTGACATTATTGGTCATGGATATGACGATAGAGAGATTACAATTAGATTCACTTGTCGGGAAAGTAATCTTGAATGGGAACTTGTAATTGCAAATCCAGAAAGTAATTATCGGATCAATGATAAGTCTGTTATTTATGCTACATATAATGATTATCTTAAAGTATTTTCTCTTACGGCAACTTTAAGGTACATAAAAAGATCTTCTGAATATGCATCCTATTCTGTATCATTCAAAGATATATTTCTTGATAAAGATTTCCAAGAAGTTGTGATTAAAACAAATAAGGAGGATATTGAAAATGGCACTGATGAAGATTGATTCCGGTAGAGTTAGTGCGGTAGGTCTTTTGACTTCCTCACTGGATTTGTTTAATATCTCATATGAGGTTTATTATGTTGCGGATCAGAATGGCTTTATGGTTGTATTCCCTAATTTGAAAGATCGTAAAGGTGATGTTGTTCTACACGATTTTTCCTACGGTCACGAAGGTAATCTGTTTGAAGGTTATGGGGAAATGAGTACAGTTGATGGAGATGTTTGTGTGTTTGAAAGTCTTGGGGAGATTGTAGAACTCGCAAAGCAGAAAGGTTTTTATTTTTAAGGAGGAAGAATAAATGATACCGTTAATTAAAGAAGATAGTTTTATGGAAATGGCGAAACTGATTCCAGATTATGCCGATGAATTGCTTTGTGGAGACTTTGGAGATTTTATATATTTTTCTCCAAAACTACATCCGGCAGGTCCAAGAGTAAAGTTCTATGGTGGAACCAAAGAAACATCGACAACAAGAAAAGCACCTACACTTGCTTTTACAAATACAGGTGAAACAACTCTTGAATTAGCTAATTGGATGAACAAGAAGAATTGTCCAAATGCATTTGATTCTGAATATGTTGAAAAAGTACATAACTTTGTAAACAGACTTCTTCCGATTCTACTTCTTGTTTGGTATGGGAAATTAGACGAAGCCCGCGCATTGAAGTATTTTGAAGGGGCTATTACATTAACAAAATTATTGTCGTATCTTAGGGAGATTCCTGAAAATCATCTTAAATATCTAAGAACTTGTGAGACATTGGATCAGATACAGGAATATTGTTTGAAGAATAACCTATATAAATCATAAGGAGGAAAAAATAAATGAGATTTGTTTCAGAACTGGAATATGACAGATGGATTACAGATATGTATGATTCATATCAAAATAGAGGTAAAGAGTTTACTAATGTTCGTGTTCTAACTTTACAGGAAAGAGAAGCAACAAAAAGAACAATTATTATGAATATTATGACAGGAAGAACATCAGTCGCAAAATGCCACAAAGATGATAAATTCTCTTATACTATTGGAGTAGCAATCGCTTGGGCAAAATATAGGAACATGGAAATTCCTATTAAATCTAGTATTGTCAGTATCCATGATCTTGAACCCGGAGATGAATTCTATTTCAGACATAATTTCTCAAAGTCACACATTTTCATCGGTTTCCACTCTAACGGAGTTGAAGGAGATGATGTTATTCTATATAAGAATACAAGAAAGTCGAAGAAGATTGAAATTGAACCCTTGTCACAGTTCAAAGAACCGTTGACAGTTTATAAGGTATTTTGAGTGGAGGTAAATAATTATGAAGAAAACAATTGAAGTAGAAGTTCCTATTACAGTAGATGATATTGTAGAATTCCTTTCATCCGGATCAGCATCAGCAGTAAAGGAACTAGCAACTAAACTTAGCATTAATACTTTGTCTTATTTTGCATCACGATATGTAAATAGAGTAAATGAAGAAGATCCGGAAACATATGAAAAATTCGTACAGTATCTTCCTACAATTAAGCCCACAGTAAAAACAGAGTCAAAGAATATGGAAGATAAAAAAGAAGAACAGAAACCAAAATATGAGCTTGGATACAGGTTTAAGATACAGTTGACAAATATATTCGGTAATAAGAGTGAAACAGAGTGTTGTATCTCAGCGATTACAAGAACAGAGAGATATGGAAGATATAGATATTCATACACAATCTCAACAAACAGATTTCCTTATGAGTGGACATGGGATGAAAATACGTTGAGGAAGTACATAGAGGATGGAAAGACATTCTTGTGAAAAGTATACAAAAATACCCACATAACTTTGTGGGTATTTTTTATTCTAATTTTTTCTAAAACACTTGACATTTTACTATAAATATGTTATACTATATTTGTAAGGTTAAGGTGTTACACGCGAACAGGAGGTACAATATGAAGACTTATACAACAACAAAGGTTAAGTTCACCGAACTGGAAAAGAAACTCAACAGATTGTTCAAGAAACTGGATGCAATCGGTGCAGACTACACATTCAATAAGATCAGAGACTTCGCAGATGATGTTCCTGTTTACGCAATTGATGAGCTCACTCAGACCAAAGTTAAGGTTGATACTGTTAAGGTTGAGTGTGTTGAATTTGAACTGGATTTCGACACATACAAGGTTGGAGATTACAGAGTAGCAGCAGTTCTGGAAAGAACAACTGATGAGAATGACAACCTTGTTTACACTCTGGATGAAGCACTGGATTATAAGAAATATGCCCATACCGCACTCCGTTGCGATCACTGCCATACTGCACATAACAGAAAAAGAGCAATCGTACTTATCGACAATAATAATGGTAATGAAATCGTAGTCGGTAAGACCTGTGTAAAGGACTTCATTGGTATTTGCACAGATACTTTTAGCAATTACCTTTACGGAATCACTGAGATCCTGAATGACATTGACGATGGGATTTGGGATAACGAAATGCACCTTTACACAAGAGTTATTGATCATGTTGAGTATCTGGCAAGATGCATCGAACTCACAGAGAAAAAGGGTTATTACAAGAGCCTTAAAGCAGATTCCCTTTACAACCTCAAGAACCATGTTAATGATAAGTATTATGATCTTGCTAAGAAGGTAGTAGACTTTTACGAGAACTATGAGACTGTTGACAACTTTGAACACAATATTCGGATGTTCGTTACCGGAAGAACTCCTATCGTTGCAGAGAATGGTTTTGTAGCATACGCTTATACACAGTATGTAAAGATTCTTGATAAGCAAAGAAAAGAAGCAGAAAGACTTGCAATTGTAGGAAAGAGCAACTATGTTGGTGAAACTGGAAAGAAGTACACATTCACTGGCAAGATTGAAAGAGTTGCCGGATATGATACAGATTATGGTTATGTCACAGTGTTTACATTCAGAACAGTTGACGGAAATGCAATCGTATGGAAAACAACATCTGATCCGCTTACAAAAGACTACACAGAAATTGGAACAATCGAAGTCACCGGAACAGTAAAAGAACACAAAGAATATAGAGATGAAAAACAGACAATCCTTACAAGGTGCAAGATCAGAGAAGTGGTTGGAGCATAAATCCAACCACTTTTTCTATTTTATCAATTCTAACTACATACAGAATAAATAAACCGAATATTTGATAACAATAATACATAGTACGAATCGCCGTTTACTATGTCTTTTTTTTTTATTCTTTATGTAGGAGATGATTTCTAATGGCTGATGGAAAAGCAAAAGTTTTTTATTTAACATATGAAAGATATGAGAATTTGAAAAACTCACAAGACCCAAACGAACATATTGATGCTAATTCATTTTATGTAGTATCTGAAACATCACAACTAGGTTCTAATATGCTTTCACTTTATCTAGGTGAAGCAAAACAATGTGATCTATTAGATATTACACAAGATGTAGATGATCCTGAAAATCCTATTGATTATGTAGATTTTATAAATAATGACAATATTCCGGAAAGTTATAAGATTCCTGATAAGCTATTATTCTATAAACAAGGTACTTATGGTGTTGATGAACATTATTCAATGCTAATGTATTATGTTCCGGAAGGGGAAGATAGACAGCAAGGGAGATTTATTCAAGTAGGAGATAGTTCTTCTATAAAACCAGATAATCTAACTATACTATTAAATCAAGCTACTAATGAAATATATGGTGTAGGTGCTAACTTAGAAGGAAAAGAAATTACATATGGTGTAAATACATATACAGGTGCCGTTGGTGCAACCGTATATAATGATTATGTTAATAATAAAAATGCAGGACAATACTCTAATGTATTTGGAAGTAGTAATGCTGATATAAATGGTGAGTTTGACACTATCTTTGGTTATCAAAATACTGTTAGTGGTGGAACAGTTAGAGGAAATACAGTTTTAGCAGAAAATGTTTCTTTATCAGCACCAACAATAAAAAATAATTTAGTAAGTGGTTCTAGTATTACGGTCGGTATGGGAGGAAATTGTGAACATAACACAATCATCGGGTCTAACCATAATATAGGAATGGGAAATGTTCCGTTTATAAACAATCTGATTTTTGGTTACGGTGTTGTAAGTCCGGCTGGTAGTGGTCAAAATCCAACAAAAATAAGATATTCTATTATAGGTGGTAAAGATCAAAAAATAACAGGTGCTGCTGATGGATATGTTATATTGGGATTGAACTCTTCCTGTGTGAATTGTTATGACGGTTCTACTATTCTTGGAAGTAGTCATACAGTCACAAATGGTGTTGAGGGAATATTGGTGGCAGGTCGTTCAAATGAAGTTGACACAACACATTCACCCTATGATGACGCCGGAATAATAGTTGTGGGAGATCATTTAAATGTTTCACAATATACGAATTTTGGTTTTACTGTTCTTGGAAAATATAATGATACGTCTGTAAAAGATTCTATATTCACAATAGGAAATGGAACAAGTATAACAAGGTCAGATGTAATTAGATTATCTAATACAGGTCTTTTACAAGTTTGTGGAACTAATGGAGATGTTGTAACATCAACAGGAAATAACTTAAACACAGAAATAAGAACAGTACCGATATCTACAACCTCTCATACATTTTTAGTTCTTCCATTTAACGGAAAAGAAACTATACTACAAAATACCGTATCACCAAATACAATATCAAGTATAGGAATATCAGACATAACATACATGAGTTATAACAATGGTCGTGGTGATACGTCTATGGCAACATCTGATGATTATAATTCGGTTATTGTATTCAAAAAAGGTTCTAGTATGACAACAGCCGATAGTGTATTAGCAAACTTCACAGACCCAGATCTACCAAAAATATACTTGCTAAATCCAGATATTGATATTTCAACATTTGATATTCTTCACGTTATGTTATTTAATGACGGATTTCATATTTGTGCTATCGTTGCAGGATATGAGGAGGCTTCATCATGAATAATAGAATGAAATTATTAAAGAGATACTATTGTAGTATTCCTACCAAAACAGAACCAGAACCGGAATTTACATATACAGTATCAAATAATGAAGCCACAACAGAATTTTATTATGGAACTAAAACATCTGTAACTGTTCCAAATACTCTTGGCGGATATCCGGTAAAAGAAGTTGGAAACACCACATTCAGTCTTGGAGCTTTAAAATTAGAGGATCTTGAAAAACCAGATACAACACAAACAATCACATCTATCACTTTCTCAAACGGAATAGAAAAAATTTAAGCAATTCACTTGACTTTTTGAATGTAGTGTGTAAGTAACAGTTTTTGTTAAATATAAAAATTATAATAGTTATTTACATTATTTATAAAAATTATTCAATAAATAGTAGATAAATATAAATTGGAATAACTATATAAATAACAACAAGATTTGGAGGTTGTTATTTATGGTTAAGATAAGTGATCTCAATAAAGATTGGTATACTCCTGGTGATGTGGCTAGTATGCTCGGTGTTGTTCCTATGACAGTTATAGGATATGATAAGAAAGGTATTATGTCATTTGAGAGAACACCAACAAACAGAAGAACCATATCCAAATATAATCTTATTAAAAGTTTGAAAGAACTAAAAATTTTAGTGGATGATTCTTACAATAAGTTTGATGCCATATACGCAAGAGTGTCTACTCAAACACAATCTAAACGGGGTGATTTGGATCACCAGATAAATACATTGTTATCTTTTTGTGCAGCAAAAAATCCAGTCAATCTTCAGATATATAAAGATGTTGGTAGCGGACTCAATGATAAAAGAAAAGGTATAATAAAACTTATTCATGATATAGAATCAGATAAAATAAGCAGATTATTTATTATGTATAAGGATAGATTAACAAGGTTTGGATTTAATTATTTATCTGAAATTTGTGTGACACATAATACAGAAATTATACAAGTCTCAAAGGAAGTCGTTACAAAAACAACGCAAGAGGAGTTGGCGGAAGATTTGTGTGCAATAATACACTCTTTCAGTGGCAAATTATACGGGCTTAGAAAATCTCAAATAAAAGATATTAACGAAAAATTAAGTTTTTTGAGGGAGGTGAATGAGAATGATGACTCTGGTTGAAAAACATATAATTAAAAGAAACCATAGATATTACAATAAAATAGATCATATTTGCTTTCTTTCAAAGAATCTATACAATTCAACATTGTATGTTATCAGGCAACATTATAAAAATACAGAAGAATATCTTAATTATAATGAGGTAAATAAAATATTTACAGATAAAAAACAGATAGATTATTGTGCTTTGCCAAGAAAAGTGAGTAAATGCACCCAAATGCTTGTTGATAAAAATTATAAAGCATTTTTCAGTAAACACAAAAACGGAGATATGAGATGCCGACCTCCAAAATACCTAGATAAGATAAATGGTAGACAAGTTACTATGTACTGCAAACAAGCGTTATCTTTTAAAAGAATAGGATTTGTTAAACTATCAGGAACAGATATCTTTATAAAAACAGACAAAGATGTTCAGTTTGTGCGTCTTGTTCCTAGAAATGGTTATTATATTATTGAGATTGGATATAATATACATTCAAACGATATTAAGATAGATAATAGCAGATATGCTAGCATTGATTTAGGAGTTAATAATCTTGCAACAATAACATCAAATGTATTTAGTCCAATTATAATAAATGGAAAGCCTGTAAAGTCTATAAACCACCACTATAATGAACTTGTTGCGAAATACAAGTCAAAATTACAACTGATAAATAATAAGAAAACATCAAATAGAATAAAGGCATTCGGACGAATAAGAAATAATAAGATAGATGATTATTTTCATAAGGTATCCAGATTTATAGTGAATCATTTAGTTTCCACAAATGTTAATACTCTCATAATTGGATACAATGAGGGATGGAAACAAGACACTAAAATGCACAAGGATGATAAACAAAACTTCATCTATATACCGTTTCTAAAATTTGTAAGAATGCTTGAATACAAATGTAATCTTGTTGGTATATGTGTTATTGTTCACGAGGAATCATATACATCCAAATGTAGTTTTATGAATCAGGATGTAATGCCTACATATGGAAACAAACTAATTGATTTTAATCCAACTGGAAAACGGATAAAACGTGGATTGTATAGAAATAATGATCTTTCTGCGATAAACGCAGACGTAAATGGATCATACAACATAATGCGCAAAGTTCTTACTGAAAAAGCAGCATGGAACGAGAATATTTTCTCGAACTGTGTAGAGGTGTGCAGTACACCATTAGTTAAATCATTTTAACTATGAATTAGATTTTTATATTAACTATGAAAATCTAAACTGTTATAATAATTTTATGGAGGTGGTTGATATGCCAGATAATTCCTTTATTCTTCAACAGCCAAATGATTCAAGAATCCTTTACTTGAATGGTGATGTTGAAGATACAAACATTTCGCAAGTATGCAAAGATCTACTCAATATCATTGAAGAAGATAAGAAAGGGCTTGAAAAATTCAGAGATTACAAGCTACTCCCGATCAAACTCTATGTGCAGTCTTATGGTGGATCAATAAATGATATGTGGGCATTGATTGATATTATTGAATCAAGTACAACACCTATTATTACATATTGTTCCGGATACTGTATGTCAGCAGCAGCACTTATATTCCTTGCTGGACATTATAGATGTATGTATAAACACTCGTCAATTATGTTCCATCAAATGTTTGTTGCTACATTTGGAAAGATCATGGACTTCAACCTAGAACAAAAACAGTTTGATAATATGCATCGGGATATGATTAAATACATCAAGAAGCATACTAAACTGACAAAGAAGTTCTTTCATAAGATGGTTGATATGAAACGTGATATGTATTTGGATGCTAAACAGTGTTTGAAACATGGTGTCTGTGACAGTATTATTGATAACTCAGATATCCGGAGTGATATCAAAAAGCAACTTACTATTATCCTAAATCAACAGGAATGTGGAGGATTAGAGGATGAATGATAAAAAGTATTGGATTGTAAGACCTATCATCAATGGTTTTGAAACTTGTATGTGTCTTTATGGCACAGAGGAAGAACTTAGACAGTATATTCAAGTAATGCTAAACGGTGTGACAGCTTATGCAGAAGCTACTGAGGATATTGCACAGATGTTCCTAAGACTAGCAATGAAAGTTTATATGTGTCCAAATATTATTCCGGAAGAACAGAAACAAAAAGAAACAGAAGAAAATGTATAATATAAACAAAAACGATCTACTTCAAGTGGGTCGTTTTTGTTACCTATAACATATGATATTTTTCAAAAATAACTTGACTTTTTCGAGAAAGTGTGTTATACTATATTTAAGTAAATGTGTGGGAGAAGAAAGGTGACTGTTATGAAGAAGTTTGTACCTTATGAAAAACTATCAAAAAAGAAGAAAAAAGAGATCAACAACAAAAAGCGCAATACATGGGGAGATATGAATCCTGAAACAAGGATTATCAATAAGAACTTTAAGAAGTTGAAGCAGATGGAATATGAAGATAGTCTTGATTATTAAAAATAAAAGGAGTTATTATTATGAGAAAATATAAGATATCATTAAATAGTGATGAAGATCATGTTCGTCAGATTAAGGAAGGGCTTGCATCTAATGATGGATACTGCCCATGTCGTATCGGGAGACTTCCTGAAAATAAATGTATGTGTCAGGAGTTTAAGGATCAGTTGAAAGACGATAACTTTGAGGGTCTTTGTCATTGTGGTCTTTATCTTAAACAGTTTAAGGAGTAATGTATGGACATTATTGGAAAACGGTTTGGAAAGTTAGTTGTTCTATCTAACGATCCAAACAGGAAATATTATGTTATGTGTCAGTGTGATTGTGGTAACATAAAGTCTATTCGCTCTTGGAGCCTTACAACTCACGGCAAAAGACCTGTTCGTTCTTGTGGATGTGAAAAGGAAAGGGCTTGTTTAGAAAACGCAGAATCCCATAACAAAGTAGATAAGGCTTTCAATACAAAGTTTGGGATCATAGAAAGTGATAAACCTTATATCAACAATAAGAGTGGATATAAGGGAGTATGTTGGGATAAGCGTAGGAACAAGTGGTGTGCTGATATTCGCATTCAAGGCAAACGATTCAGATTAGGTAGATTTGATAATATCGAAGATGCTGTAAAAGCAAGAATAGAAGCAGAAGAAAAACTACATGAACCTGTAATCAGATTAAAGGAGGAAAAATTAGGTGAACATTAAAGAAAACTATATGGGATTTTCCGGAACTGTTATTAGTGCTTTACGATATTGTTTAGGGAGAATGACATATATGCCGTCACTTGTTATTGAATTTGTCACTCCGTATCTACAAGAAATGGAAACGAAGGATTTGTATGTTATTCAACGAGACATTGTTGAACATGGTAAATTTGTAGTAACTCCACAAAAAGTAACACTCACATATGACGAACGTGGATTGTGTAAAGAGTGTTATGGTGATGAATGTGATTATAGAACATGGATGGATTTTCTGGAAAAGGTAGAAGCTGAACTTTATAACAGAAAGGAAGACACAGAAGATGAATCTTAATGAAGCCATTGAACATCTGGAAGAATTGCTTAATGACACAAACAGAGAGTGGAACTGTGAAGAATGTAAAAATGAACATGAAGAACTTTATAACTTTCTAAAAGAACTTCAAACAAGAAGAACTCAATCTGATAACAGTTGGCATAATTTCAAAACAGATCCTCCACCGGAGAATGAGACTGTTCTTGTGGTGTTTGAATATTTCAGATACGGTGATTATAATAGAATGTATAAAGACATTGGCTTATATGAACATCCATACGATCATTTTATAAACGGACAATCTGGTTGGAAAAATCTAAGAATCATCAAGTGGAAACATCTTGGAATTACAAACTATGATATTATTTCTGAAAAGTGAGGTAAATAATTATGAGTAAGATCAAACTAGGTCAGGTTGTTGATTGTATTATCACATCTATCTGGACTGCTATTGGGGCTTTCTGTTCAGCAAGAGCCGCAACGACAAATAGCATGGATGCTGTATTTATTTACTTTGCTGTAGCAGTTGCAAGTTTCTATTTTATGTCACATTGTTTATCTAAAACAATCCATAAAAATGTAGAGCGTGATTATTTCTTTGAAGATGATATGACAAAATATCCATAATGTAGAATTAAACTCACTACAAACATATATAATCAAACTCCTTCAAACATATATAATGTGGATGTTTTCCGCAATTTGTTGAAAGGAGTTTTTGACTATGAAATTGTTTATTAAAGAAGGACGTTACGAAGATGATATGGCTGTTGCAAGACATATGTCAAAGTGGCTTGAACCAGATCCAGTAGATGATCCTGAAATGAGATACACCAGTGCAAAAATCACAGTGAGTTGTCTTGATACGGATGAGGATTATGAAACTGAGTTTGATTTCGATGTTTATAACTCTAAGAAGTTACCTAACGAAGATTTTGAAGAATATGTAAACAAGAATGCTTCACTTCTCGCACAGCAAGAATGTGAACAGGAAGGTTCTCTGGAGTTTATCGGAGTAACAGATATTCAGTTTGAAGAAGAACCTTATTATGAAGATAAGTACGAGAACGATGATTTTTACGATCCATACGAATATTGATTGATTGTTCTTCACATTATAATTATTTATTCTAAACGTCACATTTATTTGTGGCGTTATTTTTTTTTGAAATTTCCTATTGACTTTTTTGAGTTATTGTGTTATAATATGTTTACGGAGGTGTTGTATATGAATGAAATGCAAAGTAATTCATTAAAAAACATTAAAAGACAGGCTAATGAATATGCTGACAGTATTTTTGGAAGAGGACATATAAGAACAATGAAATTAGATTCTTTGGAATATTTTATTTCTGCATGGTTTGAAATTTCTCCAATTGATGATGATATTGAAAAGTTTCCATACCCAACAGCACATATTTATATTTATCCGGATGGTTCACTCAGATATCCAGTTCACATAAACCATGATATTTATGATGAAGATTACATAGATTTTAAGACAACTATTGAGTGTCAGTCGGCTAGAAATAAAAATATAAGAAAGGATGATCTATACTATGAGTAAGAAGAAAGAAACAATTGAACCGGAACAGATTGGAGTTATTCTTAAAATTCCAAAAGGATGTAAAAAACTAACCCTTACAGCAATCATAGAGCAAGACGGAAAAGAATTGTCGGTATCTACTACGCTTAAAAAGAAAGCCCTTAAAACTGCTAGAAAAGACTTCCTTGATAATGTTGAATTTGGTGATGATTATGATGAAGTCTATGCTCTTACAGACGAAGGTAAAGCATACCTTAACAGTCCGGAAGGTATGGCAGAATTGCGCAGAATCATCGAGGAAGAATTAGACAAAGAAGATAATTAAATAATAAAATTTTCTAAAAACACTTGACTTTTTCCTTATAATGTGTTATACTATATTTACAAGATATTATGAAGGAGGAAGTCACTATGTTAGATCCTAATAGACTGTTTGAGGAAGGTATCGTTACAAAGGATATCAAGAAAATTCGTCAGGCTCAGTATGAGTATGAGATTCTTTTGGAACAGGAAATTATGCTTGACAATGAAGATCACTATGACCTCCGTGAAGATATCTCTAACTATGAGGAATGTGGGTGGTGTGCATGACAGACAGTTATTTCAATATGTTTGCCAGAGAAGTTATTTCTGACAAACAATATACAGATGATTCAATAATAGATTATATACAAGAAGGTTTACATGAAATAGAATATCCAAATCCTAGAAATATTCCAAGATATCCAATTGATCCTTATGAATGGATTCATATAGTAGTATTACCTTGATATAGGAGGTGAGTTTTCAAGTGTTTTATTATGCAGTCCGAAACGGACGAAGAACAGGAGTTTTCACAACATGGAAAGAGTGTGAGGAATCTGTTAAAGGTTATTCTGGATCTATCTTTAAGAAGTTCACAGATTCAGAATCAGCATGGAACTTTGTAAATAATGTTCCCGAAAAACCTTCTCACAATACAGATGTTCCTACATTTACAGAAACAGGATCAGATTGCTATTGTTTTGTTGACGGTTCATTTAATGCTGATACTGGTTTCTATGGATATGGTGGTGTTTTGTTTGATGGAACTAAATACCATCTTATTCAGGGAAGTGGTAATGATGTTGACATGGCTTCTATGCGCAATGTAGCAGGAGAAGTTATGGGAACAATGGAAGCATTAAAATGTGCATCCAGTATTGGCATCAAGGATATCACCATATACTATGACTATCAAGGAATAAGAGCATGGGCAGATAAATCTTGGAAAGCTAAAAGAGAAGGAACTGTTGCCTATGTTCAATTTATTCGTGGACTGAATATGAATCTAAACTTTCAAAAAGTAGAAGCACATACCGGAGTTATAGGGAATGAATACGCTGATGTTATTGCAAAGAAAGCTGCTGCGATCAATCTAACAAGAGCACAGAGACTTCTTTATTTTGATGCCTTAAAACTTTGTGGACTTACAGTTACGGAGGAAGAAGAATGATAAAGAATATCCTTTATTGGATTACAATCACTGCTTGTATGTGTGGACTTCTTATCTTAGGATTTTTGGTAGGAGTGACATATAAGAACTATGAACATATAGATAACTTTGAATCAAGTTTTGAACAATCAAGTGAAAGCTATATTAAAACAGAAGATATGACAAAAAACGATAATTTTGAATGTGTTCAAGCATTTACTTTTTCCGAAATACCTCATATGGATTTATTTGGAGTGGATACGTTAAAATCTGAAACCGCTACACCAACAAGTATTCGTTTTATATGTGATGAAGGAACATTTATTGTGTATAAAGCATTTTGTGTTGTTGATTCTGATGGGTACATTGTTTCAGAATATAGTTCAGTTGCTCAGTTTATAGATACATATGGGAATAAAACAACAATAGGTGAAGATAGTTTTAATGATGTTGTTATTGTTCCAAAAAACGAACAATTTAATCTTGGTGATAGAACATTTCTCGCACACAATGGTTGGTACATTATATATAATGGAAATTATTATAGAATAAATAAAATTGAATCTGTGGATTATAGATATTGGGAGGATTGATATTATGACCAGACAAGGATTTGAACTATGGTGCAAAAAGATGTTTGATAACTTTTCATATGAGTATAAAACATCTACAGAAAGATTGAAAGAGATGATTGTAAATAATACAAACAACTATGATCGAAGAATGATTCTGAGAACATTGGATGATGGAACTCATAGTCCATTTGTTATAGCTATTGACATTAAACACGGTGATATTAGGATCACAAATGTAAAGACAGGTAAAACAGGAAAAGCCCATTGTCATCCAAAGGAAGAATTTGATCCAATTAAAGGAATTGCTATTGCTTGGGCAAGATATACAAAAACAGATATTCCAGAAATTACTCCGGAAAAGATTGAATTCCTTGCTCCGAGTGATAAAGCACGCCTAAAAGAACTTGTTTCATCTATAGCAGATTATCACAATTGCACAAAAGAAAATGTACTCAGTCTGATGTATAAGTATATTTCTGGAATGGTAATTGAAACAGAGGAAAAGAAAGACAGGGATATTTTCACAGTAGATCCAAAGTCATTCATCAATACAAAAGAATTCAAGGATGTAATGAAACACAGCAAACACGAATATAAAGACACAGATTTGTTTATATTTAATGTAAAGTTATTGGACAGTTATATGGAAGATAATGAATGTCTTTCTTATCATGAGATTGAGGAACTTCATAATAAAAAAGTTTTTAATGGAAAATTGATTTACTATAAAAGTAAACCTGTTGCAAGAATTTTTCATACACTTTTGATTAGTGACAATGATTATAATCTTAATCCTCAAAGAGAATTAAGAGCATATGCATACACTGTACGTCATGCAGGAAATGATGATATTATTGAAAAGATCATATCAGGTAAACTTGATAAATGTTATGTTGTATATACATTTATGAGAAGAATATGTTCCATTTGTGGGGAGAATTATTGTTCTGCACATAGAAAGGGTGGGACGTATGACGGTAAGGTAGCACAGGACACGATTGAGGAAGTTACTGGTATCCATGATATTTATTTTGTGGAGGATTGATTTATGTCTCTCAGTTATGGAAAAACACTAAAAGATAAAGCTGCTGCATTTTGTGTAAACAAATCTATCGAACTTGAAGATATTGTAGAACAGATGCAATCTCTTTATGATGAACTCAGTCCGGAAGATGCGTTGCTTATAGGTCTTACTATGAGATCAGTAGAAAAAGCATCTGAAGCATTACATACAGCCGCAGATAAATTATATGAGGATAATTGAATATGAGAATTTTTAGAAAGCTATCAGGTTGGGAATACTCTGTATATGAATATGATAAGTTATTCATATACACAATAACAATTAAGAATTCAGGACAGCACCTTGTAATTATAAATACAAATAAAGATGTAGATGGATGTATCTTTATTGGTCTTGACCCTTATATTGATATGGAAAAAACACTTAAAAGATGGATATCATCCGGAGTTATAATGCTTGATGAAGTTTCTTTTTATAGGTGTGTGACATTAGATCCATTAAGAACAGCCGATTATATATATCTAATGGATAACGCTCTATATTATATGCAGAGTTGGTTAGAGTTTGACAGGTCGCAAATAACACCCGACAATTTTCAAAAAGAGGTTAGCTCTGAGATTAAGGAGGTTGGTAAGGATGAGAGCATTTGAATCCTATGAACAGGAGTACAAGAAAAACCTAAAATTCACATATCCCGAAGAAATGAAAACAATTATTGATTATATAGAAAAGAGTGGTAAATGCAATCTGGATTATAAGAATTTGGAAAAGGCGTGGTATGTTTTCTCAGAAATTTATGATGCTACATTCCTAACTCCTGATGATCAATTACTTCATGATTTCGGAGAATGGCTTACAGACTATGATGTAGAGGAAATCCGTAAGATGAATTACTATGGATATATGGAAGACACACCCTATGAACCGTGGAAAGATGATTTTGAATATAAGGATTAAAAATAAACAAAAATAGATATCATACATAATGTTAAAAACGTAACTATATGTATGATATCTATTATTTTATAAAGGAGTTGTTTTTTCTATGGTATTATACTATGAGAACATAATTACAGATTTACGCAGAAACAATATTAAGGTGACACAGAAGGTATTTGACTATTTGAATGAGTATGTAGATTTACAGAATTCAACAATAGAAAAAATGGAGCCGGAGACATATAGAGATTTGAAAGACAAGAATGTTCTTGTTGTTGACGATTCAAATGTTATTGCTGTATATGGGCAAAATAAGTTTATGTATAATCCAAATAAGATAAAGGCTTCTGCTATTCCTGAGTATGATGTTTATGAGGTTATTCAGGGCGGTGTGAATGTTCAAAATAGGAGAGAACAAAGAAGAGATTACTTAAAAGGATTGTCAAGTACAAAAGATTCTAAATTCAGTAATGTTCCAAGATCATCTAATTATATTTGGGATAAAGACTGGAATCCAGAAGTCAATAAGCGTTATTACACAAAGTTATTACAACAGAATCATCTTGGTAAATATGCACAACAGTTAAATGATGCCTATGATGTTGTTAAAGAACTAATAGATCAACGTAGAGAAAGATTGACTGGTAAGAGGTCTGAGTATGATAGAATCATAACTGATATATCTAGGCAAATCAGTCGTATTGAAGATGAAATGGTAGCTGCCGAAAGAGATTTTAGTTTTGATCCAGATAAACTTAAAAAGGAAATTTCAAAACTACCAAGAATGATTAGCAATGCACAGTTCTTTATTGATACAGAGAATAAGGAATTTGCCATTGCTGCAAGATATAATGGAACAGGTAGACGTAAACCTATTCCATATACTAAGATCGAGAAGTGATTAAGTTAAATAAAAAACTTTTTCAAAAAGTCCTTGACAAATCTCCTGATAATATGTTATAATATGTTTATAGTATAATGTGTGATTGGAGGAAATAAGTCATGATTAAGAAGTATATGAATCAACTCTATAAGGAAATCATGTGGTATAAGAAAAAGATTGATAATGGTAAGCTCCAATATTTCGGGAAGAAGGATATCGGAGACACTAATTGTTTTACTGTTATTTTGAAAGACGGTTCGTATTTTTATATCAATATTGGAACTGATAAGATTCCGTATGTTCAGAAAAGACAAGTAGCGTATATCTTTAAGGAATTGCACAGAAGAGATGACAGACTTAATAAGTGGTATTTGGATTCCATAGATTCTGACCGTGGGTACTATTGTTACAAAAAAGAGGATATATACGGACAGAGTAACTATGTGACAGAAAAAATGAAATATTATAAAGTTGACTATAATAAAGAATATGATACTGGTTGTTGGGATTGAACGAAACCTATATTGAATAGATATTAAAAATGAGATTATGAAGAGGAATGATGATTTATGATAACCCTGATGAATGAAGATGTATTATTTGAAAAACTAACTGGAAAACAATTCTTCCAATCACTTCTTGAATATCTAACAAAAGATACGATGATTAAATACGCCGATGATTATATTCCTAATTTTGATAAATCAAAGAAACAGAAATATGCAAAAGAGTATCCGATCAAAGATATCAAAGATGATATCGCTTCTTTTATAGATGACTGGTTAAGCGAAATAAAGACCGAGTGTGACGTTTACTCTATGAAAAATAATCGTAAGTCTGATTCCTATGGATTCTCAAATTATATAACACTATCCTTTAATCGTCCTGCTGATAGAAGACTGTATCAGTTCTACAAGGATAACGATGAACTATATAACAATGTGAAATTCCGTTTCTCGGAACACGAATCCAGAAATGATGATTCTGATATTGAGGATTGGGTAAACTTCACTGGTAAAACATTTAACCAAGCAGCAGAAGAAATGAAGTATAAGATTCAAAACTATGTCGTAGACCTTAGATCAAAAGAAAAGCAATATTTGAAGAAACTGGATAAGAAGAATAAGAAAAGATGGTGATTATATATGATTATTCTTGAGGATGTTGGGGTTAAAGACAACCATATTAAAAAAATATATGATATAATCAAACAAAATTTCGATAATAAAAACTATAAGTTCGAGGAAAAAATAGAAGATTATGTTATCTGGTGTGATAACGATAAAGAACGTGCTGTATTCATTCAGGCAAAAGATGGTTCATGCTATGGAACTGTCTGTAAGAATGATATTGATACTGGTTCGGAAGCTGATATTTTAGATTATATAAAAGATCAGCTTAACGATACAAAAGACGATTAAGGAAGGGAGTTATTTATTATGACTACTACTCACGAATTTGATATTAGAAAAGATTGTTGGGGCGGGGCAGAAGACAGAATCAAAGAACTTACAGATGATCAAATTGATGAACTGGAAGCCGTATTAGAGGATTATTTTATTGATGCTGATAATATTCCAAGCGATACAGATGTAAATGATTTCATTTGGTTTGAGGAAGAGACATGGAAAGAATGGATCGGACTTGGTGAAACCGATGAAGATGAAGATTTCTATGACGAATACGAAGATGAAGAATTTGAAGATTTCGATGATGAAGAATTTGAAGATTAAATAATCATAAAACATAGTATAAGGCACATCCTTTATAGGGTGTGCTTTTTTTGTTTAATAATAAAAATATTTCAAAATCCTATTGACATTTTCTAAGTTTTGTGTTATACTATAATTACACTATTATATCATGGAGGTTGATATTATGTCCTATTCAAAAACAATCAATGAACTTGTGGAGTACCTTAATGTATGCCGTGATGCTTATTATAATCTAAATAAACCTATTATTACAGATCAACAATATGACGATTTATTTGACAAACTTACAGAACTTGAAAAGGAATCCGGTATTGTTCTAAGCAACTCCCCGACACAGACAGTTGGTTATACTGTTGCATCGGAGTTTAAGAAAGTAAAACATTATAAACCACTTCTTTCATTAGATAAAACAAAATCCTACGAAGACATTGTAGCATTTTGTGATTATAGAGATGTTCTGTTCATGCATAAACTAGACGGACTCACAATTCAATTGACATATGAAAATGGTGAGTTTGTTCGTGCTGAAACCCGTGGTGATGGTTTTATTGGTGAAGACATTACAGATAATGCAAAAACATTCATTGGAGTTCCTAAAACTATTCCGGTAGATGGAACAGTTAGGATCACAGGTGAAGCGATCATCAATAAAAATGATTTTGAATATATCAATAGTAAACTTCCAGAAGATGAGCAGTATGCCAATCCTAGAAATCTTGCGAGTGGGTCTGTTAGACAACTTGATAGCAAAGTGTGTGCTTCCCGGAAAGTACGATTCATTGTATGGAATGCAAATGATCTTTCCTCAGACGGAACAATGCTTAGTGGTATTGTAAAAGCGCATGAATACGGGTTTAACATTGTTCATTTCTGTGAAGCTAATAAAGTGAATGATACTTCTTATGTTGAAACAGTTTTCAACAATATGAAATCTGCTTCTACAACAAATGGAATTCCTATTGATGGTATCGTTGTAATGTTTAATGACATTAGCTATGGTGATCTTCTTGGAAAAACGGCACACCACTTTAAGAACGGTATTGCTTTTAAGTTCTATGATGAAGGATCAATTACAGTTCTTGAAAACGTAGAATACACAATTGGAAAAACAGGTGTATTGACACCTACTGCTGTATTTAGTCCTGTGGAACTTTGTGGAACAACTGTAACAAGAGCAAGTGTTCATAATATCTCAATTCTTAAAAAGTTGAATCTTAAAGTCGGAGATGAAATTGAAGTATATAAAAGTAATGAAATTATCCCCCAGGTAAGATGTAATAATACACTCCACAACAATGAAAAAGAATATACATACACAATTCCAAAGACTTGTCCATATTGTTCGTTCCCAACGGAGATTAAAACAAATAGAGTTAGAATAAATAAAGATACTGAAAAAGAAGTATCTGTTCTGATGTGTACTAACCCAAAATGTCAGGGAAGACTTCTTAGAAAGCTCACGGCATTTGTTTCCAAACAAGCAATGGATATTAAGGGTTTGTCAGACAAAACACTTGAAAAGTTTATTGAGCTTGGCTATCTGAATACATATGCGGATATTTATACTCTTATGGAAAACTACGCACAAGCTATTAGTAAACTTGATGGGTTCGGGGATAAGTCTGTTTCACAATTAAATAAATCTATTGAGGATTCTAAAAATACTACTTTTGACAGAGTTCTTACGGCATTGAATATTGATGGTGTTGGCGTAAATGTAGCAAAAACTATTTGTAAATACTTCAACAATAGTGTCGATAAGTTCTTGGAAAGTGTTGAAAATAAAACCTTGTATGCTTCACTTAATTCAATTAAAGGTCTTGGAGACTTTGTAGCATCCAATGTAGCAGAATATTTCAATGCACAAAGCACATATAATGAGTTTAAGAACCTTGTTTCTTACCTTACTCTTTATACGGGAGAAACAGTATCCGGAACTAAATTAAGCGGTAAGACATTTGTAATCACAGGTTCTTTGGAGTATTATGCTAATAGGGATGAGTTAGTTAAAGAGATTGTTGATAATGGTGGAAATATTGATCCGTCTGTAAAGAAAACAACTTCATATCTTATCAATAATGATGTGACAAGTAATTCCAGCAAGAATAAGAAAGCAAAGGAACTTGGTGTAGCCATTATTTCCGAAAAAGAATTTATTGATATGCTTGGAAGCACAAAGGATATGAAGCCTAAAAAGTCAGGCAAACTGTTCTAAGGAGGAATAAGATATGATACTGAACGATGGTATATCAAAAAATTTTGAAGGAAAATACGATTTTTGATTATACACAGGATTTAGATACAGATATTTTACATCTATCAACAGATGAGAGTGGTGTTAAAACAGCTAACGGTCTTACATATTTCTACGCATACCAATTCAATCCGAAAGCGGATTATAACGAAGTAAAAACATTTAGAAAATTATTCAACTATAATTATAGAGATTCACATTATTTTTATAATGACGATGTTTTTGATTTCATTGAGGTTGGAATGCTTCATATGGATCATTTCAAAAAATTAGAATCCTTTGATATTGTGTTCATGACAGATTTTGGAAACGGTACATCTGCAGGAGTTATGGCATTGCTAGATAGTATGTTGTTAGAATATACAAATGGATCATTTCTTGATGTAAGACTTGTTAAAAAGACATATGAAAATGTTAAATTTGACAGGGATAAAGCTAAACAAGCAATACTAAGTACAAATAAATATTCTAATGAATATCAGGCTGAACGTGCTGTAAGATCTATGGAGGATACATTTAATCAGTTGAAAACAAGTGGCGAATTGTTCAAGATGAAAAGATATCTTCCGGCAGCTGGTAGAGTAGGTTTTTACAATTTTCTAAAATTTGATACAGAGGAGCATAAAAGTGCTTTTATGTCTATGGAAAACGGATCAGAAGCCCTTATATGTGATGATCTAATAACATCAGGTTCTACAATAAAAGAAATAAAAAGATATTTACACTCAATAAATCCAAATGTAAATATAACAGTGTTTGTTCTTATAGATCAGATGAGAGAATATTGATATGGAGGACTAACATGAAAAAATCCAATTTTCAAAAACCTTTATTCGGTGTTTCGGACAAGAAAGATACTAAGGCAATAGAACAGCCAAAAAGAAGAGGAAGACCGCCGAAGCAGAAACAGGACAAAACACTTAAACAAAATACTCCTAAAAAGGATTCTCCTAAAATCGTATCGAAAATAGGAGAAAAGAAAAAATTAGGAGAAAAAATAGTAGAAAAATCTACCCCGCAAAAATCAAATGTAAAGGCAAATAAAGGATGGAAAGACTATAACACATCAAAACCAGAACTGATGCATCCTTGTGAATTCTATACTCAGGATGATAAAGGAAAACAATATATGTTCTATGGGTATTTGGAATCAGATGGATGGGCGGTTACGGATGATCCATATAAGCTAGTGGTTCTTAGAAAGAAGTTTGGCAATATGTTTTATCGGGAGCTTCCTTGTAAAGATTTGTCAAACTGTAAAGATAACTTCCCACATTGTAAAACTTGTAAACTAAATAAGGAGAAATGATTATGGGGCTTGAAAATTCAATTTATCTAACTATAAGAGATAAAGAAACACACATAACGCAATATGAGGTAAGCGTTGCATACTGGCGAAAGTATTTTGGTGTTCGTGATACCCTTCTAAGATTGTTTAAGAATGAACGATATTTGATTGAACAGAAGAGTGAATACTTGTTTATTTGTAGTCCAAATATTCTAACAAGTGTTATCTCAGAACTTATGGAACATATAGGTACACTTGATTGTGAACTATGGACTAATTCATTCTGGGAGCCTGTAATTTCCCGTGACAGAACAATTCGCAATGTCGCAAATCTGTACGCTCTGCAAGCATGGATTTATGATCCGGAAAATGATGATGCACTGAATATTTGTAGATATGATACCGATGAAGATATTGGATGGTATGAAACTTATTTGAAAGATAAAGATAAATATGAAATACTTATCACATTTGAAGATAGCTATTAAAGGAGGTTACAATGAATATTAAGGAAGCTATATCCGGACAAGAATATTCGTTTCTTGTAGACTGTGAGTATTTACACAATATACTATTTCTTTGTTTTGGAGGAAGTCACGCTTACGGTCTGAATACAGAAACATCGGACGTTGATATTAGAGGATGTTGTTTTCCTCCAATGGAAGGAATAGTTGGTTGTGGATTCTTACAGGAGAAAACAGAGCCTTATGTTATTCTCGGTGAAAACGGATTTGAACAAATAACAGAAACAAACACAGATACAACCATTTACAGTTTCTATAAACTTCTTAAACTGCTTTATAACTGTAACCCAAATACAATTGAGATGCTTGGGTGTAGAGAACAAGATTATATTATTTATCATCCGGCAGGACAATATTTGATTGATCATAGTGAAGTGTTTTTATCTAAAATGGCATACAGATCCTTTGCTGAGTACGCACGAGGACAGTTTCAACGACTTAAAAATGCCCTCGGTAGACAAAGACAAGGAAATTTATCTAATTGTCTGTGTATGACAGATGCAATAGGAAGAATGCAAAAACATCTTGAACGGGAGTACAGCGATTATAATTCTAATATGGTAAATGTTAGAATAACAGATAAAAGTGGAAATCCTGTTTATTGTGGTGTAAAACAAATTGTCCCGGATGATGTGGAGCTTCTGTTTTATGATAACTATAAAGAACTTACAGTAAACGGAAAACCAATTAAAGACGAGGACATTCAAGTTACATTTGATGTTCATGTAGATGGTCTACCTTCAAATCAGTTTACATCTGTTATGAATGAAATTGGTTCTAATATAAAAGAATTTAACAAAGTTCTTGGACACCGAAATCATAAGAAAGATGATTACCATCTCTCGAAACACGCAATGCACTTGCTCCGTCTGTATATGATGGGTAGGGAGATTCTTGAAAATCATGTCATCAATACATATAGAGTCCATGAACACGACTTCTTAATGTCTGTTAAAAACGGAGCATATTTCAACGGTGAGTCTTTTAGCAAGGAGTTCTTTGATATTGTTTCAGAACTTAGTGTAAAACTGGATGAAGCATATAAGAATACAACACTTCCAGATACTCCGAACAAAAATCATATTATACAACTATCTAAAAAGATATCATCTTGGTTCTTCTAAAAAAAGGAGGGTTATTATGAATAGTCTAACTGCAAAAGTAATTAAAGATTATGATATTCCGATTCAAACTGTTTCAAATAAACATATGGAATATGCATTAACTGAATTCAAAGAATTTGATAAGTATAAAGACGCATTCTTCTTCGCTAAAAAGTATACGGAGACAGAAGGATTAAATACAGAACAATTTGATGCTAAAACACATGAAGTATCCGATAGATGCATTCAATCAGTTATGAACCTTGATTCATATAAGTATTTTTGTATGAAGAATTTACCAGTTCTTGATAAAGAAACAACTCCATTTCCGCAGTATAGCAAAGGATTAGATATCTACAAAAATCAAAATAACGGAAAGAGATTCATTTCTATCGACCTCACTCATGCCAATATACAATCACTTAAATTTTCAGATGCTTTGTTTGAACCTAAGTTTGCAGATCAGGTTGATAATTTTGCAGAATTCATAGAACACTTTGGAACTTGCACGAACTATTATTTGAAACAGTATATTTCTAACAGCAAGAGAATGCGCCAAATCATATTCGGTAATCTGAATCCAAAACGCCAACAGCATATGGAAAGATACATGGTTGAATCTCTTATAAAAGAACTAATTGATTGGAAAGTGTTGAAACCGGAAGATTTTTACGGATATACAACAGATGAAATAATCTTAAATGAAACTCCAAATACAATAGTTCTTGCATACAATAAATTCGATTCTATTTATAATATTACGACTAGCGGAGAAATTGTAGATGAAAATAATGTTGGCAAAGAGATAACAGTTCATATCGAGGATTTCAACTTGGAAAAACTAGAACCCTATGATTTTTGGGTGAAGAAAGACCACTATGGAAATATACTGTCAATTAAGAAAGTTCCTATCGTATACTACTTACAGGTATTGAAACATCTAAATAATAAACCATTGATCGAGGAAGATATGATGTTCCTGTATGAGAAAGTTCCATGCAAGTTTATTGATCCCTTGTGGAAATAATTAAATAAAAAAATTTTTATAAACCTCTTGACATTTCCGGAAATATGTGTTATACTATATTTACTAGGATATGTCAGGATGTTATTATATGTCACTTAGAGTTATTCAAGTTATCGTTATGGCTTTCGCATGTTTCTACAACTTCTTTCAGGCTGTGGAAGAAAAGAGTCATAAGAAAAGTGTTCAATACGCATTTGTTAGTGGATGTTGTTTTATGACTCTTGTTATCTATCTTGTCTTTATTGTGGGGAGGTATTTCTAATGAGGGCATATACAGTTAATTATAGACTTCATCCATATGACGAACATGAGACACAAATTTCTTTTCTTGCAAAAAATAAGCAAGATGCTTATGATAAAGCTGTATTTGAGATCATCCCACAAATGGAAGGTGAATCTCCTTATCACGCTTATGTTTATTCTGTGACTTATCAGAATGGTAATTATAAGATTTTTAATTGGTAAGGTTATAAGAGGGACTGAATGGGAATGAGAATGTGGCATTACAAGTTATTGGACGTTCTTCCTGAACTTCAATTTAGAGGACAGTTGAGGGAGTTAGTTGCAATCTGTTCTAATATTCAACAGTTTGCAACTCCCCGACACCTTCTTGTTAATATTCTTCAGCAATATCCACCTGAACATCTTGCAACATATATTGATTACTATATCAGTATATATGAAAAGTGGTACGGTAAGAAGCCTAATAGTTATGATAAACTTCGAGAGTTTATTTATGATTTCCTAAATGTAAAGCCGTATGAAACTGTTGACGGAATATATTCTGAGTGGCATAACAGAGAATATTTACGAGTGTGTATGGCAAACCTTTATGAGAAGTTTGCATACAGTGATGGAAAATCAAAGATCAGTGAAAGTGACTGGAAACGTCTTACAGATCGTTATTTAGAACTTACCGGACATAACTATATTATTTAATTGGAGGTAAAATAAAATGAGAAAGAATTGCAAGACATTTAAGGAATGGATTGATTCTCAAGTAGCTGAATTTAATGCAGCTCACCACGGGGATGATCACGGGTATCATCTGTCTGCTAGTATTTGGTCTACTCCTCTTGGTGGATCTGTGAGATGTATGATCATAAATGATAGAAGAAACAAAACAGGATTTGCTTCTGTATCTGCAAAAGCATATAATGATCCTACTCAGATTGCAATCGGTCTGGCATGGGCAGATTATAAGGGAGAGGAAATTCCTGATTTTAGCATTCCGCTGTATAAGTTGGGTAGAATGGATAAGTTTGAATACGGCGGCGAAACATATAAATACCTTACAACAAATCCTTGTCTACCTGATAATATCATTGTATGTGATTATAAAGGATTTCCTTTTAATTTTAATCGGAATACAAAAGTTAGAATTAAGGAGGTGTAAGGATATGACACTTACAGATTCTAAAGGAAGAGAATGTACTCCGGTTATGATTTCTACATCATTTGGAGCAGGATTTTCTACATGGCATTATGGATCCGCTACAGATGATCGACTTATTACATATTTATTTAATAATTATCAGCAGGAGCTTGGAACATATTGCTGTGAGTATTCCGAGCATGAGTTTGATTGCTACGAGTTTGAGCACAGACCTCTTTTTCCAAAAGGGATGAACGGTTTCATTGATGATGATATTACTGTTGTTCTTATTCCAAAAGGAACTGCTTATCGTATCAATGAGTATGACGGACAAGAGAGTATTGAAATTTATTGTCCGGGAGGATACTCTATTGCATAAGATGTGTATAGTATGAACGAATTGGGTAACTTTATAATTGAGGTAAGATGTGATGGATAATCCATGTTATGATAAGATTACAAAAACATCGTGCTCAAGGCGGTGTGCTGGTTGTTCTATAGACTGTCCGGATTGGAAGCTATATGAATCAGAACGAAACGAGAAATATTATCAGAAGAAAACTGAATACAGTCATGTTGCAAATAGCTATGAGATACAAAGAACTCAAAGAATTAAGAAAAAGATGAAAAGACATGATTGGAATAGGTATTAAGCTGGAGGAGTTATTATGTCTAAAGAATTTGAGTTGAACTCAATTACCAATGAAGATATTTCTTCAATCATTCAGTTATGTGCAAGACAAATCGGTATCTTGCAAACTCAGGTTAATGAGCTGCAAACTATTATCGTTGAATTGGAAAATAGAGTTGTTTCTAATGAGAAACTTCTTGAAAATGTATGTACTCAGTATAATAATCATATATGCGGTCAGGAATCTTTTTTAGTTGACATTGATGCTGATTATTAAATTAAAGGAGTGTTGAAAAATGGCAATGTTTGATTATGGATATATTTTACTTCGTGATGGAAAACTTATTGATTGTACTGATAATCATATGTTTATGGAAGTATCTGATGTAGAAATTCCTCCGGTAGAAGAAGCATATGATTATTATAATAAACAACATAGCATTAGAGGAAACTATTTCGCATATGTTGGTGACGAAAATCTTATGCTATGTTTCTATAAGACACACATCAAACTTGTTCGCGGTGATAGAGTATTAGGAACTATTTACTGCGGTCATTATAGTGAAAAATATCCAGATGATAAGAATGTGTATTACTCCACAATGCCCATTGAAACTCTTTATAATCCATTTAACTGTGGTATTGATATTAAGATTGATCTTCTTGATAGGAACTACTATCTTATGGATTGTGGCACAGTACGGGATGATGGTTTAACTTTTTGGGAATATTATAAGAAGTGTATTGGTTGGGAAAACGAAAGAACAAGTGCTTATACTGAAAGAGAGCATAAGAAATTCCTTAAAAATATGAGAGCAAGAAAAGTTCTTGAAAAAATCTACAAAGGTAGAGATTTGTGGGAACTTCCAGATGCTTATGTAAATAATGATCAAAGTCATAAATTTGATGTAACATTTACTTTGAACGGATTTGAATATGAAATTATTTTTGGATATGGAATTAAAGGATTCAAAGAACACTATCCTATAAGTTATACGGCGCAGGAAGTATGGAGCTTAATGTGTGCTGATCCAAATGCAACTATCCCTAAATATCCGAACTGGTGGTGATAATAATGTCTAATGTATGGTTTATTTCAGATACCCATTTTGGACATGAGAATATAATTAAATATTGTGACAGACCATTTAAGGATGTACCCCAAATGGATCAATACCTGATCAAACAGTGGAACTCTGTTGTAAAGAAAAATGATACAGTTTATCATCTAGGAGATTTTTCATTAGGACATCCAAAGGAAGTTGTGAAAATGATTGTAGAGGAATTGAACGGCAATATCAAACTTGTAAAAGGTAATCATGATACATGGAGCAATGAAGTCTATCGTGAACTTGGATTTAAGGAAGTATATGATAAACCAATCCTTATAAATGAATTTTTACTTCTTTCACATGAACCAGTACCATTTAGGATCAGTTCAATGTTTGTAAATATATATGGTCATGTTCATAATAGTAATCTGTTTGATACATATAAAGATGGATTCTTTTGTGTTTGTGTTGAAAGACATAACTATACTCCGATTAGTCTTAAAGATATTGGAAGAATCGTGGTGAGTGGAACATGAGGAATTTGACAACAAAAGAAAAGCAAGATTGCTTTGATAAGTATAAAGATATACAAAATAAAGTACAAGTACATGACTTCCAGTCTGCAATAGAAGCGTGTAAGCAAAAAGTATGTCAGGCTGTTCGCAAAAAACATAGAGATGATAAACGCAGATGCCGGAAATATGGAAATGGTAAGTTATCAGACTATAACTATCGGGGAAAGATTCTTAGGGGGAGATACATCCTCCATGCGCAGAGAATACAAAAAGATTTGTAGCAATCATGAAAAATAAATATGGATCTGTTGAAAACTATCACATTCAGAGAAAGGTTTATAAGGTGTTGAAAAATGGATAAAGAACTGATTTTGTCAGCTACAAAACAACCTAAGAATGATAAAACATATATTTGTCCTATTTGTGGAAAATCATTTTATGTTTCGGATAGGAATTATATTTATAAGAAGAAAAACAAGGAAGGTTTTACAAGATGGACTTGTAGCTATTCATGCAATAATAGATTAGGTGAAATTATTGAGGAATCCAAACATAATTACTATTGGTTAAAATAAAAAAATTTTTGAAAACCTATTGACAAAACGATAAAAATATGTTATACTATATATGTAAGTTGAAGGACTTACGAAACAAAAATAATATAAAGTGAGGTACTTATTATGAAGATGTTTGATGCAGGAAGATCCAGTATTTACAGTATTCTCGAAAAGAATGGATTCACATACTATAAGGGATATGAGAGTGTGTGGATCGCAAAGACACCTATCGGTTATATCACTGTTGACGGTGATGATACAACAGAACTTTGGACAAAGAAGGATGGAGTTTTTGTGACGGATGAGATGTTTGTCGAAGCCGTTACCGGTTCGGACATTCAGATGTATGAAAATGTGAGAGATATGTTCGTCATCGAAAATGTTGGAATCCTTTATGCACTTGGTATTGCAGAGGACTGACAATTAAACAGGAACAATTAACCATAGGATTCAAACTCCTCTGGTTAATTGTTTAGGAGTGATTGTATGTTAAAAGTATCTAAGTTTATTCGTGACAACAATAATTGGGAAGAGTTGTTACGGTCTGATCCATACAATGTATCAATTAAACATCAAAATAACCTCATTCTTCTTAATTATATTCAAGGAGCATCTACTGTTTGTGATATAACAAATGAGTGTAGAGGTCTTGTTCTTGACATTGCAGATGAAAGAAATCCAAAAGTGGTTCGGTGTGGATTTTATAGATTCTTCAATCTTGGAGATCCTAATGCAGTTACTATTGGAAATCATATTACAGCATATGAAAAAGTTGATGGATCACTTGTGTTCCTTTACTTTGTAAACGATAAATGGTGTTTTGGAACAAGAAATACATTTGATCTTGAAGTAGATGAAGTTACAGCCGGAAATACACCTAAACTTAGAAAAATGGCTAAACAGATTCGCAGTGTACTGAATCCAAACATTTTTGATTCCCTCAATAAGAACTTTACATACTGTTTTGAGTTTGTATCTCCTGATTTCCAAATTATTGTTCCTTATGAGAAACCGGATATGTATCTACTTATGATTAGGAATAATAATACATTGGAAGAGGTTGAAACTGCTATTTCTGTTGAATTCAAAAAGCCGAAAGTATATAGTCTTAATTCTATTTCTGAAATTGAAAAGTATGTATCTCAATTCTCGGCAACTGAGTTTGAGGGCATTGTTGTCAAAGACGAAAACAATAATCGTATTAAGATCAAAAACCTTAATTGGCTTCAACTTCACTATCTGTATAATAACGGTCAGTTTTCAGATAGATACTTTATTCATTTGTATATGAATGATGACTATCAGGAGCTTTTAAGTTATTTCACAAACCTGAAAGAACGGTTTAACAAGGTTGTGAATAGATATAACACGATTAAAGAAGCTGCCAGATTGATGGATAATATTCCTGTTAATACTATTATGACTAAAAAACAATTCTTTGAACTTGTAGATAGAACAGTTAAAGACAAAGGTTTTCAAATGCTTGCTTTGAAGTCCTATAATAATTGTGCATATAACTGGTTTTGTATGTTAGATGAACATTGGTATTCACATTATTTTGTAGGAGAAGAAAGATGATTACTTTATTTATGACAATTGGACTTCCCGGTTCTGGAAAATCTCATTGGGCATCTGAACAGGATGCAAAAGTTGTATCTTCGGATGCTATCAGGGAAGAACTGTTTGGAGATGTAAATGATCAGAATTATAATAATGAAGTATTCAACGAAGTACATAACCGTATTCAGAACTACCTTAAACAGCGGTTTAATGTAGTTTATGATGCAACCAATCTCAGCAGTAAGAGAAGAAAAGGATTTCTTAATACTGTTCCTGAATTTGTAAGAAAGGTTGCTGTTGTATTCTGTACTGATTATAGTATTTGTCTTAAAAGAAATGCAGAAAGAGAAAGACACGTTCCGGAAGAAGTTATTGAACGTATGTATAAAAGAATCACTCTTCCTACACATTTAGAAGGATTCGATCAGATTGAATATATTTTCTGTCCGGAAAATGATAAAACAGAACTTGACTATTATCTTGAAACAGTTGGTTATAATCAGGATAATCCTCATCACAGTCTTACTCTTGACAAGCATCTTGAAAAAGCATATAATCTTGCTCATGAAAAAGGATCTGACCTTAATGATTATGATAAAGAAATTCTTTGTAGGGCTGCTTTGATGCATGATGTTGGAAAGCCTGTTTGTAAAACATATGAACTTTTCTCCGGAAAAGTAGATGATCATGCACACTATTATAATCATGCTAATGTAGGAGCATATAAGATTCTTTGTTCAAGACCTATTATTTTTGGGTTAGATAAAATTCATAATAGAATGGAAAGACAGAAATTAGTCGCTATTGCTACACTTATTCAGTTACATATGAACTTCTTTGACAGCAACTTCTCACTTAATGAATATAGAAAATACTACGAAAATAACCTCATTACACTCCTTGAAATTTTACATGAGTGTGATGTAGAAGCGCATTAAAAAAAGGAACTGATGACTTAATGAAGAAAAAAATATTTATTCTTATTATGCAAATAACAATTATTATATTGTTATTTGCTGTAACCGAAAAGAAAAACACTATCAAGAATGATTCAACAGCATCAATTGAAACAGTATTTATTGATACCTGTATATACGAAACTACGGCTTGGGTTTCTACCATATCAACTTATCCGGAAACAACTACCACAACTATACAGGAGACAAGCACAACCTCTGTTCCTGAAACCAATACAACGATAACAAATACAGAAGGATCAACTAAAAAGACAACAAATACGACCACAAAAAGATATACTACTACTTCAAAAACTACCACAAAAATAACTACAACAAAAACAACCACATCAACTACAAAAACAACTACTACCACAACACAGAAAAAAGAATCTAATAATATGGAGCTAGTTGGAACATTCAAACTAACATACTATATTCCTACATCAAAACAGAATCCAAATACTCTTGTTGGTGGATCAGGTAGGAAACTAATTGATTGTTCTATGGGTGATGGAACAGTAAAAGGATCTGTTGCTTGTCGCGCTGTGTACGAAAAATATGGATATAAATATAACGGAAAAAGAACTATGATATATTTGGATGTACCGAATTTCAAATATTTAACCGGATATTATTATGTAGACGATTGCTGTGGTGGAAAAGCAACTGTTGATATTTACTATAATTCTAAGAATAATTGTCCATTTAAGAATATCGGCGTTATTCGTGGGGCTAAGTGTTATATTGTTAAATAAAAAACATATTCCAAAATACTTGACATTTTGGAATAGTTGTGTTATACTATATTTATAAGTTATTCTGGAAAGGACTATCATATATGATTCTAATTCTATGCGGTAAATCCGCAAGTGGTAAAGATACAATCCTAAATGATTTTATTCAAGATGGGTTTGTTCATAAGATTGTATCCTACACAACAAGACCTAAAAGAGATGGCGAAGTAAACGGAATTGATTATAATTTTGTTACAGAACGTCAGTTCATTGACATGATGAATGAAGGATTGTTCTTCCAAACAAGACAATATAATACAAATGTTAATGGACATCTTGATACTTGGTATTATGGATCGAAAAAGGTAGAAATTGATAAAAATATTCATTTTGGTTGTATTGTTGATATGGGTGGAGTTAGAGATTATGTGAATACATACGGTAAAGAAAATGTGTTTGTTGTTTATGTTGATGCTCCGGATGAAATACGAAAACAGAGATGTATCAAGCGTGGATCTTTTGATGAAACTGAATGGAACAGACGATTAGAGGATGACACAATTAAATTTGATATCAACAATCCAGAAGTATATAATCTAATCAATAGGGTTGTTGAAAACACCGGAGATATCCGTGATGCTAAATTTGAAATCTCTTATGATTTTTATAACTACATCATGGATAGATATAAAAATGAAAATCATACACGTTTTGGAGGAAACAAATGAAAGTATCAACTAAAAAGAAGATGGGTGAACTCAAAGAATACCTTGAAGAACTTGGTCTGTTTATCTGGCAACTTAATCAGAAGGATGATGAGGAACTGAAAGAACTTGCTAAAAAGATGCAACTCTGCTATACTGTATGTATGAAGCAGATCAAACAAATCACCAAGGAGGAATTTGAATAATGTATCTGGTATCAAAACGACATAAGTTGTTTAATGATCCACCTGAAAATCTTAAAGTATTTCAAACAGAATCCGCAGCATTATCATTTATAAATAGCCTTGTATCAGATAGCGATTATGTGTACTGTATGACAGAAATTCGCAGTGGTAATGATTATCATATGCACTATGGATATCGGTATAGAGTATATGTTACATGGCATATGATATATTTCTGTGTTGAAAGAGTTGAAGTTCTTGACAGATGTGAGATTAAAAATGATTGTTTATATCTTACAAATGTAAAGAAAGATGATTATGAATTCTGTTTTGAGATTGAAACAATGTATGAACTTCATACAGATGAATGGATTGAAAGTCATGGATATTGTAGCAGTACAATTTCAGACGATATACTCAGACAGAATAAACTTCCGAGGTTGATTGAAAAGTTATATTCAATTAAATAATTACTTTATGGTGATTAAATATGATTAAATTATATGTCGAAAGACGAAAGAGGTTATCAGAAAGTCTTGATGCCCCGTGTGAAGGGATATTTTGGATTATTGATAATGAACTAATCGCATACACAGATCAGGTTGATACATCTGGAAAATTATCTACCACTCTTGAACATAGGAAGATATGGAATGAGATTAAAGATAAGTACACAGATGATGAAATGCAATTAGTTCCTTATGATTATTATCCTCGTGGAAGAGTTATGGTGAATCCTATTTATAAAGATGGGAAGTTCGATCACTATAATGCATATATTTATATGGATGAATGTATCAAAACATATGAAAACATAACTGATATAATCTATGAGTTTAGGCTTAAAAATAATTGTGATATTAAGTATGTTGGTTCATCTGGTGGTGTTGAATCAGGTCATTATGTATGTCATAACTGCAAAGGAGGATGATACAGTGGATCCTATTTGTGTAAATATTGCGTGTAGACAGAATGGTATGTGTGATACTTGCATTAAAGAATGTCAATTTTATACAGATATAGACTCTTTACTTAGAGTTCTCAGTTCGACAAAATATGGATTTGATGTTATCAGTGATGCTCATGAAATGACAATTCAGGAATACTATAATGATATTGAAACGGAACTGATATTTTGAAAAGAGATAAGGAGGATTAAGATGGATATTAGAATTCTTGGTTACGCCGGAATTATTTGTTTTGCAATTCTTGTAATTTGTGCTTTATATGCTGTTATTATGATCGCAGCAAACACTAAAAGGATTGCGGATGAATTAAAATATCTTAACAGGAATGTTTCTGACTTAAAACTCAAAATGACGGGCAAGGATAATAAAACAGGGATTTATGATGATCTTGGAGGTGAATAAGATGGATTCTAAAGTAACAAAACAAATCATGGCAGTTTCTATCTGTCAACTTAGCAACAGTATCTCGGATCTCGGAAAGTTGCTACAAAATGATGAATTCACAGACACACTGTTTTTTAAAATGGAAGATGATTTGGAAGATTTCATCATTGAGGTTTCAGATAAAATTATGGATGTTACAAGAAAAATGGCTTTAATGAAACTATCGGAGGGTAAGAATGAAGTTTAAGTTGATAGGTAGCTGCAAGAATTGTGATAAAGTTATCACTATGACACAAAGATTTGATATTCCTGAAACTGAAAAAGAATTCAGTGAAGCTGAAATTCTAAATGCTATTGCTTGTAAAGTACATAATGAAATTCATAAATGTTCTGCCGGAAGTCCTAATGTATTTGGTCTTGTAGAACCTTTTCAAATTGTAAAGGAGGATTGAGTCAAAAATGCTCTATGTTAGTTTAATTATCATTGGATTTCTTTTATGTGTTTGTATTTATTTAATATATCAACTTAAAGGATCTGGTTCAAAACATAACAATGATATGAAAGATCTTGATAATAGTTATGTGAAAAAACAAGAGCAACTTCAAAAAGACTTTGAATCTCGTGTAAATGATATAAATGCTAGATTTTATGAGATTCAACAATCATATATACAAAAGGAACAATCTTATGATGTTGAGATACAAGATATATTATTTCGGCTAGAGAACTATAAAGAATTAGAAAATAAAGTTGTTGAAAAGTATAAACAAAAAGAGATTGATGAGAAACAAAGAGATTTTTATAGAATCATCCTAGAAAAGTCTGATCTCTCTGATGTTGAAAAGTTAAATGCTTTTGCCCCACAACTTTCAAAGCCAGTTGTATTGTATAAACTAATGTATGAGGTATATTACAAATCTAAATTGGAGGAACTATTTAAGAGGTTGATACCTAGTGATTGCACATCTGGAGGAATATATAAAATAACAAATATAAAAAATAATAAATGCTATATTGGAAGAACAACTAATTTTCTAACTAGGTGGAGAGATCATGCTAAGTGTGGGATAGGTGCTGATTCCGGAGCGCAAGTAAGGAATAAGTTTTACGAAGCAATAAAAATGGATGGTATTGAAAATTTTACATTTGAAATTATTGATAGGTGTGAAAAAGATATTCAACCAGAACGAGAAAAATTTTGGATTGATTATTATAAATCTACAGAATATGGATATAATACAGTATCAGGAGGTTAATATTTATGAAAAGTGTGTTTAATAAATGCTTGGCAATTCTAGTGTCTATTTGTATGGTTCCTTTGTTTAAGATCCATGTTGAAGCAAAGATAATTGAACCAGAAGTTGTAAAAACAGAAAAATGGACTACTTCTTATTTTATTGATGATGATATGGAAACTCTTTATCCATATGTTCAATGTGAAGCAGATATTTATAACGATGGAACGATTAAATTCTATATGTGGAATACACATGAGTGGAATGGTTTTACAACATATGAACATAATTTATGTATTTGCGGAACACATATTTTTTATGATGAAGATTCTATACCGTATCAGTATTATTTTGGGAAACGTGATGATTCTGGTATTCATTTTGAACAAGGAATGCTGGACAATACAATTTTGGAAGACGGTATTGTACCAAATGATATAAATAATGAAAAAGTAGTTAATTTGTTTTTGAATTCTTTTAGTTATAAACCGTGTTCTTATGAGTTAGAATTATATGATTGTCCTATACCAGAGACAATAGGTGTTATAGGAAAGAAAGATTCATTTAAGACATTTCCTATATTTATTGATATGGTTAAAAATATTTCACTTCCGAAGTTTTCAGAATATTATTCAACTAAAAATAATCCAATAGTAAGGTTTACGTTAAAACCAAAAACAGAACCTATAAAACAGTATGATTTTAAATTATATGGTCACGGTATCACGATTACACCAGAACTTCTTTCTGGTAGTGTGATAGCTACTCCGGAGCCTTCCGAACAAGAAAAACGTATTGCAGAACTAGAAGAACAGAATAAAATACTAATTGAACAGAATAATCAACTTGAAGCAGAGATTGATAGAATCAACGAAGAAAATAATCACCTAAGTTTTGAAAATGATAGACTTGAATATGAAGTAAAATCATTAAAATCTCAGCTTGATTCGATTTTAGTCGGTGATCTAAACAGTGATGGATCAATTGACATCCTTGATGCCATTGTAATTCGTAGATTCCTAGCAGGAACTATTGAAGAACTACCATATAAAGGAGGAGAATGAATATGTCAACCATGTCAGAGTGGGCAAGAAGAGAAGTTGAGATTGCCTGTAAAAAAGAAGCACCTAACCGAAAAGAATGTGAGTGGGATTATGGTTGTTCATGTTATGAATCAGCCTTAAAAGCATTTGAATCTTTATGTGAAGATGGTCATAGTGGATATAGTTTTTCTGTTACAAGAAATATTCTTACAAGACTTATGAATCATTATCCACTTACTCCAATCAATGATGATGAAACATGGGGAGAGTCAGATCAGTGTGCAAGAATGTCCTCTCTTTTTCGGGAAACAGATGAAAATGGCAACATCTTATATTCAGATGTAGATAGAGTTATTTGTATTGATACAGAAGATGGATGTACTTTTACAAATGGATTCATTACACGGATGATTGATAAGATGTTTCCAATAAAAATGCCATATTATCCGAATGGAAAATATCATGTTGAAGTTGAACATCTTTCTACTACAAATGATCCGGATAGTTTTGATACCATTATTATTCATTCTATTAAACATCCTGATGGACACACAACGAAAGATTTTATTGCATTCGCAGAAGATACGGAAGGTAAATTACATAAAATTAGTGAGGAAGAGTTATTGGTTAGAAGAAAAATGGCAGAAATGAGGTGAGTACAATGAAAGTATATATCGTAACTGACGACTGTGGAGCTATTATAAAAATATTCAAAAGTAAAGAAAGAGCTTATGAACTATATGATGAACTGATGAAAGAAACTCCAAGAACTTCTTTTTATTATGAAGTAATGGAGTATGATGTTGAAGAATAAGATTTATCAAGTACCTGACAGATTAGTTAGGTACTTTACTTTTGCTTAATTAAAATTAGATTTACTTTGTTTTTGTATAGTATATACAAAAATCATTATTATTTTGAGAGTAGTTTATAATGCTAAAATTCAAAAACCACTTGACATTTCATAGATTTTGTGTTATACTATATTTACAAAGTATTATAGATGGAGGTACATAAAATGGCAGTCACGTTCATCTCTTACACAGGTAAATATCCATGTCTTTGTTCCGGTATCCTCACTGTTGACATTGATGGTAAAGAGTATCGTTTTGGATCGAAATGTGGTGATGATACACTGTATCCTAAGTTCTGGAGTTCCGGTGGATCTTGTGGGTTCGATAGTTCTTGGAATAGTTATATAGAACATAATTCCTGGATAGAGAGTTCCTTTTGGAGAACATACAAAGATAAAGATAAGGATAAAGAATTCTTCATTGAATCACATCTCAGTGAACTTTTATCTGTTATGAATGCAAATGTTCCTCACGGATGCTGCGGAGGATGTTTGTAAAAATAAAAAAAAAGAAACGGAGGACAAAAAAGATGGGAGTATACGCAAAGGTAAATGGTATTCTTTATTGTAATGCCGGAAATATTAAGACAAAGGATTTCAATATTGTAGATCAATGTCTTAAACGAATTATTCACGTTGGTGATCTGAAAAAAGATGACATTGTAATTGAATACTCACAGGGCGGAATTTATACATTCTATATCAAGGAATCTGTATATACTATCTGCTATTCAAGTGTTATTTCTACATTCAAGGAGGAAAATGTATAATGGTTACGGTTGATGTTAATATTATGATTGGAAATTTTACAAGTACAAAGACAATGGAATTTGACAGTCTTAACGAAGCACTTGATTATATCAAAGTTCATATGTTTGACAATTACAAGAATTGTCAGTATGTTCATGTTGATAACTATGATACTGAAGGTGAAATTTATCTTGTGGTTGTAAACGGAGCTATTATAACCGAGGTTACTATTACTGGAAATCCAGATGAGGAAGATAAATGAATTCACAGACAGAAAAACTGTTGATGAATATTTTTATCTATTAGAAAAGGAGTATGGTAATCATGACAAAAGATGATATGAGTACCGCAACAGATAAACTTCCAGTCTTTCTTGACGCAAATGAATCACTTAAATTTTATCAAATTGAAAAGAATAGAAAGTATATTCAAATGAGAGACTATCTGCTATATGAGCACAAAATAGACAGTGATAAGATTATTTCAGATATTACTGAAAGCATTTCTAGTCTGTTCCCGAAAGAGTTGAACGGGTTTAAGGTTGAATGGGAAGTTATTCTTGATAATATTTCAAGTCATGGAAGTGCTATATTCAAAGTAAATAGTAAGATTACAAGATTTGGTAATATGCATCTATATCAAACATTTGGAATTGTATGGGCATTGGATATAAACTATTCAGGATTCCTCGGTGATGAATTTATTAAAGACGGAATGAGAAGTGTAGAAGAACAAGTAAAAGAATTGATCTTTACTATGATAGAATGGAGTAATAAAGAGTATGTGGATTGGTGAAAATAGAACAGTCGTAAGGTGTGAGGAAAGAGATATTAGTATTGTTTCTGCCAAATGTAATAAATGTAATAAATATGTAGAACAAGTAAATAACTTTTCTCCTATCCTGTCTTATGTTTACTGTCCGTTCTGTGGAAATAAAAATGCTGAAACAGAAACAAGGACAGACTGTAAAGGTTGTGATTATTATATCACTCATACACCGACTCAAGCGTATTGCAGTAAACATAATAAGCACGTTGACGGATATGAAAACTATTTGTATCTCTATAAGATCTGTGGGTGTGAAGATGTAAAGAACGGAGGTTGATTGTTATGTGGGAAGAAGATTTTTGGGAAGACGATTATTCTGAATATGACAAACTTATCTACGACTTAAAAGAATCTTTGAAGTCTGGGATTAAACAGGAAGTTACAGATAAGATCAATGATTTGGAATCACAGTTATATGAGGTCAGAGAGTTTATTGCGGAACGTGACAGATATATGGAAGAAATGAAAACACTTGAAAGAAAACTTGACGAGTGTGAAAAGTCTGTTGACAAACGAGCTAAAGATATTAGACTTCGTGAACTTCTTGAAATACTTAAAAAACCTGCTTGGGTGTGTGACTATAAATGGGTATATCCAAAAGAAAAATGTGATAAGTGTGATGATAAAAGAACAATTCATTTCTTTTCTCCGTCAGGTAAAGAACATACTGAAAGCTGTCCGTTTTGTGGATATCATAGAATGGAATATTACCCGCAAGAAGCAGAACTTATTGAGATCAAAGAAACAAAACCTGGTATTCGTATTGAACAAGAAATTCAAGGAGTTCATTTTACATTCGCAGTTCCTAGAAGATATGTAGAAAAGGAATTACGAGGAGAAGATATTTTTTATACGAACATTGAAATTCTGTATGGTGGAGAAGATTTCAAATATTCTTATGATATCTTCCGTACATATTTCAGGAACAAAGAAGATTGTCAGAGAGCCTGTGATTGGCTGAATGAGAGAACGATTAATGGTGAAAAATAAATTGGGATGGTGAACGATGTGAAAACATATGAAGTTGTAGATATGATCAATATATTCGGTGAAAATGCAACACTAAAACAAGTTCTTTCAATTGTTTCTGGTGGAAGAAAGTACAAATGCCCGAAATGCATCGGGAAAGGTAAAATTACAGTTAGATATAACGGTTATCCGAAAGGTTTACCTGACAGTGGCTTTGTTTACGAAGAATCCTTTAAGGACATTGAATGTGATATATGTTGTGGCGAGGGGTACACAAGAGAAGAATACAAGCCTAGATATATCCAAGATGGATTTGAAGTAGTCGTTGGAAACGGAGGAAAGCAGAAATGACAATGAGCAAGGATGAATTCGAGGCATACATCAAAAAACACAAAATCGCCAAAAAGACTATTATTGAGGCGTACATAGCGGAGAACCCGAAGGACGAATACCACTATGATGACATCGACGCTGTGTACCAGCTCCAAGTTGACACACAGATTGGAGCACATACCATCGGGCGTACAAGGCAGGGTCGCGTGGGATGCGGGCATGGATCGACAAGGACAATGAACGGCACAAAGTACGGACATGACTACCAGTGAAGGGGATAATCAAGAATAGTAGTAATTATTTTATGAATTAGTATATTATTGTTGGTGAGGAGCGTAAATAATGACAAATTCTGATAGGATTAGACAGATGACGGACGAGGAACTTGCGGAGTTTCTGGATGAAGATGCAAGCTATACGTGCAGTATATGCACAAGGCATGATGCTAAAAATTCTTGTAGTGATTACGAGTGTAAAAAATTTGTGCTTAACTGGCTACAAAAGGAGGCTGACGAAGATGAAACTAAAAGAATTGATTGATAACATGGCATATGGAACACATTACAAGTTGCTTGGTGCTAGTACAGGTAAACATCTTGCAGACAGTTGGAAGAATAAAGAGGATTTCATTAAGGCATTTTTTGAAGATGATGTTTCTGGTATTTTCCCATCTTTTGATGCCCAGAAAGATCACATTACGAAAGTTCCAAAATACATAGGACCTATGATTTGCATTTGGTTGAGTGGGAGGTGATAGAGATGACAGAATTGATTGATAAACAGAAAGTTATAAGATTGTTTATTGAAGGTGATGGTCACGATGATGACAGATTCACAGAAGGATATAATTTTGCTACTGAGAAATATCGTGAAGCAATCAAAAACATTAAACCATTAGATAACTGGATTCCATGCATTGAGAAACTACCGGAACAGTTAGTGGATGTAATTGTTTGTACTGACATTAAGACAGTCACACTTGCATGGCTGAATGGAGATCATTGGGTATTTGCTGATACTGGAAATGGACATACAGAGAATTGGAGTTTGGATGCCGTGACACATTGGCAACCGAAGCCAAGACCTGTGGGGGAATATGCATAATGAAAATGAATAAAGAAGATTTTGCTGCCCTGATTTGTTTACTACTTATATTTTTTCTGATAGGTGTTCTTGTTGGAGGTTATTGGTGTAGGAAGAATATGAGTAATGAAGAATCTAATAATCAATGTTCTTGTAGATGTTGTGAAGAATAACATTATATAGTTTTGAAAGGTGTGAATAAAAAATGATTGAATCCTTTAAACAAGAAACGGTTGATAATACCACTACACATAAGATCAAAATGGTTACAGGTGCTTGGTTATTTTGTGGTAACTATAAAGATTATGACGGAGATATATGTTCGGTTTACAGATGCTCTAATTGTTCGGAAAAAGTTATGAAAAGATCTAACTTCTGTCCGAACTGTGGATCTGAAATGAAAGGTTGGGCTAAATAATGGGAGAAGAATTAAAATATTATGATCTAAAAGATATTCTAAGATTTATTGGAATTGATTATGAATTTGAAAGAAAGAAAACATACCCTTTTAATAAGGATCCAAAACAAATCTCATTCTCATGGGGTCAGATCATAATTCCAAAACAAGGTATCCGAGATGTCGTAAAGAATAAGATTTGTGACAATAAAGAACTTCCTATTGATAGCATTAAGATGATGTATCAAATCCCGTTTAAGAATGATTGGAAAGATGGAACCGTTGGTATTGGAGTTATCAATCAGGATATTCAACTTACATTTAGATATGATAAAGAATATAAATATGGGAATATTACGAAATCAATTTACGAGGTTTGTTTTTATATCCTTGAAAATGCAACCGCTACAAATGATTTTTATATTATAACAGATGAAGAAGTTTTCAATTTCTTTTCCTATTACATTATTCCAAATCAATGGGGTCTTGGAAGAATGACAGTTTCAAGTCCTTGTGTTGAAAAATGGGAAATAAATGAGGATCAGATTAAGGAAGAAAAGGAAGAATACACTGCTGCTGAAGAGGATAAAAGCAATGATGTTCCATGCGAATCTTGTTCACACCTAATTCCAACAGCACCATTTGTAGCATCCTGTTCTAAATGTAATGTAGTTGTTGATGGTGATAATTGGACAAACACAAAAAATAATATGTGGAATAAGTGTAAGGGAGTGTGTGCTAAGTCATGTCGGATGAAGAAGTAAAGAATGGATATTGGAAAGGTCTTACATCAAGATATTGGAAAGCTAATAAAGATGGATACAGTGGAGAATATAAAGATTATATATTCTATAAATGCTCTGTATGTGGTAGAAAAACTGTAATCAGGGAAAATTTCTGTCCGAGTTGCGGTAAAAAAATGAGTAAGGAGGAAATAAGAAATGACTGATTGGATCAAATGTAAAGATAAGTTACCAAAGGATCAAGTTAGAGTTTTGATTTTTACAAAATATAAAGGAAATGCAATCGCTAAAAGATGTGGCAATGGTGATTGGTATCTTGATAAGAATGATTATCTGGCTGTCTATCATGCAAATGATAGACACGCACTGGATGCCACTTCCTAATGATCCGGAAGAATAAAAGAAATAATATTCGTTATAATCAACAAAAACCTCACATAAAGTTTGTGAGGTTTTTGCTTTCTTATTTATCAAATATCTATTGACATTTTACTTATTTTATGTTATACTATATTTACAGAATGTTTAATAGACATTTCTGATAACATTACTTTTCGGAGGTAGTTATTATGGATAATACTGTTAGAGTTTGTCCGGAATGTAAAAAAGAATTTACAGGTTATGGATCAATATCAAGAAAAGATGATAAAACAATTATATGTCCTGAATGTGGAGTAAAACAGGCAATGGGAGCATACGTTGAATATTTTGGCAGTCTTTCAAAAAATAAAGAAGAGGAATATTTTTAACTATGAGTGAATATCTTAATGAAATTGATAATATCTCAACTGAAACTGTTCTGGACTTTGCGGCTAGGACTAATAACGAAACGGCAAGCTACCTTCTTCGGTTTTATGGAGTAGAGAATTTTGACGGATCAGAACAAGAATATATGGAACTTATGGAGTTCCTGACAAGAAAAAGAAAAGTAAAGAATAACAAAGGCAATAAGGTAATGGCGTAAAATATATAAACAATCATTCTCACACAAATAAAAGTTATCTATAAAGGAACAATAAAATTGATTTAAGTAATCACAATTTATCTTATATGAAAGGATGTTTAATATGGATAATTATTTTGTTGGTGTGTTTAAGAATGATGATTACGATGCTGACGGCAATCGTATCTATGATGATGTTTTTACATTTGACGATAGATCCGATGCTTGGGATGAAGCCCTAAAATGGAACCTAAAAGGATATTGGGTTGAATTCGCTTCCATTGAAAAAGTAGGTTATGGTGATTATAGAGATGACTATGACTACTACGAAGAAGAGGATTACAATACATATGATTATGCTCCCTATGAGATGAGAAAATATATGTCCTCTATGGGAGAATCAAACAGGAGGAAAAACATGAAACTTAGAATTGATGAAGATAACTATGGTTATGATTCTAATGGTAATGAGATTGATGAGTCTATGGTAGAGGAACTTTATAGAGTTGCCAATAGTGAAATTCTTTCTGAGTCTGAATTAGCTAAGATTGGTTATGCTGATATTGATGAAGATTCGTGGGAAGTGTATAACACCGGAACGGCATACGGGATGAATCTTACATACAATATCAATTTTGATGTAGATAGTAATGCTATTGATCTTGAACAGTTTGTTACTGATAAAAATATTCTAATACCTATTTTTGATGCAGATCATGCTACGGCAAAACTCAATTTCGTTATCCATGTCTATAACGGAACTGATATTGAAGTAGAACTTACTGACTATTCTGTATATGACTGCGGAGACTTCTATAGTGAATATGATACAAATAACTTCAAGAGTTATGTCAATGTCAAAGCACTGGAACAGCTTGTAAAGGATATGTCTCAGGAAGTTGTAAATGAGATTCAGGGAACATTGAGTAATATTTGATTTTTGTGAAAATGGAGGAACACAAAAATGTTAGATAATATCATGCTTTCACTAAAAGAGGAACTTAAAAACATTAAGCATGAAATAGAAGAAAATAGATATTTCACAACTAAGGGAAATATTGACGGAGTTATTTATGGTGTCATATTGAAAGATAAAACATATTTTACTCTTACGGCGAATAATTCAACATTGTTTCCTACCATTGATTTTAATGATATTTGTTTTATATATAAGAAAAGAGATATAGACAAACACTCAGATAGAAAAGAAACCTGTAATTCAGATACAGGTGATTCTAATATAGGTGTTGATTTCGACAGTTACTTGAAACTATATAATGCCTTTGGAAATAAACTTATTATTAAAAGAACAGTATCAGAGTATCTACCTGAAATCAAATCCGATGTTGAATACCTTCTTAGTGAAAAATATTGGGAAAAGAGTATTGAGGATGATTACGATTGGGAAGATGAGTTCTATACATATTCACAAGATCATTCTTGTTGGAATGTTTCAATTCATAGTAAATACTTCTCAATAGACCCTCAAACAAGTGAAGATGATCTCAGAACAATTCTTAAAAATATTGATAATATCTCATATGCTATGAAGGACTTTATTTGGGATACAGTTGTTGGTGACATTGAAGATTTTTGTGATTTTCAAAATCATGGATGTCATTATATTGAACTTGCCGAAAAATATTGTGGTAATTTTACGATTGATTTAATGAAAGCTAGGTTGTGATAATAATGATTGAACAGATAAAAAGAATATTTATAGATATACTTCCATCATATATTATAAAAGAGTATCTGATGGAAGAAATACTCGATCCTAACGATACTATAATGTCTGGTAATAAATATAAGGATCATATTGAAACAAGAAAGAGTATAAACACACATCTAAAAGGACTTGCTACAAGAATTAGAAATTTACCGTATATAAAAAGTTGTAATCCAGACCCATCCAGAAGTAAGGGAAAAGGACTATCTAACTATATAGAAGTTCAATTCAACTATCCAGACGGTTTAACAAAAGATGAGATTGATAAGAATTATAAATATACAATACGATTTTCTGATCATGAGGATACACATAAAGATTCCAGAACTCATAAAACTTCTTATGTTGATGTTGTTGGTAGAAAAGTTAAGAATCTTGAAAAAGCAGGTATACGTGAGTTTAAGACATCGTTAGTTGATATACAAAATAAAATAAAGGATTTTGAGATTGGAAAATTTGGAGAACAAAAAACATTTATAAATAGAACAGATGAATGTAAACTACGAATAAGGGAGTTGACAATAAATGAGAACTTAGAAGAAATAGCTCCATCAACCTACTGTACCGATAGTGCAAAAGATATCGCTAACTGGATCGTAAATAAACCAAAACCATATAGAATTCTATATGATGTAAAATATGATATCTGGTGTATTGCGGATGCAATGTCTCAGACACACAGAGATATGTCAATAGATATGTTCGATACAGATACAAAATATCTATATGGGTATGCAAGAGATCTGGATAATGATATTATAAAAATGCGCCAAATTGGTAATTATAGTAGTGGATGGACTGATGCGGAAGTATATTCAGATTTCCAGTTTGAACATAGAAATCTAGTAGGAATGATATTCATTCCAAATAATATGAATTATAGAGACTATGAAGAATCTGGATTCTACGAGAATCAAACAAGACTTACAACCGGAACGATGTTTACATTATTCCCGTTCAACAGTACCGGAGTATTCAAGGATCTATATAGAAAACTATTTTACATGAATGCTATTCCTGTTTCTCTTAAACAGTTATTTAAGAACTGCTATAAAGAAATGGGAAGTGACTGCTTGGATAAGTTCTATCAAGATGCAGAAGCAATGGGATATTCAGAAAGTGAGATTCAGGACTTTCTAAACAGTCCGGAAATGGCAGATGTTGTTATATGATTATTTTTGGTAAAAAGTTAAATTTGACACAGTATAAAAACTATTTACTTCAATCTCTGGCACATAAGAATCCAAAAGTGGTATCAGATACAGAAAGCTATTTTTCAATGAATGTGCAAAAGGATGAACGAAATATATCTATAAATCTAAATAATCAAACAAAAGGATACATCATTATTGATGTAATAGATCCTTATGCTATTATCCGCATTCCGAGAACAAAGATTTCAGACTTTGAGAAATTCAGGGAATTCTGTTTAAATACGATCAACGTAAACCTGATTTGATAACCGTATAGAAATTATCTAAATTCGCATAACAATAACTTTACTCATACTTACAATAAGTATGAGTAATTTTTTTTTGAATTTTATTTTGGTGGTGATTTATATGGATATTACAGAATTACTCTCCGAGATTGATAGATCAGAGACATATCCAAAAATGTTATCCATGACACTGGAAACGAATGCATTGTATCTGAAAATCAATACAACAGATTGGACAGAACAGATGCTTGCAGAGCTTCCGTCAATACAATTTGACATATATACAAATACAAATGGAACATATATCAAGTACAAAACCGTAACAGTTTGTTTAGACACAGATATTTGTAACGGTAATTATGCTGTAGAAATTAAGGATGTACCGAATGATTCTTATCTAGCTGTCACTCCTATGTTTGATAATAACGCTATTGAATCACACAATAATCTTGTCTCTACTGGTATTATTGATAGTGATATGTGGGATACTGAAACAAGTTCTTTTGATGTTTCTATTTCATATGGAGCAGAAGAAGGTGCTCCACCAACACCGCCTTCCCCGACACCAGAAGATTGTCCTTTTACTTGTGATATAGAATATTTTCTCGACTCCGAAAAAGAGTGGACTATAAACACCGCTACATATAAGAAATCAACAGACGAATATGGTGTTGGTATTTGCTGCACATTAGAGTCTGGTGGAACATGGACAGCACCTATTTTACTATCACCAACACAAACCGCTGTTGGATATCTTGTGAACGGCAGTGCAGAAGGAGTATTGGGTGGTTCTGTTGTATACGATAATGTTACATGGTATTACAGTATATCTTATGGTCAGAGTGGAAGTTATGTAGCTGATGGTATGCCTATGTCTACATATGAAAATGTTAATTATCCTTTCTCTGAGCAACAAATACTTGATTTCTTAGCTGAAATGAATGTTCAAAATAAATCTTAATATAACATGGTGGTGATTAAGTATGGCACAGACACAAATAGTAAACAGTATTTCGAGGTCTGATTCATTTCCAGTTAGTGCTACATTAAGTGCTTCTTATAATTGTGGAACATTGATGTTAATACTTTCCGGAACATGGACAGAACAAATGGTATGTGAATTACCTGCTCTAAACTGCACTATTTACATTGATTCAGACACTATCTTACAATCTTTCAATGTGAATATGAGAACAGTATTAGAGAGATCTACTCCGGCTGATCCATATTGCATTCCTGTTTACGATATTCCTAGTCAATGTATTATCAAAGTAAGTCCATTATTTGATAATAATGCTATTATAGCTCATAATGATATGATAGAAACAGGTGTTGGTGGAACTGATGGAGGTATTATTTGGACAACTCCTACACAAACATTTGATCTTACTCTTGTATTTGATAATGCAAATATTAAATCTGGAAATTCCTCCGGTGGTGGCGGTGGAGGCGGAAGCTCTGATGCAAAGGATATTTCTTTTAATAATCTAGGAACATCACTGGCATCCACAAATGTTCAAGATGCAATCGTGGAAGTTGCAAATAAAACATCCACATCCGCTACTACAAATGCTACATTATATGCTAATAGCTGGGATACTGTAAATAGAACATATGCAATTCCATGTGCAGATATTACATCTCAATCTGATATCTTTATTTCACTTCCTTCCAATACATCCGATGCTAATTATAATGCGATTGCAGAAGCTAACATTGTAGCACAAAGTCAGTCTACCGGACAGGTTGTGGTTAAAGCAGTTGGAACTATTCCTACTATTGATACTCAGTTAGTTATAACTGTTTACAATAAAGGTTAAAGGAGGAACATATTATGGCAATTTATGTGGTTCTTCCAAATGAGAGAAAAGATAATAATATATCAAATTATATTCCCACGCAAAATATATCATCAACCACATTTAATAATGGTTATAATGAATGTATACTATATAAAAATAATGACGAAGCAGCTTATAATGATTATAGAGAGAGATGTTTGGCAAAATTTCCGATTCAAATAGATAATCAGCTATTGTATTATATTGGAACAAATCCAGATTTCTGGAGTGATTGTTATGTGTATACATCTGTTGGTGATGAAGGTAATTCTTCTGGTGCGGCTCCTAAATACAGGGTTTGTTATGCAATTGTCGAGAACTCTGTGATAACATTTAGAATCTATGAAAACACCTTTAATATGTAATAAAGAGGTGAATATGCATGGGAATCTATATAACAACTCCTTCTCACATTAGCACAATAGAAGCTGAAAAAGTAAAGTATACAAATCCTCTTGGGACACTCACAAATGTAAAAAGTTCTTTGGATGATCTGTATGCCGCTAAAAATCCTGTTTACTTTGGGTCATATATGGAATTCCCAAATGTAGGATCTGAGGATATACTTTACATTGACAAATCTACAACCTATATGTATTTATGGGATACTGAAACAGCATCATATAAACAACAGGTCAGTGATGTTACAAATTACATATTTCAATCAACATTATAATTATAAAGGGGAGATGTTTTTATGGCTGATGTAAGCATGAATGTAAAAATATTACAAGTCACAAAAACAACCGCACAGTGGGCATCTGTCACTGATATTATTTCAAAGGGTTTACTTTGTGTAGAATTAGATACGAATGAAAAATCTTGGGTTAAGATTGGTGATGGTGTTCATACATATGCACAATTACCATATATTACAGACGCTGCTATTGCAAGTCTTGGAGATTTTCTAAGAGTTAAGGGCGTTGTAGCAACTACATCATTACTTCCGACAACTGGAAATAAAGTTGGTGATGTTTACTTTGTAGGTGATGCATCAACAGCAGGATCAGATAAGTTTGAAGAATATGTTTGGACAACTGGAAGTACATGGGAATTTATTGGTAAGATTTCTGATCCACCTACATATCATGGTGGAACTGGAATCACTATTGACAACAGTAATAATATCAACTTATCACAAGCAACAGATTCAAGTCTTGGCGGTATTAAGGTAGGTACTAATCTGTCAATAAATTCTTCTACTGGTGAATTAAGTGCAACAGATACTACATACAGTATAGCAGGTGCTTATGGTTCTGGTAATGATACATGGGTTACAACTCTTACTCCTTCCTCCGGTAGTGCGACAACTTCAACAGTTCCAAAAGCAACCACATCTGTTTACGGTATTACTACTTTAACAGACTCCACATCATCTACATCCACAACAACAGCGGCTACACCAAACGCTGTTAAAAGTGCTTATGATCTGGCAAATGGAAAATCAACAGTTTCTCAATTCAGTGATCTAAGTGCTAATGGTTTAACGATTGGATCTGTTACTATTGATGGAACTGCAAACACTCTTAAAGTTCCTACTGGAACTACATCTTCAACAGTGGCATTAGGTAATCATACTCATACAACTACTATTGCTGCTGGAACATCCGGAGATACAAATCAACTTACAATGGCATCTAATACAAAATATAAAATGACAACTGGCGGAACTAATTTTGTATTTACAACTCCACCTGGAACAACTGTTTCAGTCAGTGATACAGTTGCAACCGGAACTAAGATTGCTACGATTACAGTTGATGGAACAGCAAATGACATAAATGTGAAAACAACCGCTATCGCTACTTCTTCTGCATCAACAGGTGTTACAGATTTATCTGCTAATACAAAGTATGAACTTACAGCAGGAAATAACTCAATTGTATTTAAGACACCTTCTGATACTACATATGAATTTGCTGACAGTTACAATGCTTCTACAAATAAGGGTGCAACTGTTGCAACTGTTACAAATGCAATAAACGGTATTGATTTTCCGGTTGATGATGTTAAAATAGGCACAGCATCAATTGTAAGTAGTGGTATAGCAACAATTGCTGTTGAAGGTACATATAATAGTTCATCTAATAAAATTGCAACACAAACAACTGTATCAGATGCTATTGCTTTACTTGATGGGAGTATAACAGGTACAGGTGGAACAACAAAAACTATAACATCTTTATCACAAACAGACGGCGTTGTATCTGCTACATTTGAAAGCATTGATTTTCCAGTTACAGATGTTACTGTTAATGGAACTTCTGTATTAAGTAGTGGTGTTGCTGCATTAGGTGTTGCTGCCGGAAAAGATGTTACAGATAATTCAACGGCAACCGCTGTTACATCAACAGATACAAATCTAATTACAGGAAGAACATTATATAATGCCGGATATATTAAAAATGTATCTATAAACGGAACAAGTGGAACTACATTTACTGGTATTGCAAAATCTGCAACAATAAATGGCGGTGCTACAATATCCGCTGATAGTTCTACTGGAAATATTGCTTTAACTGGATTGGTGACAGGATTAAGTTATACAAATTCATCTGGAACAACATCTACTCTATCTCCTACAAATGGAAATCTTGATGTAACATCTTTAATTCTTAACTGCTCACTATAATGATTATATAATTCTAAGAGTGAGGTGATATTTATATATGTCAGATGTAATCGTAGAACTTAAAGAATTTAATGTTGAATTTGATGATACTAATACAAGTAAAAGTGCAAATATAGTTTCCGGTCATGATATAAAAGAATCATTTGCTACAATTCATAAAAGATTGAATAATATTGGATACACTTGGGGAACAGAAAGAATTATAATTGACTCAAATGCAGACTTAGACAACTATAAGACACCTGGAATTTATGAAATGATATCTTCAAGCTACACGATAACACATTCTCCAATTGATGATAGATTTAGAATGTATGTAATGACTGTTGGAAATAACATGACAGCACAATATTATATTCCTGAAAACTATGATTGTATTTATACAAGAAAATATAGTGATATTAGTGGGTTTGAAGGATGGTCTGATTGGAAACGTATTGGCGAACAGATAATACTATCTTATGGAAATTCAACATGGGACGATTTCTACAATGCATATATTCATAATGCGGTCGTTTATTGTAGAGCTAGTTCCAATACTAATCCAGCGACCGGAAGTCAAACAAGAATGGCATTTATGGCATATGTTAATAATGGAACAAGCCCAACAGAAGTTGAATTCCAATATTATAGAAGTGTAAGTTCTCATTCAGATTCCCAACAAGGAGATCAGGTATTTGTATATAAATTGGTTAAAAATAGTGGATGGTCTGTTACAACAAGAGAAGCAAGTTCTAAAATTGCTGTGACTTCTCCTATTGCGAAAAGCTATTCAAGTGGAACAATAACACTCAGCCATGCTACATCTGGTGTGACAGCCGGAACATATGATTCTGTTACAGTGGATGCAAAAGGTCACGTTACAGCGGGAACAAACTATCAACAAGAAGAAATTAACTATGCAATAAATACTGGTGTAAAGAACATACTCAAAATAACAGAACGCTATAAGGAACATCAAGGCGTCACATTTACTGTGAACGCAGATGAGTCGGTTTCAATTTCAGGTGGAACTACCGGAACTAATTCATTTATAAGATTAACCGGAAGTCAACCTTCAACCGACTATACCGATCAGGTTCCGATCCCAAAAGGAAAATATAAGATTAGTTGTCCAAAGGCAGTATCAACCGATACATTTATTTTAGTAATAGGATATCGGGAATCATCCAGTGACACAAGGCATACATTACAGGCAAACTCTGGGAACGATTTTACAAATGAGTTTGAAATTACTACAGACACAGGACGATTTGATGTAACACTGCTATCTTATAGCACAGATACCTCATATACTGCCACGGTTTATCCAATGGTTAGGTCAGCAGAGATTACTGATAATACGTTTGAATCATACGCGCTTCCTAATCCCGAACTAACAGCGTCAGAAATAGAACTAGTTGATAATGGGGCGAAGAATAAATTTTCTGGAACATATACTTCGCAAACTCGGAGTGGGATTGCATTCACTGTAAATGCGGATGGAACGATTACAGCCAATCGAGTATCTTCTTCTAATTCTGCGGCGAACATGCCTTCAACGAGTTTTACCCTTAAAGCTGGAACATATGTATTCAGTTGTTCGCCCAATCCACAAAGAGATGTTACATACGATTCATATGTATACAACATAGATGCTTCTGCAACAATAGCAAGAGACAATCCAAACGACCCTCCAGGAAATGTTTTTACAATAACACAGGATACAACGGTTAGAGTAAATGTAAGAGTTGCAAGTGGTTATGCTGCATCAAATCTTATATTCTCGCCAATGATATGCTCTCTTGCAGAATGGAATGTATCTAAAAAATTTGTTCCTTATGTTTCGACAATTAGAGAATTATTTGAATCAATACAAGATAATGATAATATAATCTCAGGATATGTTTCGGATAATACGGGAACAACAAAAACAGTAATAACAAGCGGTGTAAATGCAACAAAAAGTGTTAAAGATGGTACAATAGCATATATAACATTTAAGGAAGATAATACAGCTACTTATACAGATATAACAACAACTGGTATTAGTTTGTCTGTAAATGGAACATCTGCTTTAATACCCGGTACCGGAAATGAATGTTATGATTATGATAATACATCAACAGTAAACCCTGCTGTCGGATCTATTGATACTATGTATATTGAATTAAATCCTCGTTATGGAATACAGGGTTGTACCAATTTATATATCTATAAAGATTTTGGAAATAATAATACTAAGTGGATATATTTATGTTCAACAGGTTTGGATTTATGGTCTTTTTATAATTTCACCGGAATTAGTGGGACACTACAAAACATATACATGAATACAAATAGTTCCGGTTATAGCGTTAATCTAAAAGGTGATACTGTTTTTCCTTTTGCATTAGCAACCTGTGACACTTCTGCATCAGCACAAAATAAAGTAGCATCGGTATCTCAGTCAGCATGGAGTAGAAAAGTTGGTTGTATTGTTGCTGTAAAATATGCTAATACTAATACTTATAATGCTAATAATTCTACCACAGGAACAGGTTCTATAACACTTAATGTTAATGGCACTGGTGATGCAAATATTTATTATGGCTCGACTGCTGATCCAACAGGAACGAATTCAGCAGCATTTGGTTATGCTAATAGATATGCTTACTATATGTGGGATGGTACATATTGGGTTTGGTTGAGCCAAAGTACAGATAACAACACGACATATTCAGCAATATCACAAGCCAACATAACAAATGGTTCTGGAACAAGTAGTGGACTTATTACAGGTCAGAGAGCTAAACAAGCAGTCGATAAATTTGCATTTGGAACGAATACACAAATAACTTCCGGTTCTAATTTTGATAGTTATACAACCGTTGGTGTTTATTATGTTGCTTCGGACACTGATGCATTAAATATAACTCACTGTCCTGTGGAATATCACGGAAGATTAGAAGTAATTACAACAAAAAGTGATTCAAACATAATGCAAATATACTATGCTAATATATCAAGTATAGACTGTCCTCAAATATTTGTTAGAGTTAGGGCAACAAATTGGGGTGGTTGGGTTGCACTAAATGGACAATCTGTTGGTATTCATCTGTCAACTGGAGATGACCTTGATAATATAGTAGATCCGGGTATTTACCAGTGTGGAACAGTTACAAAAGCAAAATCATTATTACATACACCATTTGCAGATGCTACAACACCGATAGGTCAAACTAATTATAACTCTGCCGCATTCAAATTTATTGTTGAAAACGTAAACTCGCCATCAACAATTAAACAAACCATAATACCGTTATATGGAAATTCAACACATTTTGAAAGAACAAGACTGAGTGGTGTTTGGAATACATGGTATGCATTTTCCGGTACTGCTGTGATATAATTTTTTAGGAGAGTGATTTTATGTATTATTTAGTAATTATTCAAAATAACAATACACAATCTATATTTTCATATCAAACTATTGATGAGGCACTATCTGTATTTCATACAGAGTTAGCATATCGTGGAGAAACAAGAAATTCTACTGTGTGTGTTATTCTGGAAGAAACAGGTGCTTTGATCAAAAGAGATTCTTGGCAAAGACCAACTAATGCACAAACATCCGAAGAATAATAAAAATGGAACCCTAATTTTAATTAGGGTTCCATAATATCAACATTCTCTAAACACATAAACAGGAATTCCATTTTTTGTTTTGTTGTCTACAAGCCACCATGTACTCTCGGATTCACCATCTGATTTTCCGTAACCGAAATACATATGATTATATTCATTTGTCTTTTTTACGGTTTCACAGAATAGTTTTTCTTTTGCAATGGATCTTGCTTTGTCAACAGAACAATAATCTTCCCTGATTGCACATAACATTCCTTTTTTGTCAGAGAACACCATAGCATTTACCTTTGATTTACTCATAGTTAAACCCTCCAAATATAATATAGTGGTAGATAATACCTACACATATATTATAACATATTTTATAGAAAATGTCAATATGAAAATTAGATTTTTTGAAAGGGGTTGCTTCACAATGGTAAAAGAATATCAATATGGAGATACAACTCAACTATCTGAGCATTTTAATGCAAAGGAATTTCAATGCAAATGTGGAAAACCACACAGCTTCTTTGTTTCGGAGGAACTTATTGCAAATCTTGAAATTCTAAGATCAACACTTGACTGCCGAAATATTCATGTTTCAAGTGGTTTCCGCTGTCCGGAACATGATGTTGCTGTTGGCGGTAAGGGAAATGGTAAACATACAAAAGGACTTGCTGCTGATGTTATTTGTTATGATAAAAATGGAAATCCTATTTCATCTAAACTTGTTAGCTGTAAAGCACAAGACATTGGATTTAAGGGAATTGCAAATATCACAAAATCATACACTTCTACTCATTTAGATATGCGTGAGGGCAAGAAGTGGTATGGTGATGAAACAAAAGGAACATCTTGGGCTTGCAATGATTTTTATGAATACTATGGTATTCCTAGGGATAATAGTGATGAGGATGATAATATGAGTGATACAACAAAACGTGGAATGGATATTTCTTATTGTCAAAAGAAAGTTACATGGAGTAAAGTTAAAGGAATTGATTTTGCTATCCTTCGTGCTGGATATGGAAGATATACAAATCAAAAGGACTCAATGTTTGAGAGTCATTATGCAGGAGCAAAATCCGTAAATATTCCGGTAGGTGCTTATTGGTACTCATATGCTACAACACCGGAAGATGCTAAAAAAGAAGCAGATGCTTGTATTGAAGTTATTAAAGGTAAACAATTCGAGTATCCGATATGGTATGATATCGAAGAACAAAAACAGCTTGAAACAGGTAAAAAGAATGTTTCTGCTATCGTTCGTGCATTCTTAGAAAAAGTACAGAAAGCCGGATATTGGGTAGGAGTATATTCAATGGTAAGTGCCTTGAACAATTATGTTGAAGACGATATCTTACAAAAATATTCTGTATGGGTAGCTCATGTCGGCGTTAAGAAACCTTCTTATTCAAAGCCTTATGGAATGTGGCAGTATTCATGGAAAGGTGTGGTTGATGGAATAACTGGTGACGTTGACATGGATTATGGATATGTTGACTACCCAACCATGATTAAGGAAAAGGGTCTTAATGGCTTTGGTACACCTACAGATGATACAGATGATAACAAATGTCCATACCCAGAACCTACAAAAGCAATTCGTGAAGGTGATACCGGAGACAGTGTTAAATGGTTACAATGGAATCTAATATATCTTGGATATTTCAATGATGAAATAAATGGAATTTTTGATATCTTTACTCTTGGATCACTTCTTGCATATCAATTAAAGAATAATCTTGCCGTAGACGGTGTATGTGGTTCTGCTACAAGAAGTTCAATTATAAGTCAAAGTAAATAATGATATAAAAAAGCAAGTGGTGTAAAAGCCACTTGCTTTTTCTTTTACTTATTCATCATCTTCATCAGTATCTTGACCAAATAGATTCAGAAAAGCATCGTATCCAATTCCGTCAATATCATCATAATCATCTTCTTCGTCACTACTCATAAGCTGTTCGTAAACATATTGAGCCTGAACATAAACAGCCATCTCAGAGGAAATATCAAGTTTTCCGTCCTGATACATTTTATTTACAAGTTCCATCCCTTTTTGGAAGTTTTCAACGTACACTTCAATTCTCTGAAATATTCCGGTTGAAAGAAAACATATAACCCATTGATTTTTATTTGTTTCCTTATCAACAACAGAAAAGCAGTCAACTTTATCTACTTCTAACAGACTGAGGGAAGATGATCCAGTTTCACTATACATCAATAACATATTATACAATTTCCTTTCTATTATAGATTTCTTTTACCTTAGACATGAAGTTTTCAATGTCAGTTTGTGCATTTTCAAAACTATTTACATCTAGTGTAAATGTCATATTTCTTTTAGCTTGTGGATAGATTGAATTATATCTATAATCTGGAATAGTTGCAATCATCTTTCTATCATTCACAAAGTATTCAAATTTTAATGACATATCCGAATTTCCGCTTGCATATTTTGAACAATCATTACAAGTCGGAAAGAAACCTTGTGATAAAAGGTAAAGTCTAAGATCTGGTAAACATCTGATTTCAATCATAGTTATAATCCTCCTCATGTTATAATAGAACTATTCTATAAACACAGTATAACATATAATTGCAAAAAAGTCAAGTAATATTAGATTGTTAAATAAAAAAATTTTCAAAAAACACTTGACAAATATCTAAAAATGTGTTATACTATATTTACAAGGTTAAGATGTGTGATCGGAACAGGAGGTACATTATGGATTCCACAAAGATGATTGAAACCATTAAGAAATTACTTAGAACTTCTATGGATAGTGGTGCTACTGAGAATGAAGCGAGACTGGCTTCCCTCAAAGCACAGAAACTTATGGCAAAATACAACATCGAGATCACTGATGTTGAAGAACAGGAAGAAGATATTTCCTATACTGTTATTGATACAGGAACAGGAAATAAGTGGAAGTATTCTTTGGCAATTATTGTTGCAAGAAACTTCTGCTGTAAGTTCTTTACTATCGGAACTGGTAAAATGGCATTCTATGGGTACAACCATAACACAGCGGTTGCAAAAGAAGTTTTTAATTTTCTGTATAATGTTGGTAACAGACTTGCAATGAGACATTATCAGAATCTCAGATATCGCAATGAGGAAACAAAAGGTGTTAAAAATTCTTTCCTTATTGGATATGTAAAAGGTATTGCAAGCGTTCTTGATCAGCAGTGCAGAGCCTTAATGCTTGTAACACCTAAGAAGGTTGAAGAAACCTATAAGGAAATGACTTCCGAAAATGACTTCCGAACAAAGAATACACGAACTGCATATAATGAAGGAAAGTCTTACGAAGAAGGATACAAAAGGGGCAGAGAAACTGCCGAGAGTAGATATATTGAATAAAGATAAATAATTGTAGGACAAAAAGAAAAGGAGATAACTAAAATGAAAACTTTCAAAAATAAGGCATCCAGAAACGGTTATATATTCGGTCAGATCTGTTCTGTTGTCGGTGTACTGATGATTCTGGTATCTCTTATAACAATGGAAACAGCAGAACAAACAATTAACATCAAAGGATTTATGACTGCCATGATCGGATTCCTTGTATACAAATACGGTGATTTTAGAACAGGAGGATTGAAATGAAAAAGTTCGGCTATTTCATCAAGTTCACAACACTTGATATTATCATTAGTGGAGTATGTGGATATATCACATACACGAAAACTCTTTCCGGATCTCTTTGGTGGCTTCTCGGTGGAGCTGCTTGTGGATATCTTGCACTAATATTTGCAATTGATATCCTTGTAGAGATCAACCTATTTCTCTGTGGAGAAATTGATAATGAATGGTTAGTTGTAAGAGAAGCTATCCCTGGTGTTGGAGAAATCCTTGCTGCAATGTTTGAAGGATTTGGAACTAGCACAAGACTTTCTGCAAATGAAAAACTCAAAGTAAAAGACCTTATGCAGACTATTGATGAGTATCATAACGGAAGTCACAACCGGATTGATCGTAAATAAATATAGTACATCTAGTGTTAAATTTTGTAACCCTTGTAACCGCCATACAAGGGTTACATTTTGTAACATAAAATATATTATATATTAACCACAAAAAAAACAGCATAAAACATAAGATAATATACATTAAACAATAAGTATAATAACACAATAATATAATAACTATATGTATATACATTCTTTTAGTAGATAATTGTTTGTTGATTATTTATTAAGATTTTGGCGTTCGTTATATGTTTTAACAATTACAAAAACCGATCATATATCAACATAATATTTGTGTAAAATAACTATTGACAACGATTTGCAAATATGTTATACTAAAAATGTAAAAGAGTAACGGCTTTACAACATAATTGAATAAATACTTGTCCGTGTTTTGTGGTTGTAAAGTCGCTACATGGAGGAATAAACACATCCAGAAGTCCGTTACCTTTTGGGTGTGTTTATTTTTTATGTGTTTGATTTTAATAAGTGTGAAACAAAACAAAACAATATAGGTAAAATATTCTGTTTTGGAGGGGATTCAAATTGGAACAGTCTTTTTTAAGTACAGTGGTTTCATTGAAGAAATCTGGAATGGGCAACGGTGATATCTATAAAGTGTTGCATAATAAATTTCCAGAACTCACATATGAGTGCATTCGATCCAGAGTTAGAAGATTAAATATTGATAATATACAGACAGAAAGCGTAAGAGTAGAAGATCAGGAATTAGAACCACAAACAACCTCAATGGAATATCGCAAAGATGGAACTATTGTCTTTGAAAAAGTTATTTGTTTAGCAAAGAATCAGGAACTAACACCTGAGAATATACTTATTGCACATGGTATGAATCCTGATAAATGGGAGATTATTTCATATAAGAATAACTTTTGGCAATCGCAGAAAAAAGGTGGAGAGATATTAAACCTTTACCAAAGCAAGATTACCGCCAAACCAAGAAAAGAGTATATAAGCCTAGAAGATATCAAAAAACATTTTGATACTTTTAGCAGAGAACATAAAGCACCAACACCTTTTGATAACTATGTATATCCAAAAGGAAACAGAGAACTGTTATATGAAATAAACATATGTGATCTTCATCTTGGAAGATTTTGTTATGACAACGAAACAGATGAACCACTAAGCACAGAGATCACAAAGAAAAGATACTTTGATGTTATTAAAGCTGAGTGTGAAAGAATCAAAAGTTTTGGGAATGATGTTTCTAAAATCCTGTTTGTTTGGTCAAATGATTTCTTTAATTCGGACGGTATATCAGGATGCACAACTGGTGGAACTCCACAAGATACTGATAAGAAATGGCAAGAATTATATAAAATAGGAATTGAAATGCTTGTTGATACTGTTGAGATGTTAGTTCAATATGCTCCTGTTATTACATTCTATATAGCTTCTAACCACAGCCGTCAGGTAGATTTTTTTGCGATTAACTATCTGTATGCTTGGTTTAGAAAATATAGTAATGTCGATGTGTGGACTAACTGTTCTCCAAGACAGTATGTTGTATTTGGTCAAAACTTATTAGGTTTTGCTCATGGGTATTATGAAAAGAAAGATCAACTTCCATTTTTAATGAGTAATGAGTGTTCTAAAGAATGGTCTAATACAAAGTATAGAGAATTCCACTTAGCACATATTCACTCCGAGAAAGTAGAAGAAAAAGGCGGTATTGTATTCCGTTGGCTACCAAGTGTGACAAGTGCTGATACATGGTCAAAAGAATGTGGATATGTAATGGCAACAAAAAGAAGTTATAGTTTTGTATATGATCATGATAAAGGACTTATTCAGATCAATTCAACTATTGTGGAGTGATTTATGTGAGCAGATCATATAGGAAGAATCCTATTCTAAAAGATAGATATGGTTCTAAAGCATTGCGTTTTTTCAAAAGACAATCAAATAAAAAGGTTCGTAAGGATGACAATATTGCACAACATGGAAAATTCAAAAAGATTTATAACTCATGGGAGATACATGATTATATTGGAAGATACTCAGAACAGGAATTTCAAGAATCATGGAAATCAGAAACTTCAAAACCAAAATACTTACAATGGATGCATAAACAATTTAAGACATATAAAGAAGCGCTTATATGGTGGAAGAAGAAATACAGATATAAATAAAGGAGTTGGTTAAATTGAAACTTAGAATCAATGAAGATACTGCTTGTATTCCTTCAAAAACATCTTATATGAATGAAGATGGATTTTATAATGGAATATATTATTTTGGAGATCCTAAACAGCCAAAGAGTTGGAGAGATTATGTAAAGAGTAAAAAGAAACAAACAGAAAAACTAACAATTGCAGAAACAGACGAACAGCTTTAAGGAGTTGTAATAATGATAATAGGTGGTATACAAAAACTAACACTTTTAGATTATCCTGAAAAAGTAGCGTGTACTGTTTTTACATATGGATGCAATTTAAGATGTCCTTTCTGTCATAATAAAGCATTAGTTACAGAATCCGCAACAAATGTTATTCAGGAACAGCAAATATATGATTTTCTAAAAACAAGAAAAGGAATACTTGATGCTGTATGTATCTCAGGTGGTGAGCCTTTTCTTAATTTAGATATAATTGATTTTGCTAAAAACATAAAAGAAATGGGATTCCTTGTAAAAGTAGATACGAATGGAACTTTTCCGGAACGATTAGAAGAACTATGTAATACCGGATATATAGATTATGTAGCAATGGATATAAAGAACAGTATTGATAAATATACCATGACTTGCGGAATAGATAAGATCGTTGTTGGAAAAGTTATGAAATCGGTTAGTTACCTAATGTCACAAGATAAAGTTGATTATGAGTTCAGAACAACTTGCACAGAGACATTTCATACTGAGGAAGATATAGATAAAATAGCTTCTTGGATCAAAGGATGTAATCACTATTATTTACAGAAATATCTTTATCGAGAATCCGTTATAGACAAAACTTGTTTAGAATGTAGTAATGAGAAGATGAAAGACTTCTTAGCTATTGCACAACGGCATATACCGAATACAAAACTAAGAGGAGTTGAATGAGAGATGAAACTATATATTCACGAAAAAGGAAAAGATAATCACTATTTTTATGTTATGGGATGGAAGACAGATAATAAGCAATCTGCACCATATAAGAGATGTAAATTCGATATCTATGATGAAGCAGTACAGTTCTTCAAAGACATATCTAAGGTATGTAAATATGTTGAAATGTTTGAGTATATTGGAGGAAAAAGAAAGTGGATCGCAGATACAGACGATACTTCCATTTTTGAAACCTGATATGTAAAATAAATACAAATCACATAAAGATTCTAAGTAGTTTCTTCAACTACAATATTAGCAAAGATTCTTTGTGTGATTTTTATTTTATTTTGGAGGTGGTCGAAATGATCTATGTTCCGGTTGATGTAAGGGAACCGATAGTAGGTAAACCATCTATTAGAATACAGAATGGACTAACTAATAACTTCCCAGAGATCGTTTTTGAACTTCACGATAAATGTAAATACTTTGATCTTGGTGATGATGTATCTTTAATGGCAGTTATAACAAATACATATGAAGAATCTGTTGTGTTTACTGGTGAACTAAGTATATTGAATCCACATAGAGGACAGATTCTATGCAAACTCAGCGCAAAAGACTTTACTAGAACAGGGTTAAACACTTTAACTATCTTATGTACTTCACAGAATTTTGACATTTCATTTCAAAAAACGGTATTTGTAGAATCCATAAGTGATTCTATATTAGATATTATGGAAAGGGGAAGCTAATTATGAAAGAGTTTTTTATTGCGTTAGGATCAACGGTTGTTCTTATCATTCTTTCTAGTGTTCTTGTGGCGGTTGGTAGATTTGCCCATGTTCAGTTTGAAAGACTTAAACAAGCAACCGATAATGAAACATTAAAGAACCTTATATCTAAATTAGATTATATTGTTCAATTATGTGTAGAAGCAACCAATCAAAAGTTTGTGAATGATAAAAAGAAAACAGGAGAGTTTACAAAAGAAGATATGGAAGAAGCATTTACACAAACTCTTAACAATATCACTAATATGCTAACAGATGAAGATAAGGAAATGATTATAAGCAATTTCGGTGATGTTAGCACCCTTATCTGTAATTCTATTGAATCTTATATTAAACAATCAAAAGACATTTAAGGAGTGTGACAATAATGGATAATGAAAAGATTGTAGAAAAAGTCGCAGAACATGATGTTCGTATAGGAGTTCTTGAAAGAGATCACGCCCAGCTAGAAACAGATGTTAAAAAACTATCAGACATGAATGTTTCTATACATGATATGCTTGGCGAAATGAAAGCTATGAGAATTGAAACAAACGGCAAAATTGATACATTGGATACTAAGTTTGAAAATTTAACAACTGATGTGAAACAAGTAAAAACAGGATTATCTGAGGTATCAAATAAAGTCACAGAACTTGAGACAGTTCCGGATAAAAAAGATGCAAAACTCTTTAATGATATAAAGTATAAAATACTGTGGATCATTATAGCTGGAGCAGTAGGTTTTCTTTTAGCACAAGCATTTCCACAAATATTCTAAGGAGAGGATTATATGGTTCGTCTATTAGAATATGAACAGTTGATACATGTTGATGCAAAAACAGAATTGAAAAAAGCTACAATTCAGTATGCTTTGTATAATGCTCAATATACAAGAAGATATGCAAAGTTTTATACTGGAAAATATTATATCACAGTTTCATTCAACCGTGATAATACAATTCAACTATCATCCAATTATCGTGTTGACATGAAGTTTAATAGAGACTTACAGCGATTGGAAGATCAAAAGTATACTCTTTATAAGACTACATACTTTATTTGGTATTGGATGAATAAACTAAGAAAACTATAAGAAAGGATCTAGTTGCTATGAATAAATTTATTACAAAGGTTTTCAAAGGCGCAGGAGTTAATGCAAAAGTGTCTAAAGATTCTAAAAATCCAAGATTTAAGGTAGTAGAGAATAAGCTAACACTTGAAGGCGTTGTGACTCCTACAAGATATAAGATGACAATCACAGATAATACTGGTGCTGAGATTGATGAACTTTCTGTTTCTATTAAGAATAGCAATGATGTTGTAAATAGAATCAATGAATCTATTCAAACACTTCAAATGCTTTCTAAGGCATATGACCACAAGAAACTTGTCGAGGAAGATGAAGAGTTTGATACTGTCACAGTAGATGATGAAGAAGAAATTATTGACGAAGAGCCAAAGGATATTGTTGATGGTCTTGCAGAAGTATATGAGGATGTTCTTGATATCGCTGAAAAAGTACAGTCTTTAACAGATCTTGTTGATGATAACGATGCAGAAACAATTAACAACATTATCGGAATAACAAGTTCTTTATATGATTGTGCCATTGATATTGATGATTTCAAAATGGAGTTAGAGCCAGAGGAAGAAGAGGATATGGACGAATCCTTAAACAGAAAAAAGACTTCTTCCGGATATGTTAAGAATGTTATCAGTAACCTTACAATGTCTGAATCACTGCTTAGAGGAAACAAAGAACTTAGAGATATCTATAATGCTATAAAGGATATTAAATCAGAGTTGATAGTTAGGGGATATTGATTATGATCTTCTTAAATCATGAGGAAGAACCTGTTGTTACAATAAACAAAGACATGGTTCTTGATTATAAACAAACAGGTGACGATTGTTTAGTTGGAATTAAAAGAGAACTTTCTAAGCAGCTCGTATACTATATCTTATATACAGACCTACAAGAAGTGAATGCTTCATTTGGAACAATTATTGAAAAATTGCTTGATAATAAGTATTTAGATGTTCGTGATCTGGATAAAGACATAGCGAAACTAGATAAGAACTGCAAGGCTTTATTAAAAAGCTGTGATGGTTTTGTTGAAGAATATGTTATCGAAAATGTAAAAATATGGGTTGATAGACTTCTCCTTTGTGTTTCAAAGTTGAAGTATATCCTTGATAAGTTCTGTACTGATAATTCGGAGGGAGTATTTAGAAATGAAGTTCGTCCAGTTTTCTAATATGCCTGTAAAGGTAAGAATCAAATGGGTTCAGGATAAACTAATTAAGTTCGGTTATTTGTCTGAAGGGGAGAGTGTTCCATTTAAAAGAGATAAAAAATATATCAAAGCTCTTATGAGATTTCAAGATAATCATGGAATGACCCCTAATGCAGATATAACCGAACCTCTTTTTGATAAATTAAACTATAATTAAATCAAAGGAGGATAATTTAAGTGAGATTCAATAAAAGGTTTAATAAGTTTTATGATAAAAAACTTAAAGAAGCAGATGATGCTGAAATTGAAAATGATGAGATAGAAGAAATTGAAGATGTGATTGAGGAACTTGATATTGAAGCGGTACTTGAAGAAATAGCAGATAAACTAGGATTTGATTATACAAGTTCTAATGGATCTGGATCATATTCTATTTCAGATAATGTTGAAGTTCGTGTTAGATTTACACCAAAGAAGATTTCAAGAATTCAAACTGTTATTCTTAAAAATCCGGCAAGATTTGATTGTACTAAAAATACAACAACAGTTGATAATTTATCAGTAGAACTACAAACAAGTGTTCTTATTATAAAAGAAATAAAACAAAAACTTATGTAATGGGGTGTTATGATGAAACTTGTGTTTGAAGATTTTGAAAGCACAACTTCTATTGGAACAGAAGATAATCCTCTTTCAGTTTTTGAACAAGGGGATTTTGTGCAATACGGTGATTATGTCGATATAGCATCTGCTATGGAACCAATTGCAGATGCATCAAGTGTATACGAAGATTTAGAAGCTATTGGATTTGTACTTATGTTAGCATCTAACGATATTCATACAATTCATATCAATGCCCACGGTAAGGATTTTACAAGACTTCACCTTGAAACAGATGAATTGTATAAACAGTTAAATGAGTACAGCGATACTTGCTTAGAGATGTGTTGTGAGGATGGACACTTTATTCACAATCTCAACAATGCAAAAGATTGCTTAACTCAGTGGAGTATTGAAGTTCCTGACTGTGAAGGTTTTACTCTTATAGACGGGATTCGTGTTACAACGGAAATTCTTAATAATGTTATTGTTGCTATTTCAGAGGTATATAATGATTGCACAACAGATGTTCAGTCTACATTAGATGAGTGGTTACGCTATCTAAATTCTAAGATGAACTATTTCCTCGGAAGAATTTTACAGGAAAGCAAAAAGCGTACAAATGAAAGTATGATGAACAGAAACACAAGACATGATAAAAAGAAATGTGTTTGTGAACATCTTGATTATCTGAAATTAGGTCAGCCTTATAAGATGTTCTGTCAGGTGGAAGACCATATTGATGATTATAATTGTGATACTGTTTCACTTAAACCGGGTGATTTCATTATAAGAGATTTCCAATTTGGTCACTTGCCAAACGGAGGAAATAAAGGTTATATACCATATGAAGTAATTGATATTGAATATGATAGAGATGATGATAACGGCGGTTATTGGGATGCAAGAAAAAGACTTCACCTTTATGACGGAGAAGAAGATTTCTACATTGAGTGCTATAATGAAAGATTCAATGGTATGTTCCATAAACTGAAAAAGAGTTCTGTTAAGGAGTGATCTACTATGAAAATAATGGGAGAAGAATTTTTTGATAAGGATGATTTTTCTTCCTTAGTACGAGACATTTATGATATGTTAAACGAAATAGAAAAAAGATCCCGTAAATATGAAAAATCCATTCGAACTGAAATTCGACTTGGTTTTGATCCAGACCCACAGGACGATGATCTAAAGAAACTAGACTTTATTCATAACAACCTACTCGGTATTATAGAAGAGCTTGATGAAAGGGAGTAATTTATTATGACTGAGTATGTAGCAGAAACAAGGATTTTTCTAAAAGAATATACAGACGAAAGAGTAGATTATTATTGTGAAAAAGGTTATGTACCTACTGAGGAAGAAGTTATTGTTGACATTTATGAAGATCTAACTCCTATGTCTTATGACGAAGCACAATTATATAATCGTTCTGGAGTAGAAATTCTAAGTGTTGACGATTTAGCAAAGAACATTCAAAATCTAGTTTCTTTCAATCTAGATGAAATTGATGAAAGCCTCAAACTTAAAATTCGTGAAGAGGTGGAATATACAGATACTATAGACGCTATCTATGATATCCTAAAAAGAAAATATAGAAACGATGATAGATTTGTAGAAATTAAAGTAGTAAATAAACCAAGAAGAGCGGTTCATGTTGAAACAGAAAAAGAAATCGAAGACGGAGAAACCTTTAATATGGACAGATATATCTATGTAGATGATTCTGATAGAATCACTATGGTTTCAAAAGATGATAAAACAAGAAAATTCGTAGATGTCGAAGCCGTTTCAGATTTCTTTGACGAATATCTAAATTCATAAGGTCGTGACTAAATTGATATGTAAACATTGTGGGTGCGAAACATCTACTGTAATTTGTCATAATTGTGGAATCAATGTTGTTTGGTATAATAAATACGGTCAGTTAAACGATGATATTGAATCTGGGGAACTTGATCTTCTTTCGTATCTCAACAAAGATTCCACAGAAAAACCTAAAATAGAGGAAGTTGTAAAAGAAGTATTTAATCCAGATGGTTCTGGAGATTAAGAAAGGGTGTAAAACTATTATGGATACATACGAGATTATCTACGATTATTGTGATGAAGACGGTTACGAGGAAACAGATTGTTCTGAAGAGTTTACTGGCACTTGGTCTGAGTTACAGGATTATATTAAAAAAATGAGAAGAAATGGTTGTTACAACATTGATGCTAATTCTATTACGCAAGGTTTCGAAGAAAATGACTATTATGAGTCTGTTAGAAAACCTATGAAACTTAGAATAACGGAATCCGAAGAGTCCCTATGTGATAAAGTAATGGAAGTAAATGATAATGCTGGTTTCTGGACTAGAGAAGATGAGTTCGTCGAAGATATGGAAAATGCTGGACTAGAAGTCACTGAATTCAATTATGAATATGCAACTATTGAAGATGATGACGAATGGTGTCAAGTAGATTTCATTAGAGCTAACGATACATTTACTATCGGAAATATTCGTAGGTGTGAAGAAAAGACTTGGGAAGAAAGTTATAGTATTAAGGAAGCATTTAGCAGTGATGATGATTTAGAAGATCTTATACAGTCCTTTGAACAGGAGTACGATAGTTCTGTAACATCTATCAACTCTGCAAAACTTCCAACTATTTTTGGACTTGTTCAAAAACTCGGAGGGTTTAAGGAAGGAACTATGAATTTGGATTTTGGTGGAGGTCGTTTTGATAATGTTGCACAATATCTAAAAGATTATGATGTCCTAAACTTAGTATACGATCCTTTCAACAGAACAAAAGAACATAACAAAGATGTATTAGATTTTGTAAAGAAAAACGGCGGCGCTGATACTGTTACATGCTCAAATGTTCTTAATGTCATTAAAGAGCCCGAAAATAGACTTGCTGTGATTAGGAACTGTGATAGACTTGTAAAATCTGGTGGAACTGTTTATTTTACAGTATATGAAGGTTCTGGTTCCGGAGAGGGTAAGGCAGACGATAAGAGAAAGTCTTATCAAACAAATATGAAAACGGCAGATTATCAGTCTGAGTTAGAACAAGTATTTTCCGATGTTAAGAGAAAAGGAAAATTATTTATTTGTAAATAATAAATATTTATTAAAACAAAAATATTTATAAATACTATTGACAAATCTATATAATTGTGTTATACTATATTTAGTGTAACACAATTATATAGGGGTAGAAAGGAAGAAAATATTATGATTAGACTAATTAGAGAAAATGAAGATAAGTGGTTTCAGGATACTTTAACAGTTGTTCTTGATTATTTTAATAAAAAGCAATGGGATACTAATATTCCAGAAGTCATGAATTATGCAGAAGCCGTTGCAGAACAACTCAATAGAGACCCTGATTGGATTGACGGTAATTATACTATAAGAGATTGGTATAGAGATACATATAGAAATTATCCAGAAGAGATTGAATGGTTAGATTCTACGACTTACTGATATTAAAATAAAAGAGGTGTTATTATGATTAAAATTATCAAAGAATCCTATTCCTATGATAACCAAAGAATAATGGATATACTGGATAAAATTGAATTTACTAACGATGATAGGAAAATCAATAAAGCATATGATTTTGTAAATCATGCTTGCAGTAATATTGATGATTGTATAGAAAGTGGTTTTTATGATTTATCCGAAGCTGATTGGGCATACGGTACAGATTATATTATTGAAGAACTTACTGATATTTTGAATGAATCTACTAGCAGATCTGTCTATACTAAAAGATCAAAAGGTAGAAGAGTTGTGGAATCTACAAATGGTAATAGAATGGTAATCACAGTTTCTAGTGGAATTAGTGCAGATGGTTTCAGTATTACTGTCACAGATAGACAAGATAACGTAGTATTCAAAGATTCTTATAGCTATGGTTACAATGCCAGCCACGATAGAAAGTATGCAGAGTTTGCTCATAATGATGTTGTTAATGCCAAAAAGTATGGTTGGAAAGGTAGTTATACAGAACAACCTTATGTAACAGATATTATAAATGATCTTCTCACAAAGTACAATATAGATAAGGAAGATATAGAGGTTACATCCGGAAGAAATACTTTTAGAGGGCAGAATGTAGATTCTAAAGATGTAGATAGATTTGTTGATAAATATATCTCTCAACTTTGATGTATTGGAAAGAAGTGATCAAGTATGAAACTTATATTTGAAGGTAAAAATAAATACCGTGTATGGTATAGACCTTATTCATATCCAGATGAAGAAGATTTTATTGATGTTACAGCAAATACAGAACAAGAAGCCGTAGAATTTGCAAGAACATTAGGGTATGAAACAGAAGTGGAATTAAAAGAAGAATCTATTACAGAGGGTGTCGAAAACAAAGATATAATGGATCTTCTTACTTCTGAAAGAGTAGATCTTATGATCAAAGCATGGCAAAATTTAACAGGTTCCCTTAGCATGGAAAAGTGTTTACAGTATTTTGAAAAACTTGGTTACGATTGTTCTGGGTATACTAATGAAGAATTTAATCGTGTTTGGGATTTAGCTTGTGATGAATTTGATAATAGATATGGTGTCGAAGAAGAGGAAGAGGATTCCGTTGATGGAATCGAAACCAAAGAAGATGCTTATCGTTGGTTACAAGATAAATTAGAAGAGTATGGAAATACATATCATTTTCCAAATGAGGACAGATATAAGTTAGACAGACTTATTGATAAGTTTGGTTCTACTTATTTCTGGAGAAGATAATAATAGAAAGGAGCTGTATTGAACAATGATTAAACTTAAAGATTTTTGTAATTCTGTCAACCTCAATACAACTTTAAATGTTTATATTAAAGGTGAGGATGAACCTACATATCAGTATATCACTGCCTATGAACTTAAACAGGAAGTTCCAAAACTTGCCAGAGAAATTGGTCTTCGTTATATTTGTATGATTGACTGTTTGGATAAAGATGTTGATATGTCTATTGAACTTTGTACGGGTTGAGGTGTTTTAGTATGATTAAACTTATAATGGAAAATTTAAGTGACAAAGATCTTCTAGACCAATTAAATTCATTAACTAGGTATGAGGGGTCAGGAAAATTCCTTACAAGGAAATAAAGGTATGGGAAAAGATATTGAACCAATTTGATGTTGGAACCGTTATTGCTATGGACACACACGGGGGTTATGAATGTTTTTATAAGGTTTCTGATGAGTACGATGGATGGAAACACGCCTGTCTGCACCCACCACATATTTCGGTTGTTACAACTTTTGATGTAGCGAGGAATTTGGGCGGCAGCGCATGGGTGACAGATAATAAGAATTTTTATTTGGACAGTTTGGAGAAGTTTGAAAAGATAGCGGACTTATATTATCACAGGGATTCAAATGCTGGATCAGGCTATAATTTTTTTTTGGACCCTCTGATAAAAGAAATTTTGGTCAAAAGAAAGGTTTTTATGGATTTTAATAGCCTGGGTTGAATTTACCTACAGAATTATAGAGAAAGGAATTTTAATTACTATGAAACTTATTTTTGAAAAAAGACTAACCCCGGAGGAGGTTTATTCCCTTTCTAAGGGTCAGTGTTATGATTTTGAAGAATATGTAGAAGATAATTTAATGAGTTTTTATGACTATGAAATCCCAGAAGATTTTCATCTTTGTTCTTTTTCTGAATATAAAAAGATAAGTGATAAACTTGAAAGATTTTTGAAAAGTAAGAAAATTGATTTAAGTTACGATAGTATGAATCTTCCTTATTTCGGGATTAAAATTGGTGGAAATTCGGGTGGTATTGCCAGTGATTTTCTTAGAGGGATAATTAAGATTTCATGGAAACAAATTAACTTAGGTGAATTAGATAATATTCAAATAAATAAAGTATATACAAGAGATAAGTATGGTTTTTGTGTTCCAGCAACACCTAGAGAAATTAAAATTGTAAACTCTTTTCAAGATGTTGGAATTGGTTCTCGGGCATCTGTAATAGAAACGAAAACAAAATTGTATGTAGATGATGACAATAATATCCTTGTTTCTACTTCTTCCTTTACATGGGATTAAAAAAATATTGAAGGTGATAACTATGATTAAACTTAAAGATTTTATTGATATGTGTTCTATATCGTTTCTTTTATATGTCTATGATACAGATGACCAATTAGAAGATAGTGTTTGGAACGGATATTCTGTCAACCTTTTAAAGGATCTTGATAACAGAGATTTATTGGACTGTTATATTACAGAGTGGGGAATGACTGACGAAGGTACTAATGAATTTATTATCTGGGTTAATGTTGAAAGATAAAAAAGAGGTGTTTTAGTATGATTAAACTTAAAGAGTTTTTAGATACTTGTGATTTTGTTCCTTATTTAACTATTTACACTCTAGAAGAGGAAGGTCCTGTTTTTGAAGGGGATGCAAAATTACTTTATAAGCGTCCGGCATACAAACAGCTTTTGACATCCTCTATTGAAAATTGGGGAAACTCTACCGACATTAGAGATCGCATGGCTTTTTGGGTTACACTTGATGTTATCGATTTTATTCCTTTTGATGAAAGTTACAAATCAAAGGAGAAATTAGCGATTAAAGAGTCCGATGATAAAATCACGGCAAAGAATTTTCAAGAGCTTATTGATAAGCTAGAAGATCATGGGTACTCCTGTGGACATTATTATGATGTTGATTGTCCAGATGATAATTGGCTTTATATCACTAAAAATGGGGATCCCTACGAAGCAGAGTTTTACAGATACAGTGATGGAGAGTATGAACTTTATTTAAGAAATATTCATCCCACAAAGGAAAGAACAGAAGGATGTCACGGAAAGAAAACGAAAAAGAAGTCTAAAAGAATAAAGGAAGATTCTTATGATGATATTCTTCAACCCAAAACATTTTATATAAGAGATGTATGGGATGATGATTTATACGATATTAACGATTATGCTGAAACACTAGGTTTTTCTATGGATCAATTTGAATATGATGGAAAAGATCTTAAAATAACTTACGATGCCTATGACAGATTAGGTTATGAAAAATGTGCTAAACTGTATAACTGGTATATAGAAAATATTTATCCGGAACACGAGGAGTATTGATATGCTAAAACACGTTATGAAAAGCTGGTATGCTCATAACTCTAATTACAAAGAATGGGAAGATAAGGTCCTTAAATATATGAACAAGGAAGAATTTGAGGACCTTATATTCTTCCTCAAAGATTTGTATAATAGAGAAATTGGAATAGATAGTTATGTATTAAAGTTTGATTCTTTAACAAATAAGATCTCCTTTATATCTACTCCGGATTGGGATACTGAGAATGAACCTACTGTTGGTGATTCTATTTGTGCTTGGGTAGATGATAATGGAGAATTTCAGGCAAAGAAAATTAAAGGAAAGAATCAAATTTATCATAACAAGTGGCAATTCGTTCAACCTAACTATTCTGGCTTCGATGTAGAAGCCGCCAAAGAAAGAACAGATCTTTGGAATTCAATTTCAGACATTAACAAACATAAATCCAGAATAGGATATAGAAGTTATTGGAATCAATTATTAAATGATAATGGAATTCCACTATGAAGGGTGATTTTATGAAACTACGAATTAAAGAATGGACAAAGGTAACATACTCAAAATCTAAGAAACACACCGAAAAAATATTGCTCGGAAGTGGTAAATTATGTATTAGACCACTATGATATTCCAACAGCTATTTATTATGATAAAGTCTCTTGGGAAAATATGCTGGGAATTATGGCATTTCTATACCAAATATAACTGATGAAGATCTAAGAAATACTATTGTAAGAGATGTAAAAATTTATTTCAGACAAAGGGATATTATAGTAAGAATTTATAGTTCTGGTACCACGGTTAGAATATATGTAAAACCTTATGACACTGGTAAAAACATAAGTGATGATATTTGAGATTGATAGTAGGAAGAATGTTAAATATCTAAAATTATTCAAAACCACTTGACATTTCTCTTAATATGTGTTATACTATATTTACAAAAGTATATTTGAAAATATGAACATATATCTGGGAGGAAATAATTATGTTGAAATATGGTATCTACACTATTGAATACTGGACACGGTTACCGTTAAAAGATCCAATGACTATTGCAAAGTGGATAGATATTGACGTTAAACCTGATTTTGAATCTGACAACTTGGAAGATGTGTAATATCGGAGGTGATTATATGAAACTCAGAATTCCAGAAAGTTCGGATTGGAATACAAACACAAAGAATGAAAAAATAAATTTCATCAGAACTATAATGAAAGAGGATAATGATTATGTTGGTGACCCTTGTGTTGGTATTTTTTGGTATGATTCAAATAAAAAAGAATTATTTGGGGTTCGTTCGAATATCGCAGAAGATACGCAGTATCATCTATCCCCTATGACACACCAAGAGATTAGAACAACAAAATTTTTGCACTATTCTGTATGGCAAAAAGAATGCAATAAAAAAGTTGATCAAAGATTTCAAACAATGGACTATACCAAGTATCCAAGGGGTAGGGTTTTTCAAGTTAAGAATAAGGGATTTGAAGTCTATGTTGGAACATGGATTAACGATTATCCGGAGTGTAAATCCTTAGTTATTGAAGAATTTGATTTACCAGATAATACTGAATTTATTATTGATTCCCATTGGGATCTTGGTCATGGTTGGTCAGACAAAGACTTTTAATCATATTTGGTGATATTTTATGATATTAAAAGAAAGTCCTGTATATCCATATGAAGGATATTTTTGGATAATAAATAATGAAGTTATAGGTATAACCTCAGAAGTACCACACTATAATTACGACTATTCCCTGAACGGTAAAACACATCAAAATACATGGAGTAAGTTTAGTAAAGATTATTTGGTTGGTGGTAAAGAAGTTGCTTGGGATTACTTTCCTCGCGGCAGAATTATGATTGATCCAAATTATGACTTGAATGGTAAGTTTGAAGATTATTCCTGTATAGTGTTTTTGGATAAGTGCATAAATAATGTCCAATGCAAACAATTGATTACAGATTATTATAATTTGGACTTGCTAACGATTCCACATATTATGTGGACTATGCTTGGAGAACGGGCAGGAATAGATCATTATACTTGTCATAATTGTAAAAATGGAGGATTTTGATATGAGTGATGAAGTAATCAGATTTTTGCTTAATAATTATTTTTCGGATAAGTTTGCAGAAACAGATGATGTTTATATTAGGGTATTTGAGATGTGCTCTAATTGTGGTAATTTATGGTCATTAAGTATTTACAATAATGGTGATTGGCTTATTACCAATGAGTTTTCACAACCATGTTGGCAAAATGGTTATAATGTAATACATCAAGACAACAAATTCAAGATAGAAAATGTACCTTGGTTTAGTAAAGAAATTCCGGAAAAAGTATCTACTATTAAAGATGTTGAAATTCTAATAAAATTTGTAGAGTCCTATAAACACAATTAAGGAGTTGGTTTATTTATGAAACTGATTATCAAAGAAGAAAAATATGATCTTTCTTGGAAAGAACATGATGTAAAAATGAGAGTTGATGGAGAAATGGGAACATATCCGTCATATGCAAAAAGAGTTGGAAATTTAGTAGTAAACATTGACCCGGAGGTATTCAATAATGGAGAATTTGGATATACTGTTTACTATACTCCGCATATCGGTAAAGCAGGATTTAAGAAATCTGAATCTGGTTTTATGAATAGTTCTGAAGCTATTGATTATGCGGATACATATATTTTTGGTGCTGATGATTTTTATGAATCAACATACTATAAAGGTGGAAAAGAATCTATTAAAACAGAGGGTTTTGGAATTGAGGATGCTCCGGGACTTTATAAACGTATATATAAAATAATTAGTGATAATCATATAAATGCTGATATTGTAGATACAGATGATAGTGATGATTATGGTTTTGTTGAACTTGATGTTGACGGCGACTGGAAGCATGATCACCTTAGATTAAAGTATCTGCTTAATCAGGCATTTAATACTGTTATCTGGAGAGAAAAAGAAAACTTCCCTAGTGATGAAGATTGTTTTAGAGCAATATATATGGTATATCTAGCTGATCCTAAAGACGATTCTTATACAGAATCCGTAAGAAAAAGAATCAGATCTAAAAGGAAATCTTAAGAATAATATTAAATAACTTATTTTTGAATGTAAGGGAATGAATTATTATGATTAAACTATTTATGGAAAACGATTATTCAGAAACAGATGAATTTACTCTTATTAAAGAGATGAATCACTGGATCAACTACCTAAAGAAATTCTTTGTTGATGATAAGAAAGCTCAAAAAGTTATTGCTGATTATTTCTACTACGATGATGGCGCTCATCAAGAAGACTTCAAAGAGCTTCAATCAACTGTAAAAACTCTCAGAAAATTGTGGAAGAAGTTAGATGCTATTACAGAGGATGCGGAAGAAAAAGAATATAAAGAGAAGAATAAAAAAGAATCCTACAAAAGACTTCATGAACAGGATGTAGAGATAGAAGTAAAACACGAAGGCATTCTTGAGGTTCCGGAAGGAAAGAATGTAGATGATCTTCCTATGTCTCATTTCGAGAAACTTGTAAAGAAAAATGGTCTTTCTAAAATTACAAAAGCTCTGAATAATTTACAAGTTTGGAATAAGAATGATAATAAAAAACTTTCTAAATGGGCAGGAGATATGATTGATAAACTTACTAAAAAATATGGTAAGAATGAATCAATTTCCGTAAAGAGATTCAATGAGGGTTGGCATAATGGAGATGCAATTATAACATTTACACATAACGATGATCTTGAAGCCGATCTTGAAGAATTCCTATTTGATATCTTCAAAGATAATCCAGACGTATTTGATTTCGATTGGTCTGGAAGTAATACAAACTTATATCTGGCTTGTAATAAAGATGATTATGACTACATTAAATGGTTTATAGAGGATTGGAAAGATAAGCACAAAGATGAATATGATGAATCCTTGAAAGAAGATACATATAAATCATATTGGAAATATGATGTTGAAAGCCCTGTACTTAATAGAAATGAAGATAGTGACACATATCTTACAAAATACGACATAAAGAAGGTTAAACTAATTCCTTGTAAAACCCCAGAAGAATGTTACGAGGATGAAAGATATTGGGCTGTTTGTAATTACGACTATCCACACGATGAATTTTATGGAACAAAACAAGAAGCATATGATATGTTATTAACATCATGGAACAACTCAACATATGAAAGAATTCATGATATTTAAGAATGGGTGGTGTATTAGATGAAACTATTTATTGAAGAATATCCAAAACAGACAATACACAAAACAGATGAGTCCTTGAAAGAAGACTATATCAATATAGATGGAGTTTATTATGATGATTATGAAATCTATAGAGAATACCATGATCTTATTAGATCAGACATAGTGAGCAAATTGCATGGAATATATTATGATGTCGGTGGAAACGAAGATGAATTTGTTATCGAAGCATTAGATAATGGTTTCTCTAAATTAGACATAGCGGCATTTCTTATGTATGCTGTAGAGGATAGTCTTTCTTTAAGAGAAATTAAAGCATTGTTTAAGTCATTAAATGTAAATTTAAAAGAATCCGGAATGTATGATTATTATGATACACCAAATAGTGCTTTTGATATGCATAATGATATGCCTACACCGGAAGATGAATGGTGGGCTTCAATTCCATCTGAATTAAGAGCAGTTGTTCATGAGATGGAAGAACAAGGTTGGGAAGGTGTTGGATTTACGACAACTGGTGTTGATTATTGTATTTCCACCGAGGATAAAAATAGACCTGAACTATCATATGAAATGTGTATAAGCATTCATGACGGGGATGATTCAGTATATCTTTCTAAATATGTTGATATCTTTGATTGGGATAAGGAAAAAGAAGTTTCCAGTATTCCAAATACATCCGGAGTAACTATTCAGAACT